GTAAACCAAGTACCTTTACTCCGTCAAGCCACACACATCCTTTATCTGATATTAGTGATCTACAAGCTTCTTGGGATGCTTTGTTAAAGGTTGCACCCTCAGCTTATGTGACTCGTTGGCCATCTTGGAGTGAAGTTACAAGTAAACCATCATTTGCTACCGTAGCTACATCCGGAAGTTATAATGATTTAAGTAACAAGCCTTCTATACCAAGTGCTGAGACAGCTGCTACTATTATGTCAAAAATTAATTCTCAATCCGAGATTACTTTTACGAAGCATGTAGTATGTTCAGCTGGAGCAGGGTTACAATCTACATCAGATATAAGATTCAAATCTAATTTTAATTCTTTACCAGATGATACTTTAAATAAAGTCCTCAATGCTCCAGAATTTACATATAACTGGAAAGATGAAACAACTACCTCTATAGGTACCTCAGCACAATATTGGGAAGATAAAATCCCAGAATTAGTACATGAGATGGAGGATGGAACAAAAACTTTCTCATATGAAAGATATACAGTAGTATTACAAAAAGCTTTAAAAGAAGAACATAGATTGAGAGAAGAGGAAAAGAAGAGATTTAAAGAAGAGATTGATTCTTTAAATACTAGATTAAATGATTTAACCTCATTAATACAGAAATTGATATGAGTCAAGAATTTCTAACGCGTTCACAAGCTGCTAGTAAATTAGGAACTTCTATAACGGGGGGGGGAATCTGAATTTATAACTAAGACTGAAGCAATAAATCTAGGTGCAAAATCTAATCTACTTTCTAGTTATAGTAGTAAAGAATTTAAATTAAAATATCACATGTGTGAGCTACAGATAGAAAATACGTTTAAATGAATCATATACTAACTATCTTTGTGCTATGAAAACAATCGGAGCGCAAAGATAGTTTTTTTATGTCTAATTTAAACTTATTTAATCTATGGCAAATTTTACCGAAATGGGCAGTGGAATGCCTAATATTTTTAATTTTATTCCAGAGGCCGGAAGGTCTGGTAGTGGAATAAATGATTTAGCTGGTCTTTTAGCTTTATCTAAAGACGGAAATAATAATGATGGTTGGGGAGGTCAATGGGCTGTTTGGCTTATTTTTATCCTAGCTTTCTGTAATGGTGGTTTTTATGGCTTTGGGCGTAATGGATTCGGTGCTGGTTTTGGAACTCCGGAAGTACAGTCAGCATTATCTAATGAATACTTACTAACTGCTATTAATTCTGCATCTAGAGATAATGTAAACTTCGTACAGAATTTAGCTAATCAGTTGAATTGTGATACTAACGCAATACAGAATGCTATTAATCAAGTTAGTCAGACTGTAGGTCTTGGTCAAAAAGATATAATCAATCAGATTTGTGCATCTAATAGTGCTATTTTAAGTACTATTCAATCTACTGGATGTTCTATTGAACAAGCTATTAATCAATGCTGCTGCTCTACTCAGAGATCAATAGATGCTGTTAATTTAAATTTAACTAGTTTAGGTTATCAGGAACAATTACGTTGTCAGGAACAAACTTGTAATATAAACAATAACATGAATCAAGGTTTCGCTAATGTAGGATCTAAAATAGATGCTCAGACTATAGCTATTAACCAAGGATTCCAGTCTATTAAAGATATGATGTGTGATTACAAGATTGAAGCTCTCCAGACTAGAAATGCTGAATTAAATAACAGTGTTCAGACCTTACAGCAATATAATGCTTTACAGGCTTTAATTAATCCTATTACCGCTAAATTGGACTATCTCGAATGTATAATTCCTCCGAGACCAGTTCCTGCTTATCAAGCTTATCCTTATGGATACAATAACGGATGTGGCTGTAATAACGGATGTGGATTTAACAATGGTTGCGGATGTTCAGCTTCAACAACTGTAACTCCTGCTTAATTTAAATATTAACATCGTAAGGGAGAGAAATCTCCCTTATTTAATACAATACTGTTATGAGTGTAATAAATAATAAAGGATTCGTTAATGAAGGAGTTACTTATCTCCAAGTAGTAGAAAGATTCCCATCTTTGATATGTAGAGAAGGATTTTCTAGTACAATTACTATCGGAGATCCTGTTATAACTAGAGTAGGTACTTCTAATGTGTTTCTATTAAATTATTCGCTAGTGCACACGATAACTTATAGACCTGTTTCTTGTTCAGTTCTTAAAACTACTGTGAAGAAGTATACTATAACTATTCCTCTAGAATTAACTACTCCTCCTCCTATAGGTACTCTTCCTACTATAACTACCACAACTACTTTAAATGATGCTGAAACGTTTACTAATACTTGTGGTGGATGTCCAGATGGAGCATTTAATAAATTTTCAAGAAATGTAGCATTAGAGTTTGCTGTGGCAGCTACTCCTAGTGCGTAATGTTTAATATTTAAATAAAATAATATCTTATGAATTTCGGAGAATTAAAACCAGGTGATGTTTTATATTTAATTGATTATAATCAATTTAAAAAGGATTTAACTTATATAAAAGGATTAGTTCAAACAGTTATTGTTAATGAACCTCCTAAGGAGAATTTAAATAATGTATACCAAACTCTTATGCAGAAGACCGGAATTAATCAACCGGTTCAAAGTTTAACTATTACCGCATTATTTAATGGTGTTCAATTCCCATTTACTGTAACTAGGGATATGTCTATAGCTAGAGCTGATACACGTACTGTATGTATCACCAAAGAGGATGTATTACAGGAAATCAGAGTAAGGAAAACTGACGCTACTAATCAACTTAAATCTTTAGATAGATATAATAAAATAGTAGAAGAATGTGAAAAAGTAGAACAAGAATTATTAGGGGATAATCCTTCACTTGGACGAATTTCTTCTGATGATAATAGGATATTAGCTTTAGAAAAGAAAATTGAAGAACTTACTAAAATTATAAGCAATGGAATCAATCGAAGAAATGAAGAAATTACTACGGGAGATGTCGGAGATGGGAAGTAAAAAGAAATCCCATAAGAAACATTATCCATACGAAGCTAAAAAATCTAAGAAATATAGAGGATTTAGAGAAGATGATGAGAATGAGGGAAGTGATGAGGAATATGTAGGAACTAATAAGAAGTTTAAGAAAGATGATGAAGAATATAAATATAAACATAAAAGATCTAGATTATTCGAAGATGATGAAGATGACGATTCTGAATTATTCGAAGATTTAGAGGATAAATTTATTGATGCGATGGAATCTTTAAAAGAAGAATGTCCTGAAATGTATCGTATAATTAAATTTAAACTTTATGAAATGATTAATGGTCCTCATTTCACAAAAGATTTATGTGAAGAAGCTCTTGAATGTATTATGGAAGATTATAAAGTAAAAGAAGCTGAATTTCAATATGATGAGGCAAAACAAGTTGCTAAGAAGTTCGGAGTTGAATTTGAGGATTTTAATGAATATGATTGGCATTATGCCTTAAATATCTGTTATCATTTATTTAAAGATATATGTAAAGATGATATTCAAATGTGCGCCAAACTTACATATTTGTGGTTGTGTGATAAAGCTATTCCGGAAGGGAAAGCATTCTATCATTATATGAAGCATTTAAAACATAAACATAAGGAAGATAGAGATTAACTATCAAAAATGAAAGAAGAGAAGAGATTCTCTTCTTTTTTTTATTATATACTAATTATTGGATTCTTTGCCTAGAATTATTATTTTTGTAAAATATAATAAAGTACTTTTATGGGAGAACTTATTAAAGTAGAAAAGATTCTAGGAAAGCCATATTTAATGGTTGGATCTGCTGATACCGATATAATTCTTAATGGAAAAGGTAATGTAAAAGTTAGATTCGGAAATGCTTTCTTGGATCTTATTTCTAACGGAAAGATATCTAAGACTGATGGTAATGATAAGAGTATAAATATTGTTCAGAATAAAAGTGATATAGGAACTGCTGACGGTTGGTATTTTGTAGAATCGGAAGATGCTATTTATTTTCAAATAAATGGAGTATTATATCCAGTACTATCTAAAAGAGATGATGTAGAGAATTCTGAGGATTATTTAGCTATTAATTATAATCAAGATCTTACTCTAGAACAGATTAGAACTGCTCAGAGAAATTTAAAAGTTATTATTAATAATCAAGATAATACTGCAATTTTACCTATTGATTTTGTTTATTTTAATTCAGATGATAAAGTTCATTATTATAATGATAATGGGACTTTAGTGGAATTATATTTAAGTCTTAATTCCGGAGGAATAGTTAAGGATAAAGTAACTATTAATTTAGAAAATAATCTTCATGGACCTAGAGATTTTAATGTAATAGGATCAAATGGGATGCAGATAAAAAATCAGAATGATTATTTAGATATAATAGTTAATAATAGTGGAGTAACTTTAGATACTAATACTTCTGGTATTAAATTTAATTCTAAGGAAGGTGTTACATATATAAATGGGAATTATATATCTATAGGATACCCTCCGACTTATAACTATAATTTTGAAGTAGATGGGAATATGTATATAAAAGATGAAGCTGTTCTTAATTCTGGAATAATATCAGATTATTTCATAGAAGGAATGGCTGGATATAGATTAGCGAATATAAATTCCGAATGGACTTTAGAAGTAGATAATTTAATAGTGAGAAATTCTGCTAAAGGTCCATTTGGGGATGGTTCATCCAAAGAGAAAGATTTTATTACTAAAGGATTAAATACTAATTATTTCTTTGAACCACAAGGAATTGTATCTAGTATATCTGAAATAGTTCCTGATGAAGAAGAATCTGGAGGAGAAACAGAGGAAGTTATTCCTATTAAATACGAGATATCTATAAATGGGATTTATAATATAAAAATAGGAGATTATTTATATTTTGAGAAGTATTCTTATGGATATAATGTAGAAATCCCAGAAGATTCTGAGGAAGAGATTGATGTAAGTACTTTAATTCCTACTACTAAAATAATATCTAAAGGTAGGATTAAGATTGAAGAATTAGAATGGATTTATGACGAAGATACTTTTACAATTTCTGGATGTAATATAGTTGCTACTATTGATAAAAATGTTTTAGATAAGGATTTAGAAGAGTATTTAGATGAAACTACTGATGAGGAAAGGAAGAGAGAGTTAGAAAAACTTCCGGAAGTTGGAGATGTTTTATATTTTAGAAATTGGGATTCTTTGTATTTACATAGTATTAGAGAAACAAACCCTGAAACTGGAGAATGTTTAGATAAATCTTATTTAGGTATAAATGATGAAGTCACACCCTTATCTCCGAGATTAAGATTAGGATGTTTAGAAGGTATTAGAGATCCTATATATTTTGATACTTTATTAAGTTCTGATATATACGGAGTCTATTCTGAAAAAGTATATTGTAGGTACATAAGATTAAAAGGAGATTGTGAAATAAATGGAATGCTTAAATTATCTGCATCTTCTACAAGAGAAATAAACTGGTCAATATTAGGTATGGATACCGATCTTCGAGTATGGATTCCAAATGGAGAGGGAACTAATAATGTATTTAATATACCTAGCACTTTTAATAGAAGGATTACATGGGGAGATAATGAAATATCTTATCTATCTGATTTAGTTCCATTACAACAAGATATTCTTAGTTTAAGAGCCGATGTAGATACATTAATGAATTCTTCAGGAGAGACACCTGAAACAATAATGGCTAAGATTAACAGTCTCGACGAAATTACTTTTACAAAACATACTGTTCATACAAACGGAGCTGGAACAACTTCTGTATCTGATATTAGATATAAACATAATATAGAGAATTTATCTAATATATTACCTCTAGTACTAAATTCTCCCGGATTTAAATATAATTGGATGGACGAGAATGATTTATGTATAGGAACCTCAGCTCAATACTGGAATAAATATTATCCAGAACTTGTAAAAGAAATAAATAATTCTATTTTAACGTTTTCATATGAAAGATATACAATCCTTCTTCAAGAGGCTTTAAAAGAGGAATATAATTTAAGAATTAAATCGCAGAAAGAATTTGAGGAAAAAATAAAATATTTAGAACAAGAAATAAGTAATTTAAAGAAAGTATGGAAAATATGATATATAAAATATCTTTAAAATCCTCTATAAATAGGGGGGGGGATATTAATCCAATCAGGACTTAGTAACTTTAATACTGGAAGTATGACTACAACAGTATCATATCCAAAAACATTTCCTACTAAATGCTGTATGGTGCAACTCACTCCTAATAACTATTATGGTTATTAGTCTAAAGGAGATGTTTTAACTATTAAATCCTTCACAAATTCCTCCCTAACAGTGGAATTAGTAGGAACTGCTCCAGTAAATACCAGAAGTGAATTTTTTTTGGTTAGCTATAGGATATTAATTTAATTAATATGTTATTAAATAAAATTAAAACATTTTTACATAGAATCTTTATCAAAAAAGATTCCTTAGAATTAAATATAATAAAAGACAAAATCCAATCTTTAGAAGACGATGTACATCGATTAAAACAAAGAGCTAAAATAATATAATATGGCAAAATATCTAACTGTAGACGATAGAGCTTTAGATTCTACTGGATCTGGAGGGATTGAAGGTTTAGGACTCAGAATGGTTGGAGGATATTCTTCTATAACTAGTAGAGGTATAACAATTACTTATTCCGGATTTAAATCAGTATATGGAGTATTCTGCTGTTTAAAAAATAATAATGAAGCAGGTTATACAGTAAATTTATCCTCTTATACTAATACCTCGGCTACTTTCATACTCGGAGGGAAAGATCCTAAAGAATTTTATTATTTAATAATAGGAGAAAGTGATTAAATATGGCTGAATTTTTAACAGAAGATAATTTAGAGGACTATTCCGTAGAAATGGTAGATCCTGTTACATATATAAATTATAAAGGACTACGAATTGCTTATGGAACTACTACTTGTCCTGGGTATGATGTTGTTTCTGTACCATTAAAAGGATTTAGTGGGATAATTACCGGAATGGCTTCATTAAAAAATAATGATGAACAAGGATATGCTATAAGTATATCTAGTTTAAATACTACAGGAGTAACATTTTCTCTGGGGGGAAAAGATGATAAAACTGTAACATTTTTAATAATAGGATTATCAGTAAATAATCAATTATGGCGGAGTTTATAACGGAATTAGATAATATATTAGAGACTATACATGATATAACTAGACCAGGTCATGTAGTCATGACATTAGGTCCTTTGGTATTTGAGATGGGAAGTACTTTATGTGAGGGACATACTGAAACTAGAGTATCGTTACAAGGAGATTATATACCAAGAACTGCTGTATGTTCATTTCGGGGAAATAATGAAGCTGGATATTCTTGTAATGTTATGGGTGTAACAAAGACATATATAGAATTGTATAGTGGAGGAAAAGATCCAAAAACTATAGATTGGATAGTATTCGGAACTAAAACTTAGAAATATGAGTAAGGATTTTTTAACTCTTAAAGATGCTGCTAATAGATTAGGATCTCCTAGTAGTACAAATATGAATTTTATACATAAAGATGGAGCTATTCTCTCTGGAGCCGATCCTACTCCACTTAGTAGTTATAGTTTATATGATTTTCCAGCAGATGATGATATAATTAAAATATTATCTCAGATTTTTTTATATGATGGAGTATCTAATACAACTACATCTTCTGTTACTTCATTTATTCGAAAAGTAGGATTAATTCGGCATGATAGTTATGGAGCTATGTTTATGGGAGATTATTCATCTATATTAATAGCTAATCTATTCGAGAATCGAAAAAATAATTGGAGAGTTTCTTTTAGATATACTATTACTGCTATTGGAAGTTCTGAAAATTCTTATAATTGTTTATTAACTCTTTTAGTATCAGATACTAATGATATAAAGTATTTAAGTATATTAAGAAGTACAGATACTACTAACTCAACAACTAAAATAGTAGTACAAGACGTTAATGGAAATACTGATCCAATTAATCATCCTATAATATATGGAGGAAATATGGGAGAAGCTAATATTTTCGCAATAGAATATATAAATAATAAATTATATCATATCAATGAATCAAATAGTAAAAGAGCACTTTTATGGGATTTTGGAAATGTTAATGCTATTCCATTAAATTCTATTGGACTACAAATTGGAGGTATACAAGAAGGTAATATAGATTATAATAATCCTAGAATGGCTATAGAATATTTAACAATAGACGCTTAATAATATGGAAGATTCTTTAAGGGAATGTAAAGGATGTGATAAATGTCCCCAATCCCAACAAATACTATGTATATTAGATTATGTAAAAGAGAATAATGAATTATTAACTCTTATACTATCTAAATTAAATACTTTATTAAATAAATAAGATGAACTGTAATAATTTCTTTATTAAGATGTTCACAGCTCATTCAGGATTAAGTTCTAAGAGAGTATGTGGATTTTTTGGGTGGGTAGTTTGTTTATTTATATGTGTATGGTGCACAATAAAAGTGATAGAATCCCCAGAAATAGTAGATATGCTCTTCATATGTAGTACTACTCTATTAGGAGCTGACACTATTACATCTATATGGAGAAAGAATATAAATAAATCTAATAATAATGAAAACAATACTAATTAAATATATTACATTAGGAATCTTTATCATATCCTTAATATATTTAATAAAACTGGTAGATAAACAATCTAGAGAAATTAGAGATTTAAAAGATATTCATACCTCAGAATTATGTACAATAGATTCTCTTCAACAAGTACATATCGTAACAGAGAAACAATTTAAAAGAATAATTTTATCAAAGGATTCTTTACTTAAATCGGAATTAGAGAAAAAAGATTTAAAGATTAAACAATTAGACAATGTAATTAAAGCTAATATAAACACAACTAAAATAATTAGAGATACTATATTAAATAATATTGAAATAATAAAAGATACTTGTATTCCGATAATTAAATCTATTGATTGTATTACATTACATGAAACTCTGGAAATTAATAATGAGAAATTGTATCTTACTATAGATTCTTTAGATTTTGATATAAATATAACTATAATAGACTATAGAGATATTATATATTGGTATAATTTTAAGAAAAGAAAAGAATTCGGATATAATACAATAGGATTCCGGAATCATTATATTAGTAAAATTACTGCAACATCTGATTGTTTTAAAGATAAGATAAAGATACAATCGTATAAAATTAAAAAATAAAATTTTTATTTATTTATTGTATTACATACAAATATTATCTACTTTTGTGGATGAATAACTAAAAATTAATGAATTATGATTATTGAAAATAAGCCTATTGACATTAAAGTGGATGCACAGCGTCCAGCTAATTATGTAAGTTTGATGTTATTTTGTTATGAAGTTCCGAGCCAAAAAGCTTTAACTTTATCTACAATTAAAAGAGATTTAGAGATTATGAAAATTTTAGAAGAGAATGTAGAATCGGAATCATTTGAATTGGATGATAAATATAAAAATTCTCTTAAAGAAACTATTTCCTCTACTCCTTTTAATATTAGAAAGAAGTCTTTAGCAGAGTTTGGGGAATATATAGAACTTCTGTAATAAATATTGTATATGGAATATGAAAATGATTTAGATATCTTCAACTCATTAGACGAAGAATCTACTCTTCAAAAATCATCTGAGGAGAATGTGGATGATAAAAAAGATACTTCCCAAGAGGAAGTTAATACAAAGGAGAATACTTCTCCTGTTATAGACGAACAATCTTTATTAGAGTCTGTTCTTAAATCTAGAGGAATAGATTTTAATAATATAAAAATAGAGGATACTGAAACTGGAGTAATTCACAGTGTCCCATTTACTGAGTTAAGTAGAGAAGAACAAATAGAACTTCTTAATTTAGAAGAAGATGATTATAACCTAGACGACGATGAGATAAATCTTCTTACATTTATGCGTGAAAATAATCTTAACTCCGAATCTTTAGTAAATTATTACAAACAGAAAGGAATTGAGGAATATTTAGCAAATGAAGGAGCCGTTTATAAGGTAGATGAATTATCAGATGAGGATATATATGCTTTATATATGAAAAATAATTACGGAGATATTTTAACAGAAGATGAATTAGTTGATGAAGTAAATAAAGCTAAAGAAAATTCTGAATCTTTTGAGAAAAAGGTTAATAAATTACGTGAGATATATAAAGCAGAAGAAGAAAGATTAGCTGCCGAAGCTAAACAGAAAGAAGAACAAGACTCTCAGTTATCTGAGGAAGAATTAAATAAGATAATAGGTACTCTTAGAGAGGCTGGAAAAAATATTAAGACTATTGGAGGTTTTGACCTTGAAGAATCAGATATAGATAGTACAATGGATTATATAACTAAACCCCAGATTACGGGAAGGACAAAACTTGCAAGTGATTTAGATAATCCAGATACATTATTTAAATTAGCATTTTATGCTACTCATGGAGATGAACTAATTGAAGCTATTCATGAACATTATAATAATGTACTTAACGATGAAGAGTACCTAAAGAATAGACTAGAAAAATTAAATAAACTTAAAAATAAAAAACGTAGTAATAACACATCTAATCTATCAACAGGTAAAGATAATAAAATAGAAAATTCAGATTTAAAAAGTTTTCTTAACCTAAAGGATTAGATCTAAATTTAATTTAAAATGTTTGTAGCAGAATACATTTCAAATCGAGCCAATATGAATGGCTCAAGAACTTTTCATGATTTCTCCCAATTCTTGGGACGAATTACTCATAGAGTAGGTTTAGCTGCATCTTTATGTCCCGGACATACTGTATCAGCTTTAACTGAGAGAATTGAAAATATGGTTTATCAAGATATTCCTAAGCCCGGACGTAAGAGTATTGATGCTTTTGCTATTGAGTGGGACGTGGATGTGAATCAATGAGGTTCACAATAAATTCTTTAAATTGCTGGAAATCTTTACTGCTACTAGAGACAATCAGCAGCATGACTTTGATGAAAGTAGTGTTCAACGACTAGGGGAAACCTGTAAATCTTATTATTTAAATAAGATTAAAAAACTGAATTACTTATGAAATATATTGTATATCTTACTAAAAATTTAAAATCTAAAGTTGGAGAGTTAAATAAAATTTATATTGGAGTACATCAGACAAATGATCCTAATACTTTTGATGGATATTTAGGGTGTGGAGTTTATATAGATCAACCAAGTACTTATATGTACCCAAAAACTCCATTTCAATATGCTGTTAAAAAGTATGGAACAAAAGCATTTGAGAGAACTACTTTATATATTTATGATACTCTGGAGGAGGCATATAATAAAGAATCTGAATTAATAAATGCCGAGTATTTAAAAGCGGATCATACTTACAATTATTTAAATACAAATTTATATAAAACAATTTATCAATTTAACACATCTGGAGAGTTACAAAAGAAATGGGAATATTCTTTAGAGGCATATGATTTTTATGGGCAATCTCCTAAAAAATTTCAATATGCTATAGATAAGAAATATGAATTTCTTAATTCTTATTGGGCATTAGAACCAGAGATAGATGTTATTAAATATTGTAAGAAATCTAATCCACCTATTTCTGTATATTTATATTCTAAAAAAGGAAAGCTCTTAAATGAGTTTCAATCAGAAAAGGAATGTGCTGAATATATAGGAATATTAGATATAAGTAAAGCTATTAAAAATCAGTCTTTAGTACAAAATCAATATTATATATCTAAGAAGTTAGTAGATGAATTTATTCCGAAAGCTAGGATAAGTTGTAAGAATCTTATTTATTATGTATATGATAAAGAAGGGAATTATATAGGACGATTTAAAGGGAAAGAAGTAATGAAGGTTATAAACCTCCATTCATGGGCTAAAATTCGGAATATATTATCTTATAACGAGGGATGGTATAAGGATTATTATTTATCTACTACGGAAGTGTCTAAGGTTCCAGCTAAATATTATTCTAAGGGGATAATGATTGATGTATATAATAAATACGGAAATTATATAGAGACTTTAAATACTATAAAAGAAGTAAGAGAAAAATACAATATCCCATCAAATAAATTAAAGAATATCCAGATGGGGGATAGATATTATAAAGATTATATCTTTAAATATCATACTAATAAGTAAATGATATAGTCTAAGTTCTTTAAATAGAATAAGTTCATTAAACGTATTCCGTTTGTTGCTGTTCCAGAAGGCGATGGTGTTGGAGGAACTGAGATTCGGATGTTGTTTAAAGAAAAATACTACGATAAACATGATATTTTCGTGATAGATAAATCACATCAACAGTGTTATGTTACTGCTCGTCCAATTTGGAGAAGTAATAAATATTATGAATACACTGTTCGATTAATCGATACTGATTATATGTCGTATCTTGATACTTCTGCGTGTCAACCTGGTATGACTACTCACTTCTTATCAAATGCTCATCCGTTTGATTATCACGACTTTGGAACGACTAAATATCAGTCTAATATGGAGGTTCATCGTAACTACTTAACCTTACATAGAAATGATATTGATGCATCTCAAGCCTATTTAGCTAATGAAGATGTATTCTTGAAAATTAGTGATACAGAAACTAAGGGAAGTGAGAAATTGTTTACTATGACTTCAATGGAAAAGACCTTGATTGAGAATTTCTTGGAAGTTAAAGCTAAACATGATCTTTGGGCACGTAGTAATGTGGATAAGAATGGAAAACCGACTATAATTGATTCGCAAACGCAGAGACCTGGGAAATTTTAACAAACGTCTATGTTAAACATGGGTCGCATACTGGAAACAGTATGATAAATTAAATTCCTTGAATTGCTGGAATATCTTTAATCTGCTACTTAAAGGCAATCAGCAGCTAAGCATTAAATATTGTATATATTTATATCATATTTAATGAAAGTTCAACGACTAGTCTTCGGACGTACATATTTATATATGGAAGCAGGGAACAACTTAAATAATTAAATAAAAATAATTGTTACAAGATAAGTTGATGATATAGTCTAATCTTTATAGTGATATAAAGTATAAATAGTGTATATAGGCGACGGTAAGAAATTTGCCGCTTTATTTAGTGATAAATACTGAAACACCCTTCTAATTGCTGGAATATCTTTAAATATAAAGACAATCAGCAGCGAAGTCTTTTATAAGAAACGTTCAACGACTATCCGATAAGGAGTAGAGAAAAATTTCTCGAAATGGAGGGAATCTTAATAATTAAATATATAAGATTAAGATATAGTCTGATCTTTATGGTAACATAAAGCTAACATAAATGATAATTCCTCAAATAGAAAGATATGCATACTTAATCTCTTTCGACCAATTACTTACTTCACACTTTAAAGAAGCATTAAGTTTCTTGACCTCTAAATCAAAGAATTTGACAGGTAATGATTACGTATTAATCTGTAACTCTTTACTCTGGAATCAAATTGGTGATAACTTGATGAATGAAATTGGAAGGTGGACTCCTACTGCTACTTTGATGTATAGTAAATCTTCTGGTATGAAGAAGAAAGTAGGTGAAACGGTTGATGGTGTTAAAGTAGGTAATACTTTTGTTAGCTATGAATATCAAGGTAATACGATCAAATGGTCGCTTAGTGAAGTAATTCACTTTGTAAAATCCCATGAATTGCTGGAAGTCCTTCAATTTAAATGGATAATCAGCAGCCTAGCATGAGGTTAACAACTCATGACGGTTCAACGACTAATTCTTGAAACTGTAGCAATACAGAATATAATAGAGACACGAGTGTGGGACATCTTATTTAAATATAAGATGATGATATAGTCTGAGCATATAAGATGATAAATTATATGAGCTATAGGATAAAGAGCCTATAGGATAACAAACTGCACCTTCATGCCGGATAAAGCTTTAAATATAGAATATCCTGATCAAGCATTTGGATTTATTCTTGACTTAACTCCGGACTTAGCTAACGGAAAACCAGCTATTGAATCTTGGACATTCAAAGGCTGTGATATGATAAAAACTGATGTAATTGGCGTAAATAGATCCGCTTGCGCCGCTGCATAGTGATATGCAGAAAAATAAATTTCTCTAATTGCTGGAAAGCTAAATAATATAAATATTACATGCTAATCAGCAGCCAAGGTTTTGGGATATGTAAGACTTATGTAAACTCCAAAATTGGGTTCAACGACTAGTCTGGATAGACGTAGGAAGTTCTACTTCCGAAATGGGAAATAACTTAATGTATAAGTAAAAACACAATATATGAAAACTATAGTATACCTAACGATAAATAATAAAAACAGAAAAATTTATATTGGAATACACGAAACAGAGAATCCTGATAAATTTGATGGATATTTGGGAAATGGGGTAAATATATATAAACCATCTAGTATATTACATCCAAAAACTCCTTTTCAGAGTGCTGTTAAGAAATATGGATTTGATGCTTTCTCTAGAGTTACATTATTTATATGTAATACAAGAGAAGAAGCAGAAAATATTGAAAGATTTTTAGTAAATGAAAATTTCATTGGAAGATCTGATACATATAATATTACATTAGGCGGAGATACTCCTCCATTATTAAATAAAATTATATATCAGTATTCTTTATCTGGAAATTATTTACGATCTTTTAATAGTATTAAAGAAGCGTCAGATTATATTCACATCTGCGAAACAGCTATCAGTTATGCTGTATTATATGGACACATGAGTGGAGAATTTTATTGGTCTGATATAAAAGTTGATAAACTAGATCTGTCTAACAAACCTATTTTACAAAAGAAATCAACTTATTTATATACTTCTAAAGGGGTATTTTTCATGGAATTTAAATCTATGTCTGATACAGCTAGGTATTTAGATGTTAATCTTAGTTCAATACAGAAAGCTGTAAAATTAGGAACTAAAATATCTAAATATTATATTTCCGATAGAAAATTTGATGTTTATCCGATAAAATCTCAAGAAAGAAAAAGAAGTAATGACCCTATCTATCAGTATGATTTAGAAGGTAATTTTTTACGTAGTTTTAAAAATTCTAAAGAAGCTAAGGAATTTTGTAATTTAAAACAAAATAGATTATCTAATGCTATAAATCTAAATCAAAGTTGTGGTGGATACTTTTGGTCTTGGGAGAAAGTAGATAAATTAGAAATTCCCAAAAATTTCAATCCATGTAAAAAAAGAAAAGTAGGAAGATATGATTTTGAAGGAAATCTATTAGAAACATTTGATACTGTTAGGGAATGTAGAAAACAATATGCTAATGTTAGCAAGGTTCTTAAAGGAACTGCTTCACATTGTAAAGGGTTTGTGTTTAAATATATTGAATAAACTTATAACAAGTTAATGATATAGTCTAACTTATATGAAAATATAAGAAAATAGCCTTTGAGGCGGGATCGACGGTATCTCAGGAGGAACCGCCAGCACACCAGTTGCAGGATCTGAATCATTTTGGATCCTAATCTCCTAAATTGCGGGAACATCTTTAGAGATTTAACTACTAAATATAATTAGCAATAATTATATGGCGAAGGTAACTACTTCGGTATAGTAACAAGGTTAAATATTAGACAATCCGCAGCCAAGTTTCTTTAAATAAAGAAAAAGGTTCAACGACTAGTAAGTCCTATTAAATAGGCATAGAACTTAAATAAGTTCGAAAGAGGAGACACTTCTTTGAAGTGATAATATAGTCTATCCTTCATGGAAACATGAAGATTCTTGATCAAAAGCGATCAGGAGGCTCGAGAAAATGATTTACTGGGGTTACAGCGGCGTATCAGTATACGCACCCTATCGTTCTGTTATCTTTAGACAGAATCCGCTATAATAAATAAAATATAAAGAGGGCTAATAACCCTCTTTATTTTAAATTTAAACTATTTAATGATCAATGAATATGAGTATAAGTACAACTGCTTTAAAAGAGGAACTTGATACGGTAATACATTTACGTAGCCGTTTTGGTCCTAATCATGCTGGAATGTCAATTTCCCCAGTTAAGAATCCTCTAACAAGAGAATTTCCTTCTTGTGTCAGAAATGTAGATTCGTCTGGAAATATTATCTTAGGTAAAGAGGATGATCCTTTGGATTATTTCGTTAGAACTACTGATAGATTTTTTATTAAAGATGGGGATGAGTTTGATCTAAGTAATCCTGTTAAATCTAAACAATGGGAAGCTATTAAATTTTCTGATCTTATTTTTGATAGTAAAGGGAAATTTGATGAAAGTGGTAAAATGTTAGTAGGGCCAAATGAAAAAATCGGACCTCAAGCAGTTTATTATGTAGAAAGGATTGTTGAGGATACTAGAAAACGTAATACGGCTTCAAGAAAATTAAATAAAGCACTAAATTATATTTATAATGCTTCAAGAGATGCTTTAAGAATTAGAGCAATGCTTTTAGGTAAATATATAAAAGATGCTTACGATGAGGAAATTGAAGAGTTTCTAACAGAATTTGCTAAAAAAGATGCTGAGAAGATTATTTCTTTATTTGAAAGTAATGATACTAAATATCTAATAGCATTTACATATGCTAAACAGAAAGGTATTTTACGACAGAAAGCAGGATTGTATACATATAATGATAATGATATCATAGGTAGAGATGCTGATTCTTGTATTGATTTTATGAAAAATCCTAAGAATAAACTTATTACTGATAGGATTTTAAGAGAAATTCAAGAAATTTCTGTAAAGGATAAGGATGTAATTATAGAAGCTATTTCCGATGATAATAAAAGAATTGAGGATTTAAAAGCACAGAATGAGGTATCTACAACACAGGGTTTTCTGGATGATTCTAAGTCTGATTCCGAAATATTAAAAGATTTAGAAAATGCAGAAAAACTTCCATTAGAGAATAAAAGTAAACCTACTAGTAAGAGTAGTAAATAATATATAATATGAATTTAAAACAAGTCTATCAAGCAGTACTTATAGAATTAGAAAAACAAAAAGCTCCCAGTATGCTCTTAGACGAGTTTAATTATTATTATTATAAAAGTGTTATTCAGTATATAAATACTAAATATAACTTTTGTGATATGAACCAACAAGAAGATGATGATCTTAGAGTATTAAATATGACTGCCACTTTATCTGGAGGGAATATAATAAGTAAAGATGATGATAAAACATTATTTACTTTACCTAGCGATTATTTTCATCTTAAAAATTGTGTAATTACATTTAATAACCCTAATGCTAAATGTAATTCTAATTCAATAATTAAGAAGGGAGCAAGAAGATTAACATCTGATAAATATCCTGGGATATTAAATAATTATTACTTTAAACCTTCATATAAAACACCTTATTATTATATATATAATGATGATTCTGGACAAATTAAAACTGGAACTCCAGTTATTATAAAGCTGTTTTATGGAGAAGATAAGAATATAAATATCTCAGATATATCTATAGATTATATTAAATATCCTAACGAATTGAATCTAACTGTAAATGATTTAGAGAGTGAAGATGAGATTCTGGAGGACTTAGAGTTTCCTAAATATGTATGTTACGAGATAATTAATATTATGGTGAAATTATTTTTAGAGAGACATAGAGATCCTAGGTTAAACACTAATCCTATAGTTAATCAAACAATAGCTCCACCTATTTCCCCTAATAAATAAAATTTATAAACATGTTTGAATTTGTAAATGAAGTAATTATTAATAGTGCGAAAGATTCGCTTAGTGGACTTAATAAGTTCGATAATCAGATAAATGGAGAGAGTGGTTTTAGAGTGCTTCGAGTAGGAGATTATAAGACTGCATATATTAAAGGTGGTAAGATATATAAAACAACTGCCTCAGATCCTAAAGTATCTATATCCGAAATTACTATTACAGATGCAGTTAAACCTGCAACTGCTGGAGTAATAAATCATATTAGATTAGCTATTGGCATGCAGCTTTCTGGATCTGCTGATTCTTATTTTGCTGAAACTATGGATGACAGACGTCGGAGAATGTTTTATGCAAATTTAGATGTAGTAAATACCGATACTGCTGCTAATATTGCTAGTAAATTGGTTGATATTATAAAGAAACAAGGTAATTTCTATAATAATCTACGATTTAAAGCTACTGTTGCAGGTGCTAAAATTACTATAACTTCTGCTAATGAATTTCAACTATTTAATGTGTTGGAAGTACAGAAATTGGAAGATTTTAGTACTGCTGCTTTAGGTAATTATTATCCTAAAGAACCCGTATACACTACTATATTAACAGGAACTAATACCCAAATTGCTCAAGAAGGTGTTGGTACTTATTGGACGATGTTGAAAAATGTACAGATCCAAACCTCTCTTAGAACTGGAATCTTTAATCAGGATAATGATGATTCTAAGATTGTACCGGGTGCTTCTTATAATCAATACGTATTTGATTATGAGTGTGAAAGAGATCATACTGGTATGGGTGCTGTAGGTGAGAAATTAGTATCTATCACTAAAGCTGTTTTCTGGGTTAATACCTCTATCTCAGATACTTTCGAAACTGCTGTAAAAGCTGCTGGAGTAGTTATAGATGATGTAGAAAAAGCTTCCGATAATACTGGTACGGATGCGGCTACTCAGACTATGACATTGAAAGTAAATGAGAATAAATATGTAGATATTAAGATTACCGAATATGATTCTGTATCTTCTGCCGATCCTACCAAGGTTACGGTAAAAGGAACAGAGATTACTGGTAAAGCTACTACAGATTCTGCTGTAGCTGTAACCTATAAAAAAGGAGCTACTACAGTATTGACTGTTAATGTAACTGTAACCGCTTAATATAAGAAAATATATTATTTAATAAAAGGCAGGTAAGATAATAATATTCTTATCTGCCTTTTTAAATATTATACTATATGGAATTAAATAAATTAGCCTCTGCGATTTTAAACGATATTTTATCAGGATTGAGAGGTATTACATCTAATATATCCTTATCTGTTGAACAGTTAGAGGATGATATAATAGATGAGAGGTTAACTATAATAAAAGAATATGCTTTAAAAGGACTTCTTCCTGTTAAGGATTTAGTTACATCTATTAATTGTTTAGAGGTAGACTGTAAACCTATAGAGAATTGTAATTTATGTAATTCTAATTTAAGTGTTAGAGAGACTAATATTCCTCATGTAGAAATACCTCAAATCGTTACAGATTTAGGAGTTGATGCAATTCAGTATTTCGGAACTGTTGATAGAAATACTCCATTTAAAATTTATACTGATATATCTTATCAGTATCATAAGTATAATAGGTGGTTAGGAAGAAAGCCTTATATTTATATAGATACAGCACCTAATGAAAATGGGATGTATGATTGTTATATATTTAATGCTCCGTTGATTAAAACACTATCTATAATAGCCGTATTTAAAGATCCTAGACAATTAGAACAATTTACTTGTTGTAATGCAGAAGAGGTATCTAATATGAACTTCTTGACTAATGATATTAAGAGAAGGATTACGGAAAAAAAAGTGAGGTGGTACAAAAATTTAAACACAATACAACTTCCAAACGATCAAGTACCTAAACCATGATATAATTATAGAAATATATGGAAAATAAATTAATTAGAGGAGTAATTTATAAATATACTTCTCCTTCCGGAAAATGTTACATAGGACAAACTATAAATGAGAAAAGAAGAAGAAATGATTTTTTTAAATGAAAAAGATGAAATTTATGCAGGTCCAAAAATAAATAATGCTAGAAAAAAATATGGACCAAAAAATTTTGAGTATGAAATTCTTTTTGCTGTAGAATCTTATATAAAAGAAGAAGTTAGAGATTTGTTAAATCAGAAAGAAATACAATATATAGAGATGTTTGACTCTTTTTATAATGGTTATAATAGTGATAGAGGTGGAAATACATGTTCACATGTTATAACAGAAGAAACAAAACAAAAACTTTCAGAGTCAATAACAAAATTCTATGAAACACATGAGTCAGAATTAGCAAAACCTATTTTACAATATTCTTTAGACGGTAAATTTATTAGAGAATGGCCGTCTATTCATAAAGCAGCGGTATATTATAAGGTGAAAGATAGTACAATAGGGGAAGTATGTAGAGGATATAGAAATTATTGTGGAGATTATACTTGGAGATATAAAGAAGATTTTGATGATATTCCCGATACAATTAATATAAAAAATAAACACGCTAGAGCTAAAGTTAAACAATATTCTTTAAATGGAGAGTTTATTAGAGAATGGGATAATATGTCACAAGCTGCTATGGAACTTGGATATAGTTTAGGAAACTTTAGTACCTATTGTAACGGAAGAAATAATCACGAATATAAAGGATTTTTATATTATAGAGGTTCAGAAACTCCAAATTTAATTAACATATGAAGAATTTAAACTTCCACACAGCATATACATATATTCAAACTAATTATGGTTTAAATATAGATCAATTAGAATTTGAATCCTCAGGAATGATTGCATATGATAAGATAGGAAATAAACAAACTGAGATAAAAGAATTTGTTGGAGACGTTATAAACGGAGAATTAGAACTTCCGTGTGATGTTACTAGTATCGAAGCAGTGTTTGGGAATTTTATAGACTCTCAAAAAACATCTAACAAACAACGTTGGCCTCAAGTTATTACTAATTACATAGAACGGTATATAGAATACTGGAAATATAATAAATCCTTATTATATGATTATGGAGTATTATTAAATTACCAAATGAGGGAAAATACTTTATTATTTGATAAGGATTATAAGAATGTATTAGTTTTATATAGGAAACAAATTCTAGATGAGGAAGGGTTTCCTTATATAAATTCTAAAGAGGCCGAAGCAATTGCAGCATATTGTGCTTATACAGATTTATATAAACAAGCTATTAGAACTAGAGATCCTAATACATATCAAATGGCTCAGAATATAAAATTAGAATGGGCTAGGTTATGTGAAAGAGCTAGAGTTCCGGAAAAAGTATCTCAAAACGATATGAATAGGATTTTAGATGTAATGACTAGCTTTGATAGAAAATCTTACGGAAAATCATTTAAACCAGAGAAGTAATGAAATATAATAATACAACAATATCTTCTCTTAGTTATACATTCTCCGCACCTGAATTATTTGAAAAATTCGATTTAAAGAAGTTAGAGGTATCTAGAAAAATGCTTAAAAAGAATTATAAAAATGGTGCAGAACTCCGATTATGGTGTTGTAGGATTTATATTTACTTTTTATATTTAGTAATATTGGATATTATCAGAAATAGTACTACTTTCGTATTTACAACCAGAAAAAGAATGATTTTGGGGATTGAAATACTTAAAGGAGAAGAACTTTTAAATCATCTAAAGACTTCTACAAATACAATGTATAATTATTTTGATTCTGAGTATAAATACCCACAAATTAAATTATTCTATGAGAAAGGTAAAAAAGGAACTTTAACTAGAGGAGTAATGTTAAATTACTCCTTAACTAAAGAATTTTTTGATAATGTAAATAGTGGTAATAAGTATGGCTAATAAGATTAGGTATTTAAAGGATTATCTCCCGATATTACAAGAAAGATTTCCGGAATTTAGTATAGAAGATTTAACTACTATTATTAAATATGGGAATAGATATTTATATTATGTAATATCTAATAATAGTGATGTTTATTTATCTAGTAAAATAGATGGTAAGATGTTTAAATTTCTCATTGGAAGAGTTACATTTCAAAGTATTGCTCACAAAATTAGATATGCTATTAGTAAGATGATTACTAAGATGAGGTTTTTATATAGACAGCGTAGAACTAAATGGTGGGGGTATTGTTATTTTGGATTAACTGAGGAGAAGTTTAAATCTATTTATTTAAATAAAAGAAATATTACGTTTAATTTTGGGGATGTATGCTTATATAGAGTGCTCGATGAGTGCTTGCTTAATTTAAATTATGACCATTTCTTTAGAGTTAAATTATACGGAATTCCTGGATATAAGGTATTTTTTAAGAATTATTCTACTAAAGATGCGGAATATTTCTTGAAAAGATCTTTTGATGGATATGAGTTTACTAAAATTGATAATATAACTAGAGAAGATTTAACGGAATTTTAATATGGAAATAGCTCAAAACTCCTTTAATGGAGGATTATTAATGGATATGAATGATACTGTAGTTCCGAATACAGTATTAACAGATTGTTTAAATGGAACGATTATAACTTTTGATGGTAATGAGTTTATATTACAAAATGATTCTGGAAATGGGAGAGTTGAATCTTGTGCATTAAAGAAAGATTTTATTCCTCTTGGAATAAAGCAGTATGGAGGGATTATATATATAGCATCTGTTAATCCTTTTACTAACGAATGTGAAATTGGTTCATTTCCCTCTCCAGAAAGAAATATTACATCTGATGAACTTCCTGATAATTTAGATGTATCTATATTAAATAATGATATATATAAAGATGTTGAGGAAGGTAAGGAGAGTAAAGAGGGATTACAGATAAATTATTTAAAAGTAGACTTCGGAGATTTGGAGAAGAGTATTTTACGTCCTGGAGATAAATTCCTTATTTATATAGATGGTATTAATGGGGATTCTAATTATACTAAATTTAATGAATATTATAAAGAATTAAATTATTATATAGACAAAGAAGGTATTGGAAAAAGACGTCTATATCATTTACATTTAGCTAAAATAAGTGAAAATGGAATGGTTACATATATAGAAGAACAAACGTCTGCTTGGAATGAAAATCATCAAAAGTTCTTTTATACTAAAGACGAAGCCTTTGATAATACTCCGGCATTAAATACTGTAAAAAATCCAGCTTTATTTAGTGTATACAATGATAAATTAAATGGATATTTAGCTATAGTATTAGAAATTGAAGATATTGATTCTTTTTCTGTGGATCTTGGAAATGTTTCTGAACATACTGAAAATAATACATATGATGTAGAATTTACAGTTAATAGTTCTTCTAAAAGTTATAATAATGTATGTGGGATAAAGTTAAGTATTAAAGATACTTCTAATATAGTTAGTAATAGTAAAGAAGAAACAACTATAAAAACTGACGATGGGTGTTTAGAAATTTCAGGTCAATATCAAGGTATATCATCTACTATATTAACGGAAATTCCTAATGAAGATATTACTATCGAAGGTAAAATTACAAATTTAAATTTAGAAGATTCTAATTCTATTACTATAGAACCTTATTCTAGATTTCAATTTTTTAAGGATTTAAAATATACCTTAGATTTATCATATTCGAGAGTAACATCTGCACAGGAATCAACTACATGGAGATACTTTACTAAAAGTATTAAGGATTATAATAATAATGAATTTAAACAAGTAGAGATTAGTACTGACTTTTTAGTTAAAGGAACAAAGAATGGATTAAATAGATGTAATGTAATGTATATAGAATTTTATGATATACATGCAAAAACTTCTTTTATATATCCATTATCTAAAGTAATATCTGGAACATATAATTTTACAGTAGATTGTTTTCCTAAAGAATTTAATGCAGAACCTTATTACGATCAAGATGGAAATAAATTAGATAATCCAGAACAATATTTAAATAATTTACGTGGGAATAATATAAATACTTCTAATAAAATATTCATATCCAAAACTGTATATTCTGATATAGGTTATTCTGGATATTTTCTATTATTAGATAAAACTAAACAAAGAGAGTATTTAGATGCAATTGCTAAAGCTAGAAATAATAATTCCGACGGACTTACCACATTAAAAAAATTATGTTTAGAAGAATTTAATGGAATCCCTAGATGTATATTTATTAAACCTCAGTTAGGGGATAATGAATCTTATTTTTATAATAATTGTTTTACTCAAGAGCAATATGTAAATAGTTCTGTATATAATAAATTAAGATTTAATAACTTTTATATATGTAGATTATGTGGTTTAGATATATATAAAGAAGTACATTCTAAGGAATCTATATCATTCGATGATATATATAGTGGAAAAAATCCGAAGTATAAAGAAGGATGGTTATCAAAAAATTGTAGTTTTGAAGAGTATAACGTTATAAATACATTAGCAACTAATGGATGGTTTAATAATGAATATTCCAAACCTATAACAGATTCAAATAGAAATTTTAGCATTCTTCCAATACAGAATTATGAAACTAAAAGAATCTCAAAAGAATTAGTTTTAACAGAAACTCCAGAATCTATTAGTAAACAATTAACAGTACAAGGACCCACAACAGAGGAGGAATTAATTTTAGATTCCGATCCGACTACATATTCAACTAAATTAAATGTAGAGAAGACAATTAGTGGAACTTATTCTCTAGATACTATAAATCTATTTCAATATGGAGAAATTGAAATAACTAACGCTTCGGCAACTCCACAATTTACTGAAATTTCTATAGAGGAAAATAATAATATTCCTTCACTACCTACTAATAGTGAGATAATTTCCCAAAAGACTACAGATGTTTCCGTAGATGAGAATATTGATAATAGAAAAATTACAGTAGTTTCAAATTTAAAAAGGGAAATAGAAGCTAATGCTGTACTTAGAAAAATTTCTGGAGATTCTATACAATATGTTAAAGCTGCAAATTCTTTAAGTATTATGGGATTTAATGAAAACAGTATTACTTCTGGTATTACTTTTTTTGATGATCTTAAGGGTAATGATTGGATATTAATTAACACTGCCTCTTCGAAAAGTCTCTTTTCTAATGACCGTGTTAGAGATAGTTGGTGGGGTTCTGATTCTGATGCTATAATATATGATAAATCTAAAGTAAGTAGTAATAGTTCTCTAGTACTCAATAGAATACAAAAAATGTTTAATCTTAATAAATCAGATTTTAAGATAGCTGTAATAGGATTCGCTGGTGGAGCTAAAACTCCGAAATCTGGTGAATATTCTCCAACTACATTAAATGAACAAAAAACCGGAGCTTCTGTAAAGGTTAGTAGTACTAAGTTATTAAGAGATGGAACAAAAATGGATGTTCCTTATACATATTTAATTTTATATAAAAATACTACTAATCCAAATTATCCAATAGGTGTATTACCATTGGTATTTAGAGGGGGAACTGGTAATGAATACATAAGTACTTCTATAGGTAAGTTTTTTGATAATTTATATAAAGAAGAGGTTAAACCTAATAGTGAGACATATACTAAATATATACCAAATGATATAAGATATCATTCTAACTTTGATAGTATCATAAAAGGAAATGCTACTTTAAATACTGTATATAATTCTGATATAATTATAGATTATAATAATGCAAAAAAATCTCTCTCTGAGGTGATTGATAGTATAATAACTACATATAAAACTAATACTAAAAAAGGTATTAATATAGTATTAAATGGATCTATAACTATTCCAGATTATTCTCAAGAAAATATAAATAAATCTTTTAATATTCCCCTTTCATACACATTCAAATCAGGAATATTTAGCACAGATTTATCAATTTATTCTAAAATATATAATACAGCAGCTTCTTATTCTGCTTATATAGATCTTATTCCACATGATTATTTAAGTTATAAATTAAATAATAAGTTTATCCCAATGGAAAAATTAACTATTAAAGATAAAGGGTTCTATTTCTCAAGTCCTACAATGGATACTAACAATGGACCTCATTCAAATGCAATTAGTCTTGAGTTAAATGTATATAAAGATTCCGAAAATATACAGAATCTTCACTGTAATGCCTCCGATGCCACTCAATTTGTTCAATGCGACTTTTATATTGGATGGGATCCATTATTTAAAAATAGTAATTTTACAGAAGATTTGGGAAATGTTGAAAATTTCTTTTCTATCTTAACGTGTTCTTAAAATGAAAGAGTTTATAAAAGTACCATTTGATATTAAATTCAATATTTATTATAAGATAATTCAAACAGAAGGATTTTTAGCAAATGAATATAATCCCTTTCATAATTTAAGAATTTCTGATGATAAATATTTAAAGAATGATCTCACTGGGAGATATTTATTACGATCTTCCAATAATCAAAATATAGAAGCTACTTTAGATATTCTTGAAGTTCTAGAGTATACAAGTATTTCTTCTGGAGATTCTATAAAGTATGAAGTAACCTTCTCCGACCCTATTACAATATATATTACAGAAGAGAATATAGATAAGCAGTATGTAATTAGTAGAACTACACCTAATATAGATCCTAGTATCACAACATATAAAAGTTCAAATTCTGAACTACTATCTGAATCTTTAAAAAAATATACTCCTAGAGAAGTATTTAAACTATCACCATTAAGTTATGGAGAAAGTATAGGTATAAATACAGAAGATAATAAATTCATTATCTCTAATTATAAAGGAGAATTAGTAGATTTTACTACGAAAGATTTAAATTTTGATGTAAATCATCCTATAGATATAGAAGTACAGGAGTCATATGATGGTTCTGTTAATCTAATCCTAAATGATGATATAAATCCTCCTAGATTAATTAACTCAAGATTTACTCCTTTAGAAAATGGGATGTATAAAGTAATAGATCGAGAAGGGAATAATGATACTAATATATATGATGAATCCTCTTTATCTGGAGAAATTAATTTATATAAATCAATTAATCAGATTCCTATTTTAGATTTCAAGGGAGTGCAAAGTGGAGGGGAGTTAAAGGTTGGTAATTATGTATTCTATTTTAAATATGTAGATTCTGATGGAAATGAAACTGACTTTGTTTCTGAGAGTAGTATTGTTTCTATATTTTTAGGAGATTTAGATGATGCAAAAACAATAAAAGGAGGGTTATATGATACTAATTCTCATAAATTAGTTAAATTTTTATTATCTAATATAGATACTTCTTATAATTATATAAATATTTACTATACAAGATGTACAGGAACGGAGAATGGAACAGAAATTACTAAAGCGTATAGAATAGAAGATAAATATGTAGTAATAAATTCCGTTTGCGAAATTACTATAGTTGGACTGGAACCTGTTACAGAAATCAGTCTAAATGATATAAATATCTCATATAATTTAATAGATAAAGCTAAAACTCAAGCCCAAGTTCAGAATAGATTATTTTTAGGTAATGTAGATAAAGTAACTATTCCATATAGAGAATTAGCTGATTTATCTTTAAGAATTACCCCAAGTATGGTTACAGGTGAATCTGTTGGCAGAGTAGATGAAGAATATAAAATGTATGGAACTTCTATAAATCCTTCTAATAAAGGAGGGTATTATAATCCATATAATATATATTATAGATTAGGTTATTGGGAAGATATTTATAGATTTGGAATTGTTTATATATTAAATGATTATACTCTTTCTCCGGTATTTAATATACGTGGAGGTGATTTATCAGACGCTTCCGAATTTGAGCCCTTTGATATATATAAAGACAATAATTTTGGGGAGAAAATTAGATCTTACATAGAAGTAAACGAAGAAGGATTTATTGATGGAGACGATAAAACCCTTTCAAATGCTAGAGGGGTTGTTAGATTTAGAAGGAATAATACAATAAACGCTACTAAGGGAAATAATTATCTCCCTTTAGGAATAAAATTTAAATTTGGCTTAGGAGTTGTAGAGGAATTGTGGAAATATACTAAAGGATTTTTCTTTGTAAGACAGAAAAGAATCCCTACAGTATATTGTCAAGGAATAACCATTGGACTAGAGCCAACTTCTCACCTTCCTGTACTTCCAATAGATACTAATCTATATTTTACTGAATCCTTTATTACTAATATTAATGGAAAAAGTATATTAACCAATGATTATTCTGATAGAATACGAACAGCAGAATATGCTAGTTCTAACGCTGCTATAATTCCAGAAGCAGAATTAAATTCGGAATTTTATTCTCAGATATTTAACGGATCAAAATTTATTTGTAGAGATTCTTTTATACAACCAACTAATTCATATTTTACCCAAGGAAATGACGAAAGACATTACTTTATAGCATCCTATGAAGATAATCAAGGTATAAATTCCGCACTCATGACTGATATAGGTCTTACTTATATAGATGATAACATACAACTAAAAACATCAGGATCTACAGATTTCTCATCTAGAGCTGGAGAGGCAGAAGTTGCTTATAAATTTAAATACTTTTATAAAGAAGATACTAGTAGAACAGCGAAAAATCTATTACGAGGATCTTGGGGACCTTATGTAGGAGTAGAAGGAATTAATACAAGTTGTAAAATATTTGAGGTAATGATTCCTGGATATAGTGAATCTTTAATGAGGGATTATTTTAAATCTAGATTTAGTGATCTATCTCCTTATTACTCCATTTCAGATCGACAAGCTTGGGAATATACTAATGATTCTGTAACATGTTATAGAGGGGACTGTTATTATGGAAGCTTTACTCATAGAATGTGTAGGAATTTTCAAGATCCTGAAAGTCCGACTAATGATACTATAGTAGATCCTAATACATGGGAAAATAATTATTCCGGATCTGATAACGGAGCTTTAGATTTGGAAAAGGCGGAATTAATAAATAGAGGAGATGTTAATGCAGTAGAAATTGGACATTGGGTTACATTTAATTGTGCATCTAACATAAATTTTGCATTACGGTGTGAAGATGAAACAAATGTATCAGAAGCTGCACTTAATGGACATCCTAGAACATTCTATCCTATATCTAGATTTAATACTTCTGGAGAGTATAAGATTCCTGAAAGTACTTTATATAATGCAGGATTAAATAGTTCTACTTCTGATAAATATCATTTTGTTGTTCCAGATGTTCCTTATATAAAGAATGAGTTTTCTAATAGAATAATGTATTCAGATATATTTATCTCAGATGCATACAAAAATTCATATAGAGTATTTCAATTAAATAATTATAAGGATTATAATCATGAATACGGTAATATTACCTCAATTGTAGAATGGTTTGGGAATTTAATTGTTGTATTTGAAAGAGGAATAGGATTGATTCCTGTCAATGAAAGGATTCAAACTGGAGGAGGACAAAATGATCCTGTTTATTTAAATTCTAATAATGTTCTTCCAGAACGTCCTATACTATTATCTAAAATGTATGGATCACAGTGGAAAGATTCTATATTAAGGACTGATAATTATGTTTATGGAGTTGATACAGTAGCTAAAAAAATCTGGAGAACTAATGGGAAAACTTTTGAAGTAATTTCAGATTTTAAAATACAGAAGTATTTAAATGATAATATATCTTTATCAGAAAGAGAAAGAGAGCCTCTTTTAGGAATTAGGAATGTAAAAACACATTATAATAAATTTAAATTCGATGTGATGTTTACATTCTATGATGATATTAAAGAAAATAATAATATAGGACAATTAGTAACATCTAGAGAATGGAATTTATGTTATAATGAAAAATTACAGTTATGGACTACTAGATATTCATGGGTTCCATTACTCTCTGAAAATATCTCTAATGTATTCTTTTCCAATAATAAAGAGGATTCTAAAAATATTTCTAGAGTAGCATCTTCTTGGAAAGAATCTAAAACTTCTCGTGGAATAGTTATAGGAAGTATTTTCGTTGACAATAAGTATAATAATATTATATCTGCTAATAATCTAGAAGATCCTACTAATACTAAGTTGTTAGTTAATTATTCTGGAGTAGAGATTCCAAATTTACTAAATTCCGGAATAACTAAGGACATTCTTATAGGAAGATTAAATGTAAAATTAAATTTGGATACTGATAAATTTAGGATTAAATATGTTAAATATACATTAGAAGATTCCGAAGATTATCCAGATAATAAAGACTTTAAATTAGTTACATATGAAGAGGGCACATCTAATAACATTAAAGATATTACTACATATTTAGTACTAAAATCCTCAGATCCAACAATAAGAAATAAATATAGTAAACCTAAAAATATTGATTTATCTTCTTTATATTATACTTTAAATATTCAAGCAGAGTTAGTTAGAGGGCGTAACGAATCTATAACAGATAATACAGAAGGAATTGGAGTTGAAGTTAGTAATAGATATACTAATGTTATATATTTAAGAACATCAGAAGAATATTGGAAAAATCCTACATATTTCTGGAGACATGGAGTAGCTGGAATATTTGATAATAAAGAAAAAATCTACCCAACTTCATGGTATAAAGAGCGAGATTCAAAAGGAGTACCTCTATCCTATGATCCATTTGAATTCGAATTTGTTGTAAATAAAAATGTTGGATACCATAAAGTTTTCACAAATCTCTTTATCATCTCAAATAATGTCCTCCCAGAATTAGTCTCATTTGAAGTAATTGGTGATGCTTATGATTTCTCTAACATCCCAGATTTAAAAGAAGGTTCATATTTAGTACAAAAGGGAGAGAAAGAAGAAAATGAAGTAGATAATTATATAAAATTCATTGATAATAAAGATTGTAATAATAATAACATCGGAAGTTCTGCTATTATATTCTATGATGATAGATTATCTGAGTATAGTTTAAGAAGGATTCAACCTATTAAGGATATGTCCACTTGTGGTATTATTAAAGGTAATACTAGATATCAAGAAGATTTTGTTAATGTAACTTTAGAACCTTTTAAATATCAAAGAGGGAGTAAGGGGAATATTAAATTAAAAATTGAAGAAACCAGACCTAGAGATAAGTATATAAAGATTAGAGTTAAATATAGTGGAGATAAGAGAGTTATTATTACCGCATTACAAACAATGTTTGAAATAAGTTTTTGTTAAATAAATTAAAATGAAAAAATTTAATATTGGAGGAGTACTTACATCAAGCGAACCATTAATTGGTGCAGTTAGTGCTAGCGAGCCTCTTAAATTAAATACAATGGCATTACAAAATGCTACTTTAGGAAAAACCGGACCTGGAGCTTTAGGTAGAGGATGGAATAAATTAAAGGGTACAGTAGCTTCTTATAATTTATCTAATAACCCCGGAACTAATGTTAGTAATATAAATAATGTTTCTTCTTTATTAGACCTCGGAGCATCTCTAATGCCAAAAGATTATTCTGGAAAGAAGGGAAATATAACAGCTGGGATGGATGCTGGATATGATGCTGTATCTAGTATAATGATGAGTATAAATCCTGCTATTGGAGGTATAATGAAGGCTGATAAACTAGTTGGAAATGGATTAGAGAAATTAGGAGTTGGTACAGATAAAATGACTACAGCAGATGCTATTTTAGGAAGTAGTTTCTTTAACCTATCTACTCTGGGATTAATAAATAATGCTTTTGGGAAAACAACTAGAAAATTTACAGTAGATCAAAATATCGCTAACAATTCCTCTTATACTGGAACGGGTAAATATATCCAAGATGCTGGTGGATATTCTGGTAAAAAATATGGACTTTTTTCTAATAAAGCCAGAAAAAAAGCTAATAAAAAAATGGATAAAGCTCAGGGATATCAAGATACTATAGATGATATTTTAACAGATGCGTCAGATAGATCAGCAAGAGCAGCAAGTTCTTCTGATATGTTCGCAAATAGATTACAACTAGAACAATTAGGAGGATTAAATAATATCCGATTCGGAAGAGATGGATTTAAATTCCTAGAATCTTTTAGAATTAAATATGCTGAATCTCAGAAAAATATTCTTAAATATAAAGATGGTGGTAAGATTGGAGAAAAGAATATAATTCCAGAAGGTAAATTACATAAAGAACTTCATCATTTAGATACAGAAGATATATCTAGAAAAGGTATTCCTGTTATATTAAAGGAAGGGGATAAGATATCTCAAGTAGCGGAAATAGAACGGGAAGAGTTGATTCTTAGATTAGAAGTCACTGAGAAATTAGAGGAATTATATAAAGAAGATACTGATGAAGCTGCTATTGAGGCAGGAAAGTTACTAGTTAAGGAGATATTACATAATACTATCGATAAGGGTAAAGTAATTAAAGAAACTGAATAATGTAGGTATATTTAAATAGAATTGAAATATATTCTATTTAAATATAGCCTTTTATATATAATGCTATGTTAAATTTAAATAGAGTAAATTCTTATTTAATACAAAAGTATCAGAATGGAGGAAAAAGTAATATAAAACAAACTCAAGCAGAGAGAGTATATAATTTTCTCAATCCAGCTGATGGTTATTGGAGTGCTCCTTATTACATACGTCTTCCATATTTAAATTATACTAATACTCCAGTTCCAATCCGAGAAGAAAGGGAATTAGCAACTCCTATTGAAGAGGCTTTCTTTAAACATTATTTAAATTTAGGAAAGGATTCGAGATTAATAAAATCTTCCAAAGCTAGGATAAATGCTGACAAAGATAAAGATCCTAAAAATACTGAATATGTAGGAATCCCACAACCTATAGCCCGTAGAGTACAATCTATGGTAGATACCTTAAATGTAGGTAAAATTCTACGTAATTATGATAAATATATAGAAAAATTTCCAGAATTACCTAGTAAATCTAGATTAGAAAAAATATATAGAACTGGAAAAGAGGTACTAGAATCTGGAGAGCCGAAAGTAGTTAATGAAGGATTAACTGTTAAATATATAGAACGTCCGGATAAGAATCAGCATTTTGCAACAGGATTAGATCTTTTCGGGAATTTTACCATTCAATGGGATAAGGATAATAATACTATCAAAGTAAATGATACATACGACTTTCCTTTTATAGTTACAGGAAAATACACTATTCCTAAAAGAGAGAAATCCTTGGAAATTAGAGAAGATATTAAATTTAATCCCAAAGTAGGATCTTATTTATTAAGAGATAATATGAAGAATTATTATGCTGATGATGAGGATCCTTATTTTAAATAATATATAATTATGTCAGAATTAAAAAAATCAATTGTAAAAGTTAAAGTACATAATAAAGAATACCTCTGTGATACTGCTATAGATGAATGGGAAAGAGAACATGGATTTATGCATATAGAAAGTTTATCTAAAAATCAAGGGCTTCTATTTATATATCCAGAAGTACAAGAAGAGGTAAATTATTGGATGAAAGATACTCCTTTATATTTAGATATAATCTTCATCTCTCCAGAATTTAAAGTAATATCTAATAAAGAAGGGAAGCCTAATGATACAAGTATTATATCTGAAAAGAATGTATTATTCGTATTAGAGGTATCTAATAATTCCGGAATTCGATCTGGAGAAAGTGTAGAGTTTGAGGGATTAGATGAAGTACTTGAAGAAAGATTAGATTATTTAGAAGATTTGGAGGATGAATCTCCTAAAGATAAGATAGAAAATGATATTGATGATTTAGAGGATTTACTAGAGATACTTTCTACTAACGGTAAAGTACAGTATAAAATAAAAGGTGGAGAGAGAATATTTTCTAGGAAGAATACTAGAGTCTTAATTCGCCAAGCTAAGAAAGCAGAGAGATTAAAAACAGATTCTGCGTATAAGAGATTAGGTAAGTCTGTATTTAAATATATGAAAATACAAGATAGTAATGATCCAGAATATGTAAAGACTAAATAATATCAATAAATATATATATTTAAATGAATAAATCTCATACTCTCATATCAATGATCCTAAGAAACGAGGGAGGTTATGTATTTGACCCCGACGACTCCGGAAAGGAGACATATTGTGGAATATCCCGTGCTAATTTCCCTAAATGGGAAGGATGGAAGATTATTGATAAATTTAAACCATTAAAAAGAGGACAGATTATAACAACAGTTAAAGAATTAGAAGATTTAGTAGAACAATTCTATAAAGATAATTTTTATGATAAATGTAAAATAGACGATATAAGCAACATTTATATCTCAGCCCATCTATTAGACCATTCTGTTAATGCTGGTGTTTCTAATGGTATTAAATGCCTCCAAAAAGCTATTTCAGATTTAGGACAATCCTTAGATATAGATGGGAAAATTGGACCGACTACAATCAGACTGGCTAATTTATGTAATTCGAGGAGTTTACTGCAAGAATTTATTTCTCAGAGAAAAGAGTATTATCAAGCAATTGTAGATAGAAAACCGTCACAGAATAAATTTTTAAAGGGATGGTTAAATAGAGTAGATGAGGTAAATAATTATATATCTAACAAATTTAAATCTTAAACACTATGGCTTGTAAATCTAAAAGCAAATCTAAAGGTAAAGGCTCAAAAGGTGGTAAATAATTCAGAATTATTATCCACTACCAAATAATAGGAATTTCACATACAAAATCTTAACTTTGTACAAGTTTAACGTTAAATATTAAAGAAATGAAAGTAAACGAAAAATTTAAAGTAAAAATCTTACAAGAGGGCGGAACTATGCCCGCGGAACCTGCTACTCAGGCTCAACCTAGTCCAGAACAAATCTTTCAGCAAATTCTTCAATTAGCTGCTCAGGCAACTCAAAATCAGGATTGTCAAGCTGCATTGGCGGTATGTTCAGCGTTAGTCGAAATGACTCAGGGACAAGCTGCTCAAGCAGAAGCTCCTACTGAACCTGTAATGGCGCGTCGGGGAGGAAAATTAGTAGTAAAGAAAAGACAATAAATTATCTTAGATGGGGTATTATTTAAATATAATACTCCATTTTTTACTTTAATCATTAACTATGGCACAAGTTCCTAAATTTGAAACTGGAGGTAAATCTCCTTCAAATATAGAAGAATATAATAAAAGGAAGCAAGAATTACAAGACCTTTATAATAAAAAAGAGCAAGAAACAAAGACAATTACTATTAACGGTAAAAAATACGATATAAAAGAAGCTAAAGAAAAACTCCAGAATTGGGTTAGTTCTGATGACTCCCGAAATTTAAAAAACTCTTATAGAAGAAGAGGATCTGGAGTAGATGCTTCTTATAATAGATTTTTAGACGCTCTAACTAAAGGTGATATACAAGAGATTAATAGTACTCCAAGTGGATTTGATATTAAATATAACAACTCAGAAGGATTTAATTTAGGTGATAAATATAGTAGTGATTATTTAGCTAAAGCTATAGATAATAACTTTTTAAATCTTACTGAATATTCTAATACTTTACAAGAACCTGATAAAATAGATGTGTCATGGAATCCTAGAGAATTAATTAATTCCGTATGGGGAGGAAAGATTAATCAGGAAGTATATAATAGGAAAAATACTTCTGAAAGGATTGATGATGTAATTAGGGCTTTAGAAAATAATAGAAGAAGATTTTATGAGTATTTATCATCAGAAGATAAAACTCCATTTAAGGGATATGAGAATCTTCCTTTTAAATCTATACAGGAGTACGATCAATTTATAGAAGATTTATCTCAAGGTAGAAATGGGGATCCTAATTCAGAATTTGATTGGGAAGAACAGAAGAATAATCAGCGTTTTGGTGATTATATATGGAAATATATTTTTGGAGATTCAAATCAACAAAATTCTTCTACCCAAGGATCTACTAAATCCGAAGAACAGATTAAGAAAGAAGAGGATGAAATAAGGAAAACAAATAATCTACCAGAAAATGCTCCTCTAAGTTATAATTTTAACGGAAAAAATATAGTAGTCACTAAAGAAGGATTAAGAGAAAAAGATTCTTCTGGGAATCTTGTGGGATTAAGAGGCTATTTTCCGTTTGAATCTAACCCAGCTACATATATGTTAAAATCTGGATGGTATGATACTGATTATATACCTTATGAAAAGATTAAGGATTATGTAGGAAGTAATATTAAATATTTAAATGATGTATATAATCCAGAAGTATATAGTTGGAGAAAAAATGCTGAGAATATTAAATATAAGAAAGATTGGGATAAAGAACAGAGTTATAATGCTTACTATAAATTAGCTAAGTTATTAAATCTTCCAGAAGGAGAAGAATATGGAATTGATTATTTTAATCCTTATATAGGAGATAATCAAGCGGTTGAAGATTATGAATTTATTGGAATAAATAATCCTCAGAATGTTGAGAGTTATCTAAGTAGTGGTAGACCATATAAATCGGCGGGGATTTATGCTATTAATAAAAAGACTGGAGATATAATTCCTGGAGAATTTAAATATAACCAAGGTTATTTACAATTTAGTCCAACATCAAACTATCCGGGAATTTCCTCTATTAATTTAAATAAACTTAATGTTAATCCAGTTGAAGGGAGAGATTTAACCTTGGGAAGTAAGTTTTTGGCTGATTTATATTCTAAATATGGCTTATATGATAACGAGATTAAACCATTTTTAGGATTAAAATATGCTCCAATGAGTAACTATGCAGGTACCGGATATATACCAAGTGGAGTAGGAATGTATCAAGAAGGTGGAATATTAAGAAATTCAATTTCCTCAGATCTACAAGATAAACAATCTGCTTCTATGTCAGATGTATTCTCCGGTGAATCATTAAGTGCAGCAGATAAAGCAGATTTAACAGCATTAGCATTAGATGTAGCTGGCTTAGCTTCTACCGCTGCGTTTGGTGTAGGAAATGCTGTGGGAGCTGCAACAGGATTAGGATCTACAATTTCTACTGCTATTGCTGATTATAAACGTGACGATGATTGGTCATGGAGTGATACTGGGAACTTAATACTAAATCTAGGAATGGATGCAGCAACATTAATTCCCGGATTAGGAACAATGGCTAAAGGAGCTAAAGTAACTAAAGCAATAAAAACAGCAGCTCCAATACTACGTAAAGCATTCACTGCATTAGGATTAGGAACTTCTCTTACTGCTTTAGGTAAAGTAATGTCAGGAGAAGAATTAACTATAAATGACTGGAGATTGTTAGCTAATGGATTAAATGCTGTAACGGGTATCGGTAGAAATGTTGCTGGGAAGAAGTTATATACTCAAAAAGCTGGTGCAGGAGAATTATCTAAACCTCTAGAAGTTAATGTTAACGGTAAAACTAAAGAAGTTTTATTTAAGAATAATGAGGTAGAGGGATTTAATAAGATGTCGACAGAGGATAAATTAACTACTGTCAAGACTAAATTAAAATCTCAATATACGGATTTAACTGATGAGGATTTAAGTAATATAAAAATACCTAAAGGTAAATGGTATAATCCTTTCACACGTGGAGTTGGAAAAGTAAAAGAAACTAAAGTAGCTGGAAGAGAATTAACGCCAGAAACTTTAGATAAGATTAAGAATAATAAACTTTCATCCTTCCAGAAAGGATTAGTAGCAGAACAGGCTTATTATAGACGTGGTAATATTCAGAAACAATTAGAGGATAATAATATTTATCTCGGACAAATTTCAGGTGCTCCTACTGTAGTATATCATGGAAAATTAACTGAAAAAGTTCCTGGAAAAATTAATTTAAGAGCTCCTAGATCTGAAATACTTGAGCAAAAAGAGCAATTAATACATAATGTTGTAAATCCAATAAAAGGACCTACAGATTCGGAATTAAATAGTTCTATACTAGAACAAATGCAATTTACACCTTTTGGAACAACGCGTCCTTTAACAGAACCTTCTGGGAGAGCTAGTAGAATGACTAAATCTGATGTAAAAAAGGCACGAGATAAAATTTATATTTACAGCAATGAAGGAAAGGCAGAAATAGCTAAAAATAAGCAAAAACTAGAAGAAGCTAAAAAACGTAGACAATTAGCATATTTAAAAGGTCAGGAAACAAAAAGACGTAACGAGTTAGGATATAAAGAAGAAAATAAGAATTTATCTAGAATAGTTACAACTCCGAATGAAAGTGTTAGTAATCAAAACGACGAAAGAATATTAGATCTCTTAATTAAAGCAGAAGAGGACGCAGCATTAAGAAAACGTATAAACGCTCAAGAATATCAAGCTGCATCTAAACATTCCTCTAAAAAGAAAACAGTAAGCAAGAAGAAAAGTAAAGATGTAGGAGATAGATTACCTAAAAAACATAAGGATGGAGGTACTTTAGATTACTTTTTTATTCGAAATAAACTTCTTAAAGAAAGAGATAAATATGAATTAGGCTCTAAAGAATGGATTGAAGCAAATAAAAAAGTTAAGGAATTTAAAAATGGAGGAGTTATTAAATATCAAGATGGGGGAGTTACACCTACTAACATATTAGAAGAAGTTGTTGTAACTAGAAAATCGCCTTCTAGAATAAGAAGAATTGATTCCGAAGTTTTAAATAATAATACTTTTGATTTTAATTTAAAATCAATGAATACACCTTCTTTAAATACTCCTATCACTAAATCTTCAACTGGTTCTAATGTTGAATCTCAAAATTATCTTCCAACTAAATCGTCATTAGGAAGTATTCCTTTAACTACTATATCTTCTTTAGCTTCTGCTATACAAAAAACAGCAGCTAATAATAAGATATATAAAACATTAAAAAAAGATCTAAGACCTTCTTTAATAAATCTTCCTACGGATTTAAATTATTCTATTCAAGGAAATGAAGGAGTTAGACAAGCTTATTATAAACAAGCAGCAAATTTAGAAGGATTAACTAGAACACCTCTAACCTCAGATGCCGATAGACAATTAGCATATAATTTAGAAGTAGCTAAAAATGCAGCAGAAGCAAGATTGCAAGGAGATTTAGCAAATGAACAAGCTATACAACAGTCTAGAGAAAAAGCATTCCAAGTTAATGCTAATAATTTAATGAGAAGAGAGGAAGCTGCAAATAGAAATCGTTTAGCTATTACAGAGTATTTAAATACTTTAGCGAATTTAAAAGCTCAGAAGATAGGACAAAATGCTAATATCTGGGATACATTCTTACATGATGTAACAGAACAAACTAAGCAGTATATAAATACAAATAATGCTAGAAAAGTACATGAAAAACTCTTAGATTCTCAATATAAAAATGCTAGGTTATCTACAGAGGATTCTATTACTGCATCAGATTTACAGAGGAGATTAGACGCATTATATCAGAAAGAAGAATATAAGAAAGATCCTACTAAATTATTCTTAGATCCAGAATATAAAAATATTATTAATGCTCAAAAAGAGTTACAACTTAAAGGATTAAAGAGAAGTATAGATTTACAAAAATTAGGATTATCCGGACAATATCCTAAAGTATTTAGATTTGGAGGAATAATTAAGAAATAATATGAAGTTAAATATTAAAAAATTTCAAGAAGGAGGACAACTGGCCCCGTGGGTTGGGTATTCTCCTTTCTTTCAACCTATTGGAAGAGAAGAAGGGACATCAGCTGTAGCTAATTCTTCTGCTAAATCTGGTGATACTAAGATTGATAATTCTCAGAAACAGTTAAAAGATATTATAGGTCAAATGGTTGGTAAAGGATTAACTAATGAAGTTAATTATTTCGCAGAACAAGTTGGTAATATCTTTGCTGATACAGATCTTTTAGGACAACCTATTAGCGTTAGACAATATACAGGATTAGTATCTAGATTAAATGAGATTCAGAATAATAAACAGATATTTGATCAAGCAAAAGAACATGCACTATCTAAAGGGACACTTTCAGAAGCGGCAATAGATTATTCTGGAAATTTATTCGCACAAAACTCTGATGGAGAACTTGTTATGATTACTCCAGATCAATACTCAGAAAGTAGAGAAGAGTATAGAGTATTAACTAATAATGATCTCTTAACTCTAAGGAATAATAGTAAAGCTTATATATTTGATAACAGCTTATCTCAAACGGTTGCTGGAAGTTTAAATATAAATGATATAAGTAAACGAATAGAGGAGGTTGTTAAATCTATAGGAGTAGAAAAACAATCTTCTGATTATTACTTTGATAAAGCTAGAGCTACTCAATTAGAAAAAGGATTACAAGCTATTGTAAGTGAGAAGTTAAATACCGCTCCTGATGGAACTTTTAAATTAACTGAGGAAGTTGCTACACAAAGAAAAAATGCTAATCTTGCTTTAAATTACATATGGAATAATTTAGACCAACAATCTAAAAATACTTTAATCGCAAGAGCTGCTATTAATAATACTGGAGATCCTAGAGAAAATGCTATAGAAAGTATTAAAAATATCCTCATCTTCGGAACTGATCACTCTTATTCTCAATCATTAAAAGATGAGAATATAGAAGGTAAATCAGGAAGTGGTTCTGGAGGTAAAGGAGGATTAACTGATATTAACCCTCTAATGAGTTATGTATCAGATCCTAAAAATCAGAAATATGTAGTAAATGTAGGAGATAAATATTCTTTTGATGCTAAAGCTAGTATTAGACCATTAATAGGAGCTAAAGGAGAAGTATTAAATGAGAATTATTTATCTGATATAATTACTAACGGAGGATTAGGTTCTTTAGTAGATATTTCAGGAGCTTCTGTTGGAACTGGGGTTACTTTAAATCCGAATGATTTAAGTAAGATATTATATGAAGGAGATAGAGTAGCGATGACATGGTTACCATATATAACAGATCCTAAAACAGGTTCTAAAGTAGTAGATTTAAAAGCATTAAAGCGTTTAGAAGATGCAGATAGAGAAATTTCTGCTATAGGTCCTACAGTTACAGAAGATCAGAAATTAAATATATACAGAGCACATAATGTAGATCATTTAATACTTAGAGGCGGAGAACCAGCACAAAGTCAATTATCTTATATGCATCAATTTATGGTTATTCCATCTCTAATTCCAGAAGAAGTGGCAGAGGAAACTCAATTAAATAGTATTACTAAGAGATTAAATAATGATTTAGAGGATAAGGCTAGAGATATGTATGCTAGAGTTAGATCTAATCTAGAAAATAAAATGTTGAGAGCTAATGGTTACATACCTCCAGAACATTGGTATAGACCTGATGATGATATATATAAATCCTCTATATTCTTACCTGTACAAGATGAGTTAATGTCAATCTTATTTACTGGAAAAACTGCTCCTCAAACAACTAAATCTAATTTAGATTATGAAAATGTAATAAGAAATACTAATCAAATTACACAACAAACTGGAGGATTAAATCCAGCTGCATTTAAATAATATGGATAATTTAGAAAAAAAGGATTGGTTTGGGTTATATTACTCAAACCAAGATAAAACTTATATAGACTTCTTACAGAACGGAGTTACTCCTAATGATATAGAATTGAAATCAAAGGATGAATATAAACAAAACGAAAAGATTGTTCAGGCATTTACTGCACCCGATGGAAAATTTGATGATAACGCATTTGATACATTTTATAATAAAGCATTATCCTCATATAACACATTATCTATAGGACAGTTTACAGAAGAGGATCTTCCCAAAGTGCAATATGATATAATGTCTCCTTTTAAATCTCAACTTTCTCCTGTACAAGATATTTCTTTAGATATAATAAAGACTAAAAATCCTTTTATTCAAAGCACCGGATTAAATACTATACTAGGGACAGAAATGACTAGTATGTCTACTAGAGAAATGGCTCAGCAAAATAAAATTTTTGATACTGAGAATAATAGGTGGATGGATATTACTCCAGAAGATTTAGGATTTTGGGGAACAATAACTAAAACTCCAATAGTCTTAGCTCAATATGATAAAGATATACAAGAAACTGATCCAGAAACGGGAAGATTAATACAACATAAAAAAGGAGAAATAAAATTAGATGAAAGTGGAATGCCTTATTATGAAACTCTTGGTAATCGAGAGGTTCACGGTAAACAAGTATTAAGTGCATTTGATGTAATTACTAGAGAAAATTCTACGTGGAATAAATTTGATTTTTTTGATAATGATGGAGAAGAATCTAGTATCGGATCTACTATAGCACAAACTGTAGCTAGTATCGCTCCTTTATTTATCCCATATGTAGGTCAGGCTTATGCTGGAGCTTTAGTACTTCGAGAAGGTACTAAGCTAGGTATTACTCTATATAAAATGATGGATGGGTTTATTAATAATAATCCTAATCCTAATTATGGAATATTAAATACTATAGAAGCCAAAGCCAATCAATTTAATACTAGTGTATCTGATAAATCCCAAGAAAAAATATTAACCTTTGAGAATTTTGGAAGATTAATCTCAGATGTTGGCAGTCAATTATTCCAACAAAGATTATTAGCTCAAATTCCGAACTGGCTTGGTATTGGAAATTCTGAAAGGGCTGCTTTAAAAGCTATAAAAGCTAAATATGGAGATGATATAATACAAGCTATTTCTGATGGTAGTATAATTCAAAATAGAGGATTATATAATACAATTACCCGTAACGATCCTGCTGTTATAAATGCAATAAATAAAGCTAATATAAGAAATAATTTCTTAGGTAGATTTATGGCTAATTTCTATATGTCCGGAACTTCTACAATGGATGTTTATAATGATGCTTTAGATGCTGGATATGATAGAAGAACAGCAGCCTTAACTGCTGGCTTAGCTATGGGTGCTACTACTTGGATGATACAATCTACAGAAATAGGACAGAAAGCTTTAGAGGGATTAGGATTTGATAGTGAAAGAGCTGCTATAAGGAATGCTGGAAAAAAGTTTATCGAAGAAAATAGAGAATTATTACATTATACTGCAAATAATACAAAAGATAAAGCTGCATTTAATTCTGTATTAAAGAAAGCTATAAATACATTTAAAAAAGTAAAGGAACCTATAAATAATATTATCTCAGGTTCTGGAATAGCTAGTAATGCTGTAGCTGAAGGAATTGAGGAAATGTCAGAAGAAGCTATTATAGATATGTCTAAAGCTATTACAGATGTATTCACAGGAATTTCTGGTACACAAAAAGATGCTTCTTTTGATTTCTTATCCTCTAATCCATTAGAAAGATACTTAATGGCTGGTTTTGGAGGTGCTATTGGTGGAGCTATATTTAAAGCTGCTAATAATTTATCTGATATAAATAAAAGAGTTCCGGAACAAGCTACTGATAATATCTTTTACATATTACGAAATGGAGGTAAATCTAAATTAATCTCAGAATTAGAGAGATTAAGACAACAAGGTGTAGCTCCAAAAAATCTTTCTGCTACTAATAGAACAATAGAAGGAGAGAATATAAATTACTCTCCTGTAGAATCTGGAGATATTTCCCAAAATGATGCTGTAATAGACTTATCGTTACAATTAATAAATCAATGGGATGCTATTATTAATGAAGAAAATCTACGCCTTAGTGATGAGGAATTAATATCTTTATCCGCATTAAGGGATAAGAGAGTAGAAGATCTTATTAAATTTGATGGGAGATTAGATATTATTAGGGATTATAATCAATTAGGAAAAGAAATAGGAAACTTACTCCTGGAGAAGAAAGATATAGAGAATCAATTAAATGCTCCTAATAAAGAAATTCCTAATAAAACAGAGTTGGAGAGTAGATTAAATATACTAAATGAAGAACTTCAACAAAAAAGAACAGAGAAGGATATACTATTACGAGGAGGAAAATCCGAAGAGTATTTAAAAAGAGCTTTATTTAATATAAGCGAGATATCTAATAAAATCTACTCTTCTGATATATATACATATACAGAAAATATTCTCGGAAAATCGTATGGATCTTTATCAGAATCTGAAAGAGAGGAAATTAAATCTAGATATAAAGCTTATAGAGAAGATAATAATGAGAAATTAGATAAAGCGTATAAAATATTTACGTCATTATCACAGAAATATGGTGATAATATTATAAATATAGTATCTAAGTTACCGTTATTAAATAAAATAAAAGGATATCTATCAGGAATAGATGAAGAGGCCTTACTTAATCTTGATGAAGATGCAAAACGTAATTTTGATTTAGCGAGAAAGTTAGGACTTGAATTAGGAGTTCCGGTAGAAAGAGGAATTGATTATATATTTGAATACAGAAATACGGATTTATCTGATATAAATACTCAGAATATAATTAAAAATTTCTTTAATTCAATAAATCAAGATGGATCTGGAATTGATGTAAGTAATATCTTCTCTGCATATAAGAATTCTGGAGAATTTATATCTAATATATTTGATACAATATTTAATATAGATCAGAAAATAGATACCTTATCTAATTCTATTAATAATAAATTAAACTCGAATCCTACTTTAGATAAAAATTTCGTAATAAGAGAATCTATAGAAGAATTTTTAAATGAGAACGTTTCTAATTCTGTAGTTAAATCTTATATACAAGATAATTTAAATCTTCCTAATTTAAATTCTCCAGAGGAAGCGATATCTAATATTAGAAAGATTCTTATTAATTTATCTGGATTATTACAGTTTAATCTAATTCCCCAACTTAGGACTAGATCAATGATGAATTTAATTGAAAGTGCTAGAAATGAGGGAATAGAATTAACTAAGGATTTATATTCTTATATAAAGACATATCTAAAATCAGATAATAAAGTAGAATTAGATTACTCTTCTTATGTATCTAATCTTTTATCTTATGTGGATGAGAGTCTTGGGGAATTAGTTAATTATGATTTACAAAATATAAAATCCCAATCTCCGGATTTTCAAGCTGCTTTGAAAGAGGGATTTGAAGAAATTGGAGTTAATAATTTAGAAGAGATAATACAAATATCAGAAGAGTTAAAAAACGTAAAAGATTGGTTTGAAATAGCGAATTTATTAAAAAATTCTAATTTAAATGATGTAGAGAAAAGGATCATTATAGAAAGTATAAATGATTCAAATAAATCTAAAACAAAATCATCTTTATCAGAAATAAATATTTTATCAGAAGCTTCGATAGATTCTTCTCAGTTAGTAGAGAATCCTTTAAATACTTTATTGTCTGAGATATATTTAAATATAGATGAATCTGCTGGAAACATTAATATCTTTGAATTATTATCAAATGAAAGTGATTTATTAAAATCTACTAATACACTTTCTGATTATGTCTTGCAAGGAAAAGTTAAATTAGAACAACTTGATACTGCGATAAATGTGATTAATGCACTACAATCAGTAGTATCTTCGATGCAATCTTCTACTATTGAAAATGGGGGATATGGATTTAATTCTACTTTAAATTATATAAGAGAGAAATTAGGAGTATCAGAAAAGCTTCCAGAAATAGAATCTAATTCCGCGTTTGAAGTTATACAAGAATTAGAGAGGATAAAGAATAAATTAGGATTTTATAAAAAATTATCTGAGCAAAATAAAGGTAATAAACTTAAAGAGCATAAGCTTACAGCTATAAAAACTAGACAAGCTCTTATAAAGAATTATCAAGATAAATTATTTAAAAATAGAGCTCCTGAATTATTTGAAGGAGTGGATGATATATTATCTAATTATAATTTAGATAGTTTAAATAATTCAGATTTAACCGATGAAGAATATATTTCATTAGAGAAACTTATTCTAGAAGTAGAAGATAGAATTTATGATAATGCTACTAAGTTATCTAAAAATAATACAGTATCTAAAGAACATTTAATATCTAAATTATTTCAAAATTATGATTATTCTAAATTAATGAAAGAAGCTTATAATAATCCAGCTTCTTTAAATTCTGAAATAACTGAGATGTCTCCCTCCGATTTATTTATTTATTATCATACTATATTAACCACAAAAGCATCTACATTTAATAATGCATTAAGAGATATAGTGAATGAATCCTTGGGATCAGATAAACAACTTATAATTCCTATATTTTCTCAAGAATATGCTGCAAGGATTGCGTTAGCTTGTATTATAGATATAAACTTCATGAACAACTCTACCGAGTTAACTAAGGAGTTTGAGAATAGTATTACAAATCCAGCACTTAGAGATAAATACAAGAATTATATATCTAGACTACAAAATACAGTATTTATAAATGGAGCTCCCGGAGTAGGTAAGACTACTGGTGTTAATTCTTTAGTATTTAAATTAGCTAATAAATTATTGGGAGAACAAGGTGCTGTTATATCTGGACCTAAGGTACAACAAACAGTTAATTTATTAGATTCAATTACTGGAGAATCTTATTCTGAAACGGAAGGATTAAATACTATAAATGATGCTATTAAGAATAAAAAACTAACAGCAATTACTGCTGATATGTTATTAAATTCTATTTTAGTATCCCCAGAAATAATAGAAAAGGCCAAGAAACAGTTTAATGATTCTCAATCTAAAACCATTCCGGAGAATGAGAGAGTTATAGATATACTAGAAACTCAAGACAAGGAATTAGTTGTTAGAATAAATCCTAAATATTTAACTCCTTCTAATTTTAAATCTGGAATATTTCAAGATCAAAGATTGATATTTATTGATGAAGTTACACAATTATCTAAATTTGAATTAGAATTATTATCTTCATGGGCTCAACAAAATGATAAGATATTAATTACTTCTGGTGATTTATTACAATCTGGTTATGCTGGAAGTGATGGAGCATATTTAGGAATAGATGTAGATACTAATTTAATATACACACCTACTTTAGCTACATCTTTAAGAATTACTAATATCCATAAAAAAGATAACTTAGATTCTTTAAGAGTATTAACTGATAGAGTTAGAAATGTAGATAGTTACTATACTACAGGAGAATTTAATTTAGAAGAGGGAATAAGAATAGCGTTATCTAACTATGAGAACGTACCTAGTCTAAAATATTATGAAGACGACGTAAAACTCTCTGGAGATAAAATTGTTGGATCTATTTCTACCTTTGATTTAGATAAATTAGTTCGTGACTCAGAAGAGCCAGTAGGATTTATATATGATGATGTAAATTCTGATACATATAAGCTAATAGATACTTATATAAAAAAGAATCCTGGAAAAATAAGGAAATTTAAACTTGAAGAAGTACAAGGTTCAGAAGCTAAATACTTTATAGTAGATAAGAAATTTAATTTCGGATCTCATGGAGAATTTGTAGAAAAAGCTACTAGAGATTTATATACTGCTATAACTAGATCTAAAGAAGGTACTATTATTATAAATAATGGGTTAACTACTAAACTTACTAAAGGATCTGAAAGAATTAGTTATACACAATCCTCTATATTAAATAATGAAGCTGCTAAATCTTTCTCAGAATTAAGATTGAAAGCTCTTAATGCTTCATTAGAGAATAAAACTATAGAACCTCAAAAAAAAGAATCTTCTACTACATCAATCTCAACACGTCAGCCTAATGTAGAATTAGGAAAAGTTTTAGACGCTGCATTTAGTGATTCTCCAGAAGCTAATAGAGAAATTCAACAATTAGAAAGAATAGAATCTAAAACAGAGAAACATTCTCCTGATAGTTTTATATGTTATTCTTATAGAACAAGAATTAAACCTAAAGCAGAAATTAATGGTGATATAACTACTTATAGCATTAAAGATTCCGCTATAATGCTAAGATTAGATTCAAATAGTGAACATAGAGCATTCTTTAATGGAGAAATTGATGGTTTAAATCTTACACAATTCGAAAGAGTTGATGAAAAGATATTAGAAGTAAAGAGTATATTATATAATTACACAAAATCCAGAAGAAATAAATTATTTAAAGATTATAATATTGAACAAGATCTATCTAATTTATATAATGACATATCTGGAAATACTGGAACATTAGATTTATCTAACGGGAAGTTTGTATTAAAAGCAACTAAATATTTTAATAAATCTATAGGAAAAGAAGATTCTGTTATTAGAATTATATATGAAATTCCTATATTAAATTCTTCTACAGAAGAGAATACTGTAGAGCTTTATATAGTAGAATTACCAAATATTAATAATGAATCTTTTAGAATTAAAGATTCTGATACTCCAGAACAAAGAGCTTCTAAAGCATGGTTTGTAGAATATCAAAAATTCTATGGACAAATAATGAATAGTTTCATTTTGGATGAAAGTGGAAAATCTAATAAATACTTCCAGCTTAGAGATGATTTCGAATTAGAACGAATTACTAATAGTATTATATATAAAGGATCAGATAAGAAAAAATTTGCACATGTTCCATTTGAATCTAAAGAATCCGAATTTAGAGGAATTTACTTCTCCAAACCTTATATAGTAACTAATACTAGATACGGTAAATCTAATCGGAATGAGTTATTAATTCAACGTAACGAGAGATTAAATACTCTATATAATGATTATTATGAAACTTTAGAGGAATATAATAAAGCAGATACTACTCAAAAATCTAGATTAGAACCTATATTAAAATCTAAATCTGAGAGATTAAATGCTGAAATAAATAAGAATAATATCAAAGGCAAAGCAGTAGTATTTGCTACACATAGTAAATATATATTTGATGAGGATGATAATATTATCTCAGAAGATCAGTATGGAGATTATTACATAGACCAAATGAATGGAAAATATGATAATGATCCAGATAGAAGAGATAAAATTAGAATGATCATTTTAAATCCGGAAGGACAAACATTCCAATCCTTTATATCTAAATATAGAGAATTTATAAATTCATATAAAAAGAATTCTGGAGTAGCTAAATATAATGGTAAATTTTATAAATCTTACTTTGGAGATTTTATAGGGTTTGATACATTGTTATCTATATATAATTATTATAATTATTTAAAAGCTAACGGGAAGCCAGACTCTAAACATATCAAAATCGCTGAGAAATTATTTAATTCTCTATCCTCACTTTCAACTAAAGAGGGAAATGCGGAAAACCCATTTGATCTTCCTAGTGCCAAAGTTAAATTTGGACTACCTCATGTTCTGAGGATAATGGAGAGATTACATATAGAAACTACTCCAGAAGAGATTAAGAAAATGGAGAATTACTCTTCTTCTATTAATGGGAATGATGTACTTAAATTCATAAATAAGATTATAGAATTTAAAATAAATCAAAGACTCCATCCTGAATTATTAGTATCTTCTCCGATTATAAATGAGGAAAATGGTGGAATATTCCAAGACTGGAACAAAGAAGATGGAATTACCGATTTAGATATAATTGATTTTATGGAATTTGCTATGTTAGGAAGAAGAAATTATAAACAACCTGACGGAAGCATTAGTTCTGTAGAAGCTCCTAATTATAATCCTTTATTTAAAAATGGAATCTTCCCATTCCCTGTTTATGAATTAACGGATAAGAAAACTGATTATACTGGAGGGGAATATTTCTATGAAGCAAGAAATCTGGAAGGACAATATTATATAGATAGAGATATTCAAACTCCACAATTTGTATTTCAACCATCTAAGGATTTAGCTTCTCCAAATAATTTCGGAATCACAAGAGTAGAGAATAATAATAGAGAGGTATCTAATAAAGATGGTGAAAAACAAAAGAGTAAAGAAGTTTATAGAGCAGAATTATATAATAATATAAAAGATAAATTATCAACTTCTAATATGGATTTAAATTATCTACTTATTAATAATATCTCCTTAGCAACTATAACAGGTTCGATGGATAGAGATGTGGAGAGTAATATAAATTCCACTATAGATATAGTAAATACTATATTAAAAACTCAACTTATAAAAGTAGACGAAATATCAGAAGTAGATTATATAGAATATAAAAATAATGAATTAAAGATATATTCAAGCCCTATAGAAAATATAGAACAAAACGATAGTATTTCTGAGGAAAATAATATATCTTTGTCACAGATATTCGGGAAAATGTTTGATGTGGTATCAGATCCTAAAGATTTAGAAATGTTAAAAAATATAACAAAAGTATTATTGACTTATGACAATAATAATTTATTAATAAACTATGTAACTAAATCTGAAATCACCCCTGATACAGTAAATTTAATTTTATCTAATATAAATATACAAACAATACTATCTGATATAAATAAGATAAGAAGTAAATATAATATTTGTTAAATATGGCTTGTAAATTTTTTGATTCAAACACTAGAAGCCCAGAATTTTTAATAAACCTATCTCCCTGGATTAATTTTCAGGGAGATACTATTTCAGATCAACAATTTCAGAATATTAAAAATTCTCTGCAAAAAGATTTTATCATTGATTCTGATGAAAATTTAGTAGATGCAATAAAAGAATACATAAGATTATTTTCCTATAATACGGAATTAAATACAATACTTAATAATTCCTTAGATAAAATTTTAACTAAGAATATAGAAAAAACTTTACCTCCGGAAGAATATAAAAATCCAGATCCTCTAGTAACTACATTAGAGAATGAAGTAAAGACTATAGAAGAAGATGAATCTGTGACGGAGGAGGATAGAGATTTAGCTACGAAGGAATATATAGAACAATTAAATAGAAGTAGAAAAAACGTTACCTATAACGAAGAAATAAAGACTAATAGAGATTTAATTACTAAATTTCAAAATAATAATAGTTTATATAATAGATTTGTTTCTACATTTAAAAGAGAGATATTTAAAAATTCCTTTCTAAATCTGGATTCTGGAAAAATTGTTCAAACTTATTCAGAATTAAATAATAATATTGCAGAATATAAACAGATATTATTTAATCATATAACAAAATTTTTAGGAGAAAAAGATATCATTCCTTTATATAATCAGGATGGATCTTTTAATATTACAGAATTTACTACTATTATATCTAGATTAAATGAATATTATGATCAACATAATCCTACATCAAAATTAAATTCAATCAATAATATTCTATACACTCCTTTATCTAAATCTAATCAAGATTATCTAAATGCATATAACGCTTTAGTAACTTTAGAGAATTTTGATAATTTAATAGTATTATTAACAGACGGATTAATTTCAATAGATCCATTTAAATTAGGAATTAAATCTACTAATAGAAATGAAATTAAATATCTTCCATTTACTAAAAATGCATTAAGACAACATTTTAGAGTTAATGAGGATTCCGATATAAATAGAGAAACTACTAGTTTAACTAAAGCCATTATACAAAATATTCCTTTATTAGATTCTGATGGGAAATGGGATGGAATATCTTATATGACAGTCAATGAATTTAATAATGCCATATCTAGAATCGGAGATCCTGTTATTAAATCTTCTAATAAATATAATTCATTAAAATTAGGTAAATTAAATCCTACAGTAGCTTATATAGAATTTTTTAATTCTTTATTTGTTACAGATGGAAAAACTGATCCATCAAAAATAAATAAATTTAAGAAGAATTTAGACTTTAATTTAGATACTAAAAAGGCATTATTGTCTATATATAAATACATCTTTGACTCTACTCCAGAAGCTAAATCTTTATATAATATAATTAAAGATAACCAAGGAGATTTAAGTTTTAACTATTTCTTGGATGTCTTAGCTTATATGAATAAACAGGATGGATCAGAATATATATCATATGAATATAATTCAGAAAGTAGAGAGTATGAAGTAAATACATTCTCAAATCTAACTTATGAATCCTCTTTATTTAGACAGGAAAGAAATTTAACTGAATATGTTGATTCTATAGCTAGAAATGGTGATTATGATAATACTGTTTTAAATGTATTACGAAATAAATTTAAAGTTAAAGTTTTAGATGATTCTATTTCAATTACTATTGGATCTAGGACATTATTTATAAATGATCATTTAAATACTGCTAATGAAGATGCAATAACTGGAAAAGATTTAAATAAGGAGTTGTTAGATAGTATTACAATTCCAAGTCCTGAGAAAGTTAGTACTATAATAAATGGAAAAGAGTTATCGGAGTCTATCATGAATGGGTATAGATTACTTGAATTACTACAATTATCTACAGACATTCCATTTATAAATAGTTCTGGACAGTTATATTCTATATTAAAATCTCAATACAAAGTAGAAGCAGAATCTAATTTAAAAGGAGATCTCTTAGGACTACTATATAGAACACTTAAAACAATTGATACTTTAGATTCTATATATAAAGAATCTAGTAAAGTTAGTCTTACTCCAGAAGAATTTAAATCCAAAGTAAAAAAATCTTTTCCGGAATTTAAAACAATGAAGGATATTACCTTTAATAAATTCTTCACATCTAATAAGACTAGACCTAGATTAAAGGTTAATTTAAATTCTAAAGGAGATAGATCTAGTATATTTAAAGCTGTAGTCAGTTCCATAAATTTATTAAATAGAGAAGCTAGTCCAAGTACATATAAAAACTCTGACGGAGATAATGTACCATCTATAGGATTGATGAATTTAGTTAAAAACATACACGAGTTTATATATACTACTAAAGACTATCAGAATAATATTAGAAAACATTCTAATATATCTAATATATTCGAATCTAATATATTCTATAATAATCCAGAATATTTAAAAGGAATTGGATTAAAAACAGAATTTATATCTCCAAATGGAACAACAGTACAAAAGAATAAATTCAATGTTTCTGAGTACGGAGTATCATCTATAATATTAGATTATTTCAAAAATCTAATGGATGATCAAATTGATTATATAGAATTTCTTCCAACTGTATACGCAGATAAATCTAATCAATCTCTTATTAAAATATCTAAGGATATTAAATTTGATGGGAAGAATATTAAATCTGCATCTGCTGCTCAGATAGAAGTAGAGAATTTTAATAGTCAACAGATTTATTATACTAATCTATTATCAAATTTATTTAAATCTTATTATAAAATAGGTGAAAGACTAGGTGTTTCTTTATTAGATTCCATACCTAAAATTAAAAATAAGAAAGAAAAAGCTGAGATTATAAATAATAATATCATCGCAATAAATAATCTCTTATCTACTAGATGGAAGGAAGTCTCTCAAATAGCTAGAGAATTAAGTTTAGAAGATCCTAATTTTAAATTTATAGAAGAAGTTCATTATTCTAAAGTGGAAATGTCTAAAGGTAATAGCGTATTTAGATTAAATCCATTTATAGAGAATATGGCTAATATCTATCAAGTATCTACTGTAGACGATTCTTATTACAAGGATTTTATAAATAGATCAAAAGAAATATTTAAAAAAGATTTAAAATCTAAAGGTATTGAAGTAGATACTAAAGTATTTAAATTCTTAAAAGATATTCCTTCTCTAAAAAATTGGATTGGTAGGGATGGAATGATGATATTAGAAAAAGATGGGAAATTGAATCCTATATTAGAAAAATATTTCTTTTTAGATGGGTTCTTATCTGACCAATTCCTTCAAGTAAGTGTAGGAGAACCTTATGCACATCCATCTAAATTAAGAGGCGTGTATTATTTAAATTCCGATGGATCTATAAATCCGGAATATTTTATCCGGGATCATGCTAATAGATTATTAGCTCAATATAAACGTATGGTTGCTATGCAGGCTACTATACACAACTATTATCAAAAAGCATTAGAAGGAACAACTCCAACTATAAATGTAGCAATTATCAAAGATATAGAAGCTCCTGTATTTAATCCTTCTGGGGAGACTGATAATGTAAAGGTATTAGATGGCTCTATGGAATGTAATCCATTTCAGAATGTGTTAGAGAACAATTCAATGTTTAGCTCTAGTGCTGGATATAATAGAAAGAATTTTGGATATAATGTAGATCCTGAATTTGGTAATGGGTTATTAATGAAATGTGCTATATTCTCTATAACTAATTATCGAATGAGAAAATCTCCAGAGAAAGTTAAATTGTTGCAAAAAATGACTGATAGAAAATGGGATGTTCCTATTATTGATTTAATGCAAGATTTTAACGATAATGAACGTCATCTTAGAGATATTATATCCGAGGATTTATATTATTATAATACAAATAATGGAGAATATTATAGAATAATTGATTTAGAGTCTCTAGGAAATAATACTTATAATATCATAGAACGAAGAGTTAATAAAAATGGAGGAGATACTCAAAATAGTAAAAATGTAACAAGAACTGTAGTAATAGATAGTAATTATAAATTATGGAAAGCTTTAGGTGGAGAGTATTCTTATTCATTAGATAATTCCAATCCTTTAGATCCTTATTTAAGTAATTCCGGGGATAGAGGAGAGGCTTCTGTAAATGCTACAGTACAGTTTATGAATAAAACCGGATATTATATAACTAAGAGGGATTTATTAAATATGGTTAATGGAGATTTAGATTTATTAAATACAATTATATCTAAACAAGATCTTCCATTTACATTTAACAATATTCCAGAAGATTCTAGTTATATATTAGACGAACAAGGAAAATTAAGAGTAATACTAGATCAGAATTATATATATCAACCTCTTAAATACTCTGATATACATTATCTAGCAAATGGAACATCAATAAAAGTTGGAGCATTTAATACAAATCCAGCTAGTGCTAGATACGATGATACTCCTTTATCCTATGGTAAAGTTGGTACACAATTCATGGGTATTCAAATGGATGCAGATCACCATGCTGATTTATCTACTGTTACTGAATCTACTCAGATTATTAGTACTTTAGCAGCCAATGGATATACATCAGATTTAGCAGATGCGGCTTATAGAGCTTTAGGTTCTGTAGTAAATACTACTTTAAAGAAGTATTTTGAAGCACATAATCAAGCTAATAACTTAGAAACTCTTACAGAATTAGGAGAAGCTAATAAAACATTATTATATAAACTTCTAGCTAAAGCAACTATTAAAGCATTTGAAGGGAGCTCTGGAGATGGAGTAATTACTGGTTATTTAGAAGAAGCTGCAAGAGAGTTTGAGGAGAATTTAAATAATGAATTATTTAATGCTAGAGATTTAAGATTTAAAATTCCATTCAGTTCCGGAAGTATAAATAGTTCTTTTATAACTATGTTAGCATCTAAAATGAACTCTGATAGTATTAAAAGAACCTTCTCTGGTATGGGAGCTGTAATGATTCCTTCTTATGGATCTATAAAACATTATTATTTTGATGGATCTGAGAATTTATTTGATTCTAATAGAAATGTTTTAAGAGGATACTATTCTCAGGAAGATTTAATACATATAGCTAATGAAGCTGGTTATTATTCTTTTACTGATGAAAATGGAAATATTCTTAGATCAGGTTTGGATAGATATTTAGAAACAGGAAATTTAACACAGGAAATATCTACGGATTTAATAGAATTTGGTGATATTGTATTAGATTCTACTACTGGAGAACAGGTGGATATAAATACTTATGATAAATTTAAACACTATCGAAATTTAAATACTACAGTAACTAATTTAAAAGGAATCAGAAAAGAACTTCAACCTTTTAGAGCTACTTGGAGTATTGATGGAGTAAATAAGAAATATAATATTTATGACCATCCGATAATCGAAGATATGTTTAGATTAAGAGAGTCTAAAGCATCTAAAGAGGAAATTCTAGCACTTCAACACTTTGTTAATAGATACATTGGATTGTTGGATGAGAATATTATGTTATTAGATCCTAGAATGCCTGAATATCAAACAATTATAGATAATAATGATATAATAGAATTTGGCGAAGGACTTCAAGGAGTAAGAATACATGATTTAAATATAAAAAGAGCACAGGCTGTAATATCTAAGGTATATCAATCTATATTCGGATTACGAACTGGAGATAATATTGCGAATATTATTAATAGTGATGGAGAGTATTTTAGACAGAAACTATTAAAAACATATAATAAAGCTAAATCAGATCCTCTTCCAAATGATATAGAATTTCTAAAGAATAGTTTAGATAATACTAGAATTATTATAAATAAGCCTAATTCTAAAAATTATATATCTTCACTAACTCCAATGGAGATATTAACAGAAGTTATAGATGGAGAAGAATGGAGATTAAATGAAAATGGAGAAGCTGTATATAAAACATCTGGACTTCATTTTTATCAGGATACTAGTAATGGAATAGTCCAAGAAGTAATTGTTGTAGATCTTTCTAATTTAGGGAATTTAGTTAATGTATTTAATTCTTCTGACGATTATATAGGAATATGGTATAATTTTAATTCTGATAATATTAAAGAGTTAAGAGATTATATAAATATGACAGATTCAAGATTGGGAGAAGAATTAGATATAGATAATAGTAGTATAGAAGAGTTAAATGATAAATATAATAATTACATAAATAAAAGAATTAAAAGAGATTCTAAGAAGATATATAGATCATTTATTGAGAGTTTAAAAATAACAGCGAATCGTATTCCTGCACAAGCATTTCAGTCTATTATGACAATGGATGTAGTAGGATTCTCTGATGCAGAAAGTAATGAAGCTTATGTTAGCTTGTACCAGACATGGCTTCAGGGTAGTGACTTTAGGTCTAAATTTTAAAGTTTGAATTAGATAATATTTAAATATTGAAGTCACTATAATAAATTCCTTGAATTGCGGGGAGTCCCTTAGAGCTTAATATACTAAATTTAAATAGTGATATTTAAATGGTGAGACTAATTATCTCAGTAAAGTAAAAAGTATTAAGATTGGGTAATCCGCAGCTAAGTCTCTTATATAAGAGGAAAGTTCATCGACTATCGAAAAGCTATTTGTATATAAATAGATTAGTAGAGTAGGATTTAAATAATCCAAAGTAGGGAACACTTTAAAGTGGTGATATAGTCAGTCTTTATATGAAAGTATAAAGGTCAAACGGATATTGATAAAGTCTACATGACAATGCCTTTAATAAATAAAAATGGAATCTATGAAGCATGGTCATCTTTATTTAACTATAACAATGAAGAATCATTTGAACTCTCAAAACAATTACCATTTCCAAATTCAGATTTAAAATATACAATAACTTCTGAAATAAATCCGGAAATACCTTATATAGATATAACTCCTGAAATCCTATCTATCTTAAACGGAGAATATGATGGGGATAATACTAGATTAAAATTAGCTGTAGATGTCTTAAATAAGATAGATAGATTTAAACAAAATAATATACAGCTATATTATAATCCAAATTTAATTAATGATTTAAATTATATAAAAGAAAATCTTGACGATAAATCAAGGAATGAAGATATAGAAAATGCTAGAATATTTATATCTAATATGATAAAGGATTTAGATACTGATATCTCCAGACATCTAAAAGAAATAAATCCAAATAAACTTTTATCCGCTACAAAGAATTTTGTATATAATAAAATCTATCAAATCTCTGATAACTTTAAGAATCTTGTAGCTGCCGAATCACCTATTAGTATGGGAGACCCACAAGCTGCTGCTGCTAAATCTGAGGCGGGAGCTTATGCGAAAACAGTTACAGATTTCTGTCCATCTGTTAAATGGAACTTATTCTTCGAGAATATGGCCGGAAAAGAGGTTATTGGTATAAGTGCTGTAGGACAAAAGGTATTTTTAGCTGCAACTCAGTACTTTAATCAGGAGATAAGAAAATTAGCTGAAAAAGGATTAACTGTAGAAAATTTATTAAAATCTAATTTATATTTCGATAATGTTTTTGAGATTTATAAAAATATTCCTGGAAATGAAGGGAAGAGTGATGGGGAACTCGTTAAATTATTCACAAATAGTTTGGCTAACATTAATCTTGATGATATTGAGTTTGTATATGATCTTTTAAATGAAGCTAGAGATAAAAGTATTAGTGTGAATGATGCAATAGATCTTACACAAAATAGATTTCAGGACGACGTAAGTCTTGTAATAAGTGCCCTCATCTCGGCTTCCACTGATAATGCTAAAGAATTAATCCTATCAAAGATTAACGCTGGTCCAGACCTAGCTGGGGTATATGTGTACTTATTAATCCAAGGCTTATCATTTGATAATATCTCAGATCTCATGACTAGTCCAGAGGTTAATGCTATAGTTCAAGCAGCTACAGTTAATAGAATGTATGATCAATACGCTACTATAGATTCAACATTAAGAAATATAGAAAAAGGACCATCACTTACAAATTTTATTGGGAAAGGATATGTAAAATCTGTTTCATTATATTTAAATACATTATATAATTCTAAGATAATCTCCGCATTTAAACTTAATGAACTAACATCAAATGATATAAACGAAATTATCAATGATCTCGAAACTACTAAATATAATTTTGTTAATGAGAGATTTCTTGATGAAGAGTATGCTTTGACATTCTTAGATTCTATGTCAGAGTGGGATGAATTAGCATTAGTTAGATCTTCTGAGGAAGTAGTGCAGGGATTGATTAGATATTTTAAACAAGTGAGGAAAATTAAAGATTTAAAAGATTTATTTAATTCATCAGTAAAATCTAAAACAAATTTTACTACCTTTGTAAAAGCTTACACTGGAGCAAAAGAAATAGCTACGTTAGGTCAAATTTTAGGAATTAATGGAGGTATAAAGACTAAGCAATATGATAGATATAATTTCAGTAAGTCCTTTAATACATTAATTCAAAACGGGTTAGATAAACTTCAATTAACTGGAGATACAGCTGATAATTTTATTGGAGCATTAAAAAAATATAATTCTAATATTGAGAATATATATACAGACCAAGAATTATCTTTTATAGTTGGAGATGCTCTAGATAAAATGTCTTCAAATGGAACTTTTTCTAGTATGAAGTTTGATATAGCTAAATTCTTAGAACAACCTGATTACGCTGAATCTGTTATTAAATTCTATAACTTAATAAAGTCTGTAATAAATGTATTTGATTTAATAAATTCTCTTCCACATTATAAATCATTTATTAATGCTTATTATATAAATGAACAAAATTCTAAATTAGGAAGTGTTAAATACGCATTATCAAACGCTATTATAGATAATTTAGAAAATATAATAATGAGAAGGAGAATTGGTAAAATTACTATGCCTAATAAATTATCTGAATCTCAACTAAATATTATTAGAGATTATATAGATGAATTAATAATTAGAAAGTATTTAAAAAATAAAAATCTATCTATTTCAGTTCCTAAAGGCCAAAATTATTTCTTAAATGGGGAAATGCTTACCGCTATTGAGCAAACATCTTATTCATTATCTAACGATGATGGTTTAGCATCCTTTAAATTATATATGGAATCTTATGTAATCCCAATGTTAAAGAGTGGATATACAATTAATTCTAAAGGAGTAATGACTTTTGGATCTCAGTTAGTTAATAACGCATTTTTAAATGGATTAATTATAACTGATAATACTTCTAAATTAGATGGATCTAATTATATATATTATAGACCATCTATAAATATGGTTACTACTATAAACAATCCTGAGTTTGATAAACAAGTTTCAGCATTTGGAGAAATTGAAAATGTTGAATTTAGAGGTATTAAATTATCTGACTTGTTTTTTATATATAATCTAATTACTCATAAAGGAAGAAAAGGACAGGATAGTATATTAAAAGTATTACAAGGATCAGTATTTAATCCGGGAAGTTTAATTATAGATTACTTTAAATACATTGGAGGACTAGATTTAAATACTATAACTCCGGGAGTAATTTATGATTCAAAAAGTGATAAAGTAACAATAGATGATGTTAATATAGATGATGTTCTTCTTAGAATGGCTCCAATTAAAGATAGTTTCGAAGCTCTTGTTTCAAATAATAAATATGTAAAAGTATATAATGAAAACTTAGGTAAATATCAATTACAAGAAAGATTAGAAAACGATAATAAGAATAAGAACTATAAGGATGTAGAACTTTTAGGAGATGAGAGATATTATCTAATAAGAAGTAATTACAATTATAAATTAAAAGAAACTATTAATAAATCTGAAAAAGCTATTAAGACAGTTGAACTTCTAAATGATCTAATGAGACTTAATAAAATAAAACTTATTATAAATTGTTAAATATGGGATGTAACATAGAAATACAATATATTGTAGATGGAGAAGAAAAAGTTGGTGGGATTATTCCTACCAACTTAAATTCATATGACGAAGTTAATGCAGTTAGTTTAAGTGAGGCTATTTCTGGATTAGATATAGATTCTTTAAATACATTATTAAGTACTCTTTCAGATTTAAATCTTTTATCTACTAAAGTAGTATATTCTAATGGAGAACCTTTAATCGGAAACGCTACTATAAATGATATTAGGTCTTTAGTTTCTTATGTACCTAATAAATCTTTACAGGAAGATTTTCTTCTATTAATTAATAAGTTAATAGATATGAATGCTATTAATCCATCTCAACCAAATATATTATTATTAGATGAAGATATAGAATCATTAAATATCGATGGAAATGTAGATGTTAGAGGGACTTTATTAAATAATGAATTTATTATCTTAAAAACTAATGGAACATTTAATGAAGCTACTCTTAGAGATTTATATCACGAACTACTTCATTTATATTATTCTAAAATAAATAAATCTGATCCTAATTTTGAGAGAATAAATGAAATAGCTTATAATATATATACTACTGCCAAACAGAATCAGGATAAAGATCCTTATATAAAAGAATTTGTTAATAAAGTATCTAAAGGATCTAGTTATGATTTAAATGAATTTATTGCATATTTAGTATCAGAACCTAAATATAGAGATGTTTTAAATATAAATAATTCCGATTTATTTAATGAATTTATTGGGAGATTATTCTCTATGGATATTAATCCTTTTATCCTAGAATTAAATCAGAACTTAGAAATTATATCTAATACGAAAGAAGAATATGAAGAACCTCCTTTTGTTGGTAAAAATGATTCTTATTATATAGAACTCGAAATCCCGAAATCTAAAAATGTATCTTATCAACAAATATCAGAGATAATCTGGAAGAATTATGAATCAACTGTATTAGATTCGGAAGGTAATCCTAAGAAGGATTTATATAATTTAAATTACTCAGAACCTGTTAAATTAATCACAGAAGCTCAGTTATATTCCTTAGTTCCTGGAGATTTATTACTAATCCCAAATTTTAGTAAAGATAAGAATATAATATACGGTAAATTTGATGATGATTATTTTTCTTATGCTAAATATCATCCAATTCAATCTGTTTGGAAGAATAGAAATGGAGAAACATTTATTACATTAGTTAATAAATACGGATCTAATATAGGACATTTTACTATATCTTATACTGATTTAGTTAAATTATCTCTAGAAAAAAATAAACAAATTGTATTTAGAAAGTTATATGGAGCATTGAAAGATCCAAATCTTCCGGAAGATTTAATAAAGAATGTAAGAGATACTTATGAAAGAAATATTGAATCAGAAGATTATAATAATCAACCACTGATTAAATCTATAGGATTCGACAGAAAAGGACTCTCATTCAAGTATTACACAGTAGGAAAATCAGGATTTAAATTAGATGTTTCTAACGGAACTAATGCTACTATAACACAAGAGTTAAGACAAAATGATATTGTCAAATTAAAATCATGGAAAAAGGAAGATGAAAATAGTGAATGGGATTCTTTTACATATTACGCTCCTGTAGTTAGAACCATAGGCACAATAGTAGAAGTAGCTTTAAAGAATAAAGATGGTAAATACTTTACTAAAAAAATTCCTTTTCGGAATATAGAGACAGTGATATTTACTAAAGAAAATCATCCGGATTTAGATAATATATACAATCAGTTTATTAATGATTATGATACTTATTCTTTAAATACTAAAGATAAAAGTAAATATCAATCTATCTGGTTCAATTTAAATATTCTAAAATCTGACCAACAACCTTATCGGAAATTAGAAGGAGATTTCTCTGATAATTTAGATAGGGAATCTGTTATTAAATATAGAAGAGATAAAGTTAGATCTTTACGTATTGGTGACTCTGTTTCTATTGAATGGGATTTAAAAAGAACTGATGGATCACCTGTTATTAGTAAACATATAGTAGTTGGGATAAGTGGGGATAGAATATACTTTTTAAATAGAACAACAAATAACTCTGCTCCAAAAATAGGATTTGTAGATTTAAAAACAGAATTTCCATTATCAGAAAATTCTAAAGGACAGAGAATAAATATTCCATCACTATCAGCTATACATTATAATAATACTTCCGATTTAGAATTAGTAGAAGATTTAAATATTAAAAAAGAGAATGCTAGTAAAGCTTTTATTAGAGTCGATGATAAAATAGTATTTGATCCTAATTCTAACTATATTCCTTTAAAAGATTTATATCACATTATAAATATAGACTCTTCTAATGCAGAACAAGAAGCTGCTAAATTACAAAGAGGAGATATTATTAGATTTAAAGAGAATGATATAACATTTATTGGAGTAGTATCTAATTACGATCCTATAACAGGAACTATTATTGTTCCGGGTAGTTATAGATCTGGATATTTAAAAGGAAGATCTTTTAGGAAAATAGTATCTCCACAGCAATTAGAATATATCGGATTTGCTATAAATCCAAATTATGAATTAGGAATAATTGGACATAAAGAGATTTCTGAATATAATAAAAAACGTTTAAGTAGATTATATGATTTAAATCATAGCACTTATGGTTATTCTCTAGAAGAAATCTTGAAAAAGAAAAGTCTCCTGAACAAATCCCAAGATTGGGTAATTGAACAAGAGGCAGTGTATGTAATTCCTAAGAATATTACAGAAAGAGAATTTAAAGAAAGCTATCAGGACTCAAAAAAGAAAACTCTTCCTCATGGTAGAGTAACACTATTAACTCCAACAATATTAGATATGATTAAAAATGGAGAGTTGATAGATCTCACTTCTGAATATATAAAAGCTAATAATGTAAAAGATACTAAAATTTATGGGTTAAAGAATATAAGAACCGGAATTCAGGTAAATGATTCGACTGGATTTTATTACGATCCTAGAATATATCAACGTTCTCCGGAACAAGTTATTAATATCATAGAAGTAAATGATGTTGTAAAGATTAAGTATAATGATAAATTTACTAAATATCTTAGAATTAAATCTATAACTGATAAAGGAATCAATTTAGAGTCTGAAATAGTAGGATTAAATGGAGAGATATATAATAACTCTTGGTATATAAATTTTAATGATATTAAATTCGGAAAATATCTTATTTCAGAATTATATTATCCAATAAATAAAACTAGACAAAAAGAATTAGAGAATTTATCTATAACAGATGAAATTCCTCAAATAAAAAAGGTAGAATACTTTACTGATACTTATGATAAATTTGATAAAAAGAAAATTCTAAATAGGGTTATAGAAAATATTAATTCAACATATAATAATATTATTAACATAATAGATGATGCTAAAATTCAAGAATTAGTTGATTCTGAAAATCTTAATAGTACTTTAGCGGATTCGTTTTCTAGAGCAGGAGCGTTTATCTGGAATGGGAAAATATATGTAAATATTAATAGAGCTGATATCTCTTCTCCATTACATGAATTAATGCACTTAATAATGGGAGCATTGAGAAGTAAGAATTATTCTTTATATTCCTCTTTACTAGATAAAGTTGCTACTCTCCCAGAATTTAATGAGAGATTTAGAAATATACTTACTAATAGAACATTAAATGATGCTAAAGAAGAAGCTTTCGTAGAATTTATAGCAGATAGTTTAAGTGGAGTATTTAGTAGCGAGGAGTTTAATATAAATAATTTATTATCTTCTACAGATTTCTTTGGGGAATATTTAAAAGTATTAGATTCTACGTTATCTCTAGATTTAAATACTCTTCCAGAAAAAACATCAGAAACTTTAAGTAGAGAATTAAGTAAGATGCCAATTGAAAAAATAATAACAGAATTTAATAGTTTATTACTCTCTGCCGGAAATAAGAGATTCTCTTTATTTAATCCAGAAAATGTATCAGAAGCATTTAAGAACAGGAATATTACTAATATAAAAAGTAGTTTATTAAATTCTAAAAATCCAAATACACAATTACTAGAAAAATGTTAACAGTATGGCATGTAAATATTTTTTAACAATAAACGGATCTAAGCATTCCTTTAATTCTGAACAAGACTTAGATGCTTTCATAGCCAAGAATTATGGAAATATGCTCTATTATAATAAATATGGAGATGCGGTATTTGATGAAAGTAATACTATTCAGGATTCTATATATAATAAACTCTTAGCGTTAAATTCTACTGTACAAGAGTCCAGATTTAATCAATCAACACAAGAAAATGAAGTAGTTACCCCTAAGAGATTAGGAGTAACTACAGCTATAACTACTTGGCTAAATTCTAATGGAGATCGTGTAATTCCAGAATTTAAAGTAGAGGAATATAAAAAGAATCAGTTAAAACTTTTAACTAAAGAAGGATTATCAGAAGAAGACGCAAAGAGACAGATAGAATTTGATATAGAAAATTGGGGACATCTAGCAAAGATTGGAGATAAAGTACATAAAGTAGCTGAGTTATATTTCAAAAATCAGGATTTAAATACAATATCTCAAATTGTTGATCTTCCATATGATACAATCGAAAATTTATATTTTACATTTAAGAATTTAGAATCTAAAATTAGTAAAGGAAAAAAGTATAAATTTATCCCGGAATTAACACTACAAACTTCTGATGATGAATCTGATCCTATCATAGGACGATTAGATTTATTAGCTATAGATGAAAGAGGAAATGTAGAAATTTATGATTTTAAAATCTCAAATAAACCATATGAAACATGGTATTCTTCTAAACAATTAACAATAGATTATCAATTAGCTGCATACAGAGCGTTATTAGCTAATAATGGAATTGGAGTAAAGTTAGCTTCTTTGAATATAGTTCCTATTATTATATCGGATATAGATTATACTAATGAGACATTTACATCTTATAAAGTTGAAGAACCTATAAACAAAACTACCGAGGGAAAATCTATGCAAAGATTATCCTATCCTAATGGATACATAACTAGGATAGTACAAGAACATATTAGAGCAAATGTATCAGAAGTAAGTTATAATACAGAAGCTACTAAAAATGTGGCTAAATACTCAGAAATCGCTTTTGGGAAATTATCTAAAGAAACTCCGAAAGAATTTGTAGAGAGGGTGGCTAAATATGATAATTATAGAAAAGTATGGTTCTTTAATGATTATGTATCTAAAAGAAAGGGACAAGATATTCCCGTAATAGAAGCTCCAACTAAAGAAGAATTATTAGAAAAAGCTAGAGAGTATCAAGAAAAAATGGAGGATAGAAGTGAATCTTACTATTTTACTTTATGGAAAGAGTTTGATTATTTAAAAAAGACTTCTGAATCTTTAGAAGATAAAAATAAATTTAAATACCTTCCACAAAAAGCAAATACATATCTAACTAGAGTATTTTGTAATTACATAGATAATCCAGGATATGAAGTATTAGACCTTCCAGAATTAGCAGAAATAGGGATTTATGCGTTTAGAGATGTAGCCAATAACATAGTAGATATTATATCTATGACAGATATAAATTTAACAAAAAAACTTAATTGGAATAATGGATCTCATAATATCTTTGGAAATTTAGGATCTGAGGCTAAATATAAGAAATTAAAAAATCTATTATCCAATACTGTAGGAAACGCTAAGTTATTAGAGACAATGTTAGTTATAAATGAATTACATGATTATTTTAGTAACTTTAAAATAGGAAATATTCAAGTAATTAATTATAAAGAAGGACAATCTTATCCTATAGATATAAATAAATTAACGCATAATTTTAATATCTTATCTAAGGAATTAGGTATTACAAATTACTTTAAATCAGAATTAATAATTGCAGATAGGATAGAAGCTTTAAAATTAAGACTATTAACTATTCTAGGACAAGATAGAACAGAATTAGTAAAAGGAGCTTCTGATTTAATTTATGATTTCTATAATAATTATAAATTAGATAATGAGACAGGAAAGTATAAAATAGAACAATTAAGAAAACTACAAGAGATTATTAGGGAAGTAGCTGGAAATAGATTAATTATTAGAGCAGATAATAATTATGATTCTGACCCAACTGGATTATCTTTATTATATTCCCAAATATCTAGAACTATTCTACATTATAAACGTATTTATTTCGATTCAGATCATGATATAAGTCAAATAAGTTTCAACCTCAAAAACATATCTGAAACTATGACCTTAGGAGGGTATTATGTAGAAAATCCCGAAATGATCCCTTTAATGAAAGATATAGTAGATCTAACTGAATTACAATTCCAGAAGATGCGTGAATGGTTTGAGAAATATAAGGAGAAATCTTTACAACGAGTGTTAGAGTTATATAAATCAAAAGGATTTACTCAAGTAGAACGATGGACTTTTAAAGATTCAACTAATGCATTTAAAAATATGTTTGAGAGAGATTCTACTGGAAGAATAGCTCGTAATTTTAGAGTAAAGAATCCTTATGATATGACAAATGATCTTTCTCAAGCCGAACGAAAATGGTTAAAATCTTTCCTATGGAATATAAATAGAATAAAGCGTGGTGTTGATTATAATTTAACAGAAGAAGAAGCAATAAAAACTACTCCAGTTCAAGAATTAATTCAAAGTGGACATTATTTTGATATCCCATTGTTAAGAGGTACTGCATTTTCACAATTGAAAAGTAAAGGATTCTTTTCGTGGATACAAGATAAATGGAACGAACAAGTTGATATAAGAAGAGCTACTAAAGCACAAGAAGAGACGATTGAACAGGATTCCGAAGCTGGGAAGAATGATTATTTAACAATGTATAATTTTCTAAACGTCTCTCCAACTACTAGAGAAAAATATCTTTCAGAGCAAGATACCTCTTATTGGGAAACTAACTTAGAGTTATTAGAGGATGTATTTATTCATGCTTATATAAGGAAATCTTCTTTTGATACTATTCTTCCCCTCATTAATGATATAAGACATGCTATCTATTTACAATCTTATGATACTAATATTAATTTCGAGAATTTAAATAAGCAAATTGATATTTATTTAAAAACTGTTATATTCGGAGAAAGTTCTATAGAAAAATCCAATCAAAAATTCTATAAAGTATTTCAACCTATTACTACTGCTGCACGAGTTTCAATGTTGGCATTAAATCTTAATTCATTAGTTAGAGAGCCAATTCAAGGATTTTATCTTCTAATGACTAGAGCTGCTGGACGGTTATTAGGAGATAATGGTTTTACTACTGCCGATGCTGCTAAAGCTTATGGTATAGTTATGGGAAATACCGGTGTAAGTTCTGATAATTGGACTTTAGTAGAAGCTTTAAACCATTTTTATGGGATGACTAGAATGGATGCTAATTCGTTAGCGTACGAATTAAATTCTGATAGAAAAGGTTATAAAGGATTATTAAGAAGAGGTGCTTATTGGGCTACTACTGCTCCAGATTTTTTAAATAGAATGGTATTTATAGTAGCTCAAATGATTCATGATGATTGTTTAAAAGCTCACCATATGTCTAAAGATGGAGAATTGATATATGATTGGACTAAAGATGGGAGATATTCTATATTCGCATCTGGAGATAAATCGCATCCTTTATATAATAAACAAAAAGCAGATTATATCGCACATCTAACTCAATTTAATATTGAACATGAGAATGATCTTGATTGGGAAGAGTTAAAATTTAACGAATCTAATCCAGTAGCATTACCTTCCGCATATACTATAGCAGAAAAGAGAAATATAAAATCTTCTGCCGATTCATTATTTGGATATATGGATCACGAAAATGCATTTGCTGCTAGACATAAGTTTGTAGGTAAGATACTATTCCAATTTAAATCTTATTTCTCATCTACTCGTGAAAGATTCTTCTTAGGAGGAACTGATAAAACACCTAAAGGAGAATGGAAACAAAAAACAGATGAAGAAGGAAATTTACTTTATTTAAAATCTGTGGTAGGTGAGGATGGAGAATCTCATTTAATAGAAACTACAGAAGTTACAGATATCCCTGCAAAGGAATGGTCTGGAAGATTTATAGAAGGAATGGTGAATAGTACTTTCTATTATATGCAATATTTATTTAAGTATTATATAAATAAGAATACTGATGCAACTTTAGAATATAAAGATTATAGAATTAGAAATGCTAGACAATTATTAGCAGATTCTATGTGGGCTGCTTTACTTGCATTATTATTTAGATTAATAATGGAAGATAAAGAAGAAAGTGGAGAAGAATTTGATCCCTTAACTAAGAATATTCTAAGACAAACTTTATTAAATTCCACTGATGAACTTGTATTTTGGGCTCCTCTAGGACTTTCTTTAGATACTCCAGTAGCTCTTAGTTTTTTAGAAAGACTGAAAGACTCTACTATTAAAATAGCTAAAGGAGAAAGTTCTTTTGGAAAAGAGGTTCCTAAGAATTTTTATGTAATAAAACAAACTCAGAATGTGTTTAATTTATTAAATTCGGAAGAATAAATACTTATTATATATGACTACATCAAAACAAAAACATAAACTTTTACCATTAGTAATATATAATCCACTAATTCCAGTTAAAGGATTTCTTGCTATGGTAACTATTTTTATTTTATGGATAAGAAGTGAATATAAAGGTGATACTAGAAGACTTAACGAAAGATTTTTTAGACATGAAACGATTCATGTATATCAACAGACTGAGATTTGGATTACATCTATTATTATAGCAGTTTTATCTTGTTTAATATTTAATCTCTCTTTATGGTGGATTTTAGCTACTCCTTTACTTCCATTGTTAATATATGTAATATGTTGGATTATAGAGATAATTTTACCTCCATATAATATGGCATATAAGAATATATGTTTTGAAACTGAGGCTAGATATAATGAAAATAATCCAGAATATTTAAATACTAGAAAATTATTTCAATTTAAATTCTTAAAATACATATCTAATAAAAAATATCCAGCCAAATAAAAAAAGAAAAACCCTAACAATGCATAATGCACTGTTAGGGTTTCTTTATTTCAAATTAAATTCTTTCTTATATACTATCTTTTGAAAATAATAAAATACTCTTCCATTTTCAGTTGTTACATCAACTAAACAATAACCTTCTTTACTCATTTTATTTAATAAAGATTGTTCGGTCTCACTTACTGGAGAATATCTCCTAATATCTATAGATGGAAGATAGTTTTGTATATTTAAATTCTCTTTTAATATATCACTTTGATATGAAATCTTTCCTGAGATTCTTCCAATTCCAAATGTTAATATTACAATTAATAAACAATAGAATATTAATACAATATCTTTATATTTCATTACTTACTAAAGTATATTAAATAATCTTTTATACTAGTATTATTCGCATCAACTGGATTAGCTCCTTTAAACAGGAACTTGTTTACTCCTCCAACACCACCTAAATGCGCAGCTCCTAATAAGCCCCATTCATTTATTTTAGTCCCATCTATATCTTTTCCATTAGTTCCTCTTAGAGTATTTCTAAGTCTTTCTCTATTTAAATTAGTAAATTTAATAACAGCATCAATCTGCTTCTTCCAGTCTGACATATAATCAGAAGTAGTCATCCCAATATCTCTTAAAGCATCATCCCCAAATTGAAATAATCCTTTAAATCCTTGTGCATTTATTACTTCTGGATTAAAATTACTCTCTCTTTCAGCTAATCTAATTAAATATTTCTTATAATCATTTTCTATGTCTAAAGAATTTATATAAGAAGTAATCTGCTTCTTTAATTCATTCTTTTGATTTTGTCCCACATTGGCTCTACTAGTTTCCAAATTGCTAGAATCAACTGGTTTAGTAAAATTAAAATTATCGGAGCTGCTGTTAGTAGATACCCCAGAATCATTATTGCTAGGGCTGTTAGAAATATTGTTTCTATCATTTGTTAAATCTTTAAATTTCATATCTAATATTTCTGGAGATACTTTCTCTGTATTAGGATCTAATTTAGTAAAAAACTCCGAATATGATACGAAAGGATTTTTATTTTTATTCATATTAAATTCTAAAATCTATTTTACATATTTTTATCATCATTCTTTATATCTAAATCTGATTCGAATTTTTCTTGGATGATTCTATTATCTAAGACATAATATAATTTATTTGTCCAATAAGGCCCTATATAGAGACCTACACACTCTTTTGTTTTAAAATCGATATCTTGATAGGTTGGAATATTTTCTTTATCACAACGCTCGATAAGGGTGTCTAATTGGTAGCGAGGTATATTATATATAATTTTAGTTTGGCATTTATTTTTTACCCAATACTCAAATATTCCTCTATGTTTAAATACTTTTTGAAGAACATATCCAGATAAAAAATCTCCTAATTTAGATACTGAAAAGAGATTTAAGATACCTTTAGCTGTATAATATATTATTTTTGAAGTAAAATTTTCATTTTCCAAGAATTTATCAGAGAATAATATTAAGGAATGAGTATATTCGGAAGCTTTTAAAACTTTAGACTTTATTTTTATTGACATATTATGTTTAATTTAATATATAAAAACTAAGATTTAAAAGATTTTATATTAAGTTTCTTTACTACTTTTACATTTCTTAATAATGGTTCATTATCACTTCCGTATCCAACTGCAATTCCTGTTACAATGTACATGTTAATATCTCCGTCAAAATATTGCTCATATAGATTATGTAATGTTATACATGTATATCTAGTAGGTCTATATGGTAATAGGACTCTATATTGATTATTAAAACATATATATTCATAACATGATACTCCACGTTCTCTTCCAATTAACTCTCCTTCATTGTTATATACCAGAACGTTCATTATCAGGGATTTCTCCGAATCGAATATATTCTTTCATTATACATCAATACCTTTTTCTTTAAATAAGTTATATAGTTTCTCAGCTAAATAAAATGCATCTGGATGAGGTTTTCCAGTAGTTCCTCTATATCTAAGATCTATAAAATGTTTCCAGTCAGAAATAAATCCAGTCATTACAAGTTCTGTTTTAAGAGCGTTAGGTAGTACTTGTCTTGCTTGCTGTGGGGTCCAATTAGAAGAAACTAGATTTAAATATACTTGTTCTGTAAATTCTAAAGATCTAATAAATAGAGATATAGGAGAATTATCTATATCACTTAAATGGAAATCATTTATATAATATCCTCCTCTTTGTTTATCTGAACCATATTCTTTATGATATGATATAAATGAATCATCATCAATAAATGGAGTTGATTTAATACAATCTCCCCCAATGTGAGGTTTAATAGTAATTTTTCCTTCTGGAATATCTAACCATGTTGGAATTATATAAGTGATCTCATTATTGAATTTATTCTTAGAGAAATTACAGTTATGAACTATTATTCCATTAGCAACATAGTTATGATAATGATTAATCTCTAGATCATAAACATCTTCTTCTCCAATATATTCAATACTAAGTACCTCATCAGCATGTAATATTTTTAAATTCTGACTATGAATACTTTGATGGCAAGAGCTACATACAGTTATTAAATTTATAGGAAAATTATTAGTTCTATTATGATCAATATGATGCACCTCTAAATCTTCTGTAGTATTACAAATTTCACAATAACTTTTTTTATATTTTTGATATTCGGAAGTATCCTCTTTAAGAATCGTTTTAGAATCCCCATTATTATGATGATATTTTCTTAAAGTATTCGCCTGCTTTTTAATTCTATGGTCATCTTCCTCAGTTAATCCTTTATTCCAAGGAGTTTTACCAATATTAAAGTACCCTGTTCCTTTTTTTGGAATATTTAATTTAGAAGCCCATTTTTTAAGAGTACTAACATTATATCCAGTTTCCTTAGAGATTTGAACAAAGGTTTTATTTAAGATAATGTTTTCATTATATAACCAATCATAATTAGTATATAATGGTTTTTCATCATCTTTAGGTTTGTAAATTTTAAATTTATATAACCATTTTCTTAATATATCTTCTCCGTATTTAAATTCAATAGAAATATCTTTAACAGTTTTATTTAAAGTAACATATTGATTATATAGCCAATCTTTATCCCTATATAAAAAATTAGAGACAGAATCCTTCCCGTTCACATAAATAAAATCTCCAGAACTAATATTTTGAAGCTCTTTCCATCCGTTTGGTGTATATATTTTATGATCTCCAGTGCATTTTAAGGAATATCCTAATTTAGTAATAATTTTGTAGATAGGTTTGATTCCATTATAAAATATATTATTAATCTCAGAATATTCTAATTTTCCAGTATCTAAATTTAAAACTTCAATTTTTAATTTAGATAACTTATTTTGACCTATTTTATCTCTGTAAAGTTCTTCAATAGTATATTTATTGTGAGGATTTTTATATCTTAATAAAGTATCTCCGCTTACACAATATCTCGTAGATTCTTGAGCAAAACTAAATTTTTTATGTCTTAAAAACTCCATCGATACAGCCCTGTCTAATGTAAAATGAACACTAATTCTCTTCTCATGAAATTTTGTTGGTTTACATAGATACTTTAAATCATCTGTCCAGTCATGTTCTATAATTACTCTATAATTAGTGCTAATATATAAACTTCCAACTGGTATACCTTCTAAAGTTTGAGCAACTCTACATTCTGAATATGGATTATCTCTGTACTTACTTAAATAAATATGGTAGTTAATATCTTCTCTTGGAATAGTAAGATATACTGTACCCTGTTCTAGCATAGAGTGATGTAGTGATTTAATCATTCTATCTACAAAAGGTTCAGCAGAATCCTTTGTTATTTTATCAGAACTTTTATAACAAATACGTCCCGCACGTTCAATACTTTTATATACCCCATTTAAACCTTCTTCTTGATCCCATATTTCAACACTTGGTTTAATTAATTTCATATATTAAATTTAATCATTCCACAATCCTATTTGTTTCCTAGCTTTACATCAATAAAGCAAAATTTAGTTCCATCTTCTAAAGTAATTATAAAATCTTCAGCGTCTGAAACTAAAGAGGCCTCTTTTTTTATTCCAACAATTTGACCTGTTCTATATACATCTTTATTAGTAGATTTTTCTTCATCAATTCCTACAAAATATACTACATCGTCTTTATATTTAGAACAATTCTCACAAGCATGATTAGAGTATCCTATATTTTGCTTATGAAGCTTTTCTACTTCGAAAGCTACGTTTGGAGTTAATAATGTATTACATATAATACATTCTTCTGCAACTCTTCCTCAGATAGGACAAATATAATTAACTATAGCAGTTCTAAAGTTATCCATTAGATTTAAATTTCATTATATTCTCAACTTCGTCTATTTGTCTTATGTATAAATTCTCTAAATTTCTTACCTTTTTCAATCTTTTATATAGATGTTTCCTATAATCTTTAAGAAGTTTGGATTGATATTTATTGATATCTTCTTTATTAAGTATTATATAACCTTTAGTTTCAAAATTAATATTTTTATAATAATAAACACAGTAAATACTCTCATCAGAACGTACAGTATGCTCTTCATAAATCCATTCTCCATTACGAAATGGATCCATACTAAAGTCTTTTATTACTAGACAATAATAACCATTATAAGGTATACAATAATGAACTTTATACTCTTTAATATCTTTATAATCAATAATCCATACTATATCCCCTTCTTTTAAATCTTTAAAAGTTTTCATGATCAACATTTTATATTTTACTTTCTAGCTCCTGAACATATTTAAGTTGTTCTAAATAATTTTCTTGTTGCTTTTTTAATTTCTCTATTGATGGAATTAATTGAATTAATTGTTCTTCCATCTCATTTAATTTTTCTTTTGCTATTATAAGTTGATATTTAGCAATATCTTCTTTATTTATTACATAGTAATAGTAATGAGTAGATTTTTTGACTTTAAATACAGATTCTGATTCAGGAGCTTCAAATGGAAGATCACACATTAAAGTAGTGTAAATCATTCCAGATGGATATTTATATGTACTACATACTTCTTCTTTAGTAACTTTTTATTACATATTTTATATAAAAAATCTCCTCCTTTCAAGTCACTAAACGTTTTCTTTTTCATAAAATAATTTCATTTACTTCTGTTTATTATCTAACCAGGCAACAGTCATTATACTATATGTGGCAAGATCAATTAATGTGTCTCTAAGCTTCTCATCCTTTACTTCTATAGTACCTTTTTTAATAATAGATGAAAATCTACTTAATTTATCCTGCAATCTAATCTTAGATACTAATAATCCATCCTCATCTAATTGCTTATAAAAAGAATTTCCGTAATCACTATTTTTTATTTCGTACAATTCAAGTATTTCATCAGTTAGTAATTCCATAACCTCTGAATAATTCATAATAAATATATTTAAAATGTTAATACTAATCAATAAAATCTATTTTTCCAACACATGAATGTAAAATACTTCTAGGTTCATCTTCTAATACTATTCTATAATAAAAATCAGTATAATCACATACTATCCCAGCAAAATATCCAATAACATCACCATCGATTTTACATAATTTTCCTATTTTATTATATAACTCTCTTAATCCCGAAGGAATAGTACTATTCCATTCTGGGATGATATAATTCGGATCTTGTAATTGATATGGAGTTATGTATATATCATTACCTCCATCATAAAAATATTCATTGACATTATCATCTCTTTTCTCAACCCACTGATTAAATAATTCCATTCTTTTCTTTATTTGGAAATTATGTACCTTCATTTTATTTATTTAAAGAATTTAATCTAGATTCTATAATATCTACATTAACCGTTGATGATCCATCTCCAATACAAATTTTAAGACTCTTATTCTTTTCTTTATTCCACTTTAAAATTGTTTCTAATTGAGCTATAGTAGGAATAAAATCTTTCTCCATATATAACCATCTCCCACATGAGAATTTGATATATCCATTAGTTTCTAATATTCTATCAGAGTTTGTTCCTGATAAATTTAAATATTTAACTAATCTATCAGAGAAATTTATATGATCATAATCTGGACATCCATATAATTCTCCATTTGGAGATAACCAACCACTATTCCATATACATTCAAGAATATCTTCTGGAAAGATATCATCTCCTCTAAGGGTGTCTAATTCAGATTGGGCTTTTTTATGCTCTGGGATATATTTTAATCCGTTAGATAAATCTAATTTTAATAATTCTATAGTTTGATAGTTATGTTCTCTTATTAAATAATCTAGAGCATATTTAAAACTAAAGTTTAGTGTGGATAGGTATTCAGAAACAAGGTCCTTGTAAGAAGAAGCTTTATTAGGAGAATCTAAATGTTCGACATAATTAAATACATCAACATCATCTACTTCCAAAGAATCTTCGTCATAAAGATAATCCTCAATTTTTAGATTTATATTACATTTTATCAAAGCACAAAACTCTTTCCAATTATTCTCTAATTTGTGAATCTTCTCAAAAGTATTTTCTAAAAGAGAGTAATAATGTCTTCTATCCTCATCTGTATCAAGATGCAATCCTTTTGAATATCCCATAACCTGAGAAGCTAAGTCCATAAATTTATATTCAAAAGATTCTTGTATACGATCTCTACTTAAATACATTTCATCTTCCTCATGATCATCTTCTATAGTAAAATGTATACCATCCTCAGTTACAGCTTTCTTCTTACCTTCTAAAATTTCTAGAAGTGTTTCATCGTTTATATTTGGAATCGTTTCTCGAATTCTTTGAATTGAATCTATTCTACAATCTTGCCAGAAGTTTCTTAAATAATATGTAAGCATCTTATTAGATTTTATATAACTTATCAGTATATTCAGTATTTACTGCTATATCAGGCTTTCCTTCGGAATCTTTAAATAGAATATATTTAACACAAAATAATCGTTTTGATTTTATATCTTCTATACATATTCTATATAAAATAGTTTCCTCCGTCTTCTTAATTTCTTCTTGACAAATAAATTTTGCTCCCAATTTTTTATTTATTGGATTATTTTTATCTAGGGAGATTAGACTAGTCCAATCTTCCCTAGTAATATCAATATATTTATTCTTCACAATGTATTTCTTTAATATCTATATTAGAGGTTTCGAAAGAAAATATACTTCCCATTTCATCAATTATATATTCTTTTATTAGTTCTTTTGGGATATCAGAAAAAGTTAAATAATTAGTATCATAACAATAATTTATAATATCAAGTAATTCTTCTTCTGAAATAATTTCTTCGGTTGATAAAGCAATTTTAAAATTTCTCATAATCAATCTTTTAATAAATCGGACTCCTCTTCCTCTTCAAATTCTTTTTCGATTTCTTTAAATAATTCATTTCTAATTTCTTTCGGAAGTTCTTCTACTTCCAATAAAGGATCTACATCATCAAATACATCCGATGTATAAGGTTCATCAAAATCAATATAAGTTTCCATTCTAATTTCTATAAAGAGTTCTTTTTATAAATTTTCTATTCCCATTCTCATCTAACGGAGAATAAATACTACAAGTATATAATCCATATACATGAGGTTTCTTTAATATAATATCCAACATATATTCAAAATCAAATATACCTCTTTGTAGTAATTTTAATACTTCTGTAAGTTCTTCGGAAGTTGGTTCTTTTCCTAACTCTTCTGTAATATATATATGAACTAAGTTAGTTGCTTCCTCAGAATTTAAAGATTTGTTATTAATTATTTTATTTATAGTGTTATATAAATCTTTCATTTATTTAAATGATATTTTAATACCTATAGCATTTAGAATCAGAATATTCTCCTATTGAAGATCTTTTTCCATCTCTCCAAAGATAGAAGTCCTTATATACTTCAAATATAGGATTTCCTTCTTCCGAATACATGAAAGTATTATAAAAGACTAGTCCATATGGAATATCTCTATCTCCAAACATATTATATTCCTCACAATCTATTTCTGAACATACTGAATAATATCTAGCTTTATTTATTTCAATGAACCAAGCAATATATGGATTAGAGTCTTTATTCAATCTAATACTATCAAGTGCTAAATAGGATTTAAATTTAATATTTCCTTTTCCTGATATTGTATTTATATATCCTTTATGATTATTAAATAACTCTTCTCTAACATTATTAGATATAATATACTCAGAACCGTTACTTAATACACATCCTAATTTTATATTCTGTGTAGTTCCTAGAGCAATAGGTTGGATTTCTATAGATTGCAAGAAGTAATCTTTATTATTTAAATACTTACATTTATTTTTAATATAAATCACAAGATCGTTAAAATCATAATCTTTGCTCTCTATATCTTCAAATAATATAGTTTGAGTATATCGACTAAATAAGTTATTAGTATCTACAGCAATAGTATCTAATTTAAGACTATCAAATCTATTTAATACATTTGGAATATATATATTTATAGGAGTATTAGTTATCGCTAAAGTATCCTTTCCGAATGTTACTATAGTAGATAAATTTTCTTTCACTGGAACTGTATATAAATCCATAGAAGAAAGTGTTTTAACTAACTCACTTTTATTCTTTTTATATATGTCTCCATTACATTTTGTTAATAAAAATACTAATGATATTAATGTTATAAAAATAAATATTTTCCTCATATTATTCAATACTTTCATATGTTTTTTTAAAAATATCCGGTTTACATGGATAAAATTCTCCATTTACTCCTTTAATAATATAATCTCCAAAAGAAGCTTTCATATCTCCTTCTAAAGTTTGAATACGTATATGTTTATTATTTTTAACAGTTTCTATATCATCGTCAGTTATAAAAACATTATATATAAACTTTAAACATTCTTCTATAGAATAATCATCATTTAAAAGTTGTATAGCTTCTACGATTACAGGCTTCTTTTTATACTTCATAAATTATGATTTAAATATTAGAGATAAAATAAATTATCTCTAATATAATTTATGTTTATTATTTTAAAGTTTTTAAATACTTTTTCTTTATATTTTCTTTTATAGTTAGAATCTTTTCACCACTCTTCCAAGCATGAAAATTTACGCATTCCTGTATAGTTTTATGCTTATGTAAATAATCTAATATAGCTTCCCACGTAGCCATACTTATTGTATCAGAATCTAAGTCATCATATTTTACCCAATTAAATATCCATACAATATGATATTTTCTAAATAAGCATATTTGAATATAAGGATCCCATTCATGTCTAACTTCATCATATTTCCATTTCCATCCTAACCCTGAGAATCTTATACTTATAATAGGATTATAATAATCTCTTCTAATAGGAAGTCCAAAAAACCATAAATTTTTCTTAATTATAAGATGACATTTAGGTCTTTTAAATATTTTTCTAACTTTCCACCAATAATAAAGAGGATTATTATATCGATTAATAATCTTTATCTTTGACTTTATTGGATTCATAATCTAATGCTTTAATAAGATAATTTATAGCTTCAAGTTCTCCATAAGTTAGATTAAATATTCTTTCATTTATAGCTATATCCCATCCCTCTCCATTAGTCCATTCGGTTATTTCTATAAAAGAAGACTTATTTTTTAAGGGATCATACTTTTGAAGATCATCATTGATCGATTTTCTACTGTTAATTTTCATATTCAATTATTATTTAATCCTCTTCATCATAATTATTATATATATCTTCTTCATATCTAATTGTTTTAAATACAGGTTGAGTTGGAATTCCACCTTCTGACATATTAAAATATGTAACAGTACCCATATGTCCAATAATATTAGACATATTCTTTATATAATCCAATTTAGTATTCCTATCTCCTACAGGTTTTGCTTTGAATCTTTTTCCAGATTTAGTCTCCATTACAAAACACATATCCTCTTCAGGTCTTAATCCTCGAATCCATCCAACAATAAGAAATTCTTCATCCTTATAGTCCTTAATCTTTATAGCTGCGCTAGTCTTCTTTCCATATCCATAATATGCGTCTAATCGTTTAATGACTACTCCTTCAAATCCTTCTGCTACATATTTCTTATTTAATTTATCAATTCCTAACCATCCAGAAATCGGAGTTTGCTCTACTAATTTTAAGTGAGATGATTTAGATATAATAGGTTCTAATTCCTGCATTAATTCCCATCTATCCTCAAACTTCATTTTATCATCAGCGATATCGTATATCCAATACTGTAATTGGATAATATCTTGATATTTTTCAGGAGTAATTTCCTTAGTTCTAGCTAATCCAGAGATTTTTTGTAATGACCATCCATGTTTATAAATTTCTCCATCTAACATTATATCAGGATACTTTTTAAATATCTCTATCATAGCAGGATCATTAATTAAATGCTCTGCTGCTATATTGTAGTCTTTACCACCCCTAGAACTTGTCCTAATCTCCCCATCTCTTTGATAGAAGATACACTTTACTCCATCTAATTTTCTTGAAGCTAAATATTCTTTATCAAAAGCCTTAGTAGCTACTTCCGTATATTTTTTACATCCCATTGGAATAGGAACATTATCAGCATTAGTTTTTATTAACGGAAGTTTTTCATTTATTTCTTCTTCTGATAATTTATCTAAAGGCTTTGTGAATAATTCTTCTACTTTCTTATACCCTTTATCTAAATACTTAGATATAGTAGAATTATATTCTAAATCTCCTTGTTGATGAACAGTTCTTTTAGCTTTACCTTCCGTAATAACTTTCTCTGGCTGTTCGATAAGTTTTCCTTTAAATAATCCTGTTTTCTTAAAGATTCTAAATTCGTCAACCATAGGATAATAGTTAGCACTTGCATATACTACCCTAATTTTTCCTTTAGAGTCTCTAGATATTAATTCATTCTTGTATGTTGTTCTCATTTGCTGATAAAAGATTGCATATAGGTGTAAAAGATATGGTACTAGAAAGCGTTTCTAATATACTCCTTTCAACTGTTCCTTCAGTTTCTGGAGAATTAATTATTTTCTCCCACTCCGGACATTTTTTTATTGTAAAGGCAGACTCACTCATTCTAGAAAGTTGCATACTATAAAAATTACCTCTATACCACATTTCTGTTAAGATATTATCCTTATCTATTTCTATTGTAACTTTGTTATATTCTTCTATAGGTATTCCAACGAAAGCTTCCTGCCTAACTTTATTCTGATTATAGAATACTTCTTTTGGCATAGTTGCCAACCTTCCATCATCATCTATTGCTATATCTAATCCTTTAAATTTAACATAAAACCCTTTTAATTGTTGTTGTTTTATCTGATTTGTAATGTAAAGGAGTTCGTATACTGTAGCTACAGTAGTAAGTAGTTCACTTTCCGGAGTATAAATTTCTAATGGGTCGTCTTTTGGAAAGTTAGTGTCTATATTATAATTCATTTCAATTTAATATATAAATGTTATTTTTTGTTCTAGATAAGGCTACATACTGTAGTTGTCTTAATTCTTCTTCATCTCTACATTTTAAAATGTCCTTCATATCTATATAAACATTAGTAATTGAGCTTCCTTGCATAATAATACTACAAACTTTCATCTGTAGATTGGACTATATCTTATATTTAATAAATATTCTTTATTAAATATCCTACTGTTTCCAAATAAATTTTAAATAATTTAAATGTACTCTCTTTCGAGATAGTCTCTGAACCCTCTTCCAATTATGGAATTCGGCTGCGGATTATCCAATATTATCCTTTTTTACTATACTGAGGTAGTTAATCTCACCATTATATACATCACTGTTATAATTTAGTAGGATAATCTCTAAGGATGTTCCCGTCAATTAAGTAGGTTTTACAAGAGCCAAAAAATCAACTCTTATGCGTGCTAATAGCATATCCAGGCTTTAGCGTTGCTGATTTTATTAATCTCCCGTCATAATATAAATCAATTGGAGATGCAAAGTATTGTTGTAACTTATAATATTTACCCCACAATGCTCCATATAATCTAGAATTTACTTTCTTGTCTACTTTTAGAGCGGTTAGTCTAGTTGTTTCAAATAAGGATATAAAAGAATTTAATATTTCAGGATCTATATATTTAGATATAATAAATACTTCTATATCATCCTCATATATAAAATCTCTTAAAGTTAATATAAATCCCTTTAATTCTAGAGGAAATATTTGAGATGGAGGTTTAATATAAGGCTTTACATCTTTTATTATATAATCTAGAGAATTATATATTTTCCCAAAATAATCATCAGGCTCAAAGTTATCATATCCAGTTAGAAATCCTCCAATATTATATTCTTCATTATTATTAAATAAAAGTTTATTAAGTACAGTGTTATACTCATTTAATCTTTTATTTGTATATGTAAGAATTCTGCATAGATATGGATCTTCTTTAGTAATAGCCTTCTTAAAATTCTTTCCAGCTTCGATTATAAAATCTTTTACATTACTACAGTTATATAAGGACCCATAGTCAGATTTAAATTCTTTAAACTTACCAAAATGCGGAGATGTTCTTAATTCATCTAATAAATATAATAACGGAGCTTCGTCTTTCTGTCGATATATTTTGGTTAATTCTATTTTATTCTTTAAAGAGAATACTTTAGATATTTCCAAATCTTTAACTCCTCGTAGTTGTGCTGAATCACCTAGAAAAACTATTTTTACATTTCTTTTTGATACTAACTCTTTATCTATAAACTCATATAAATCAGAAGTTATCATACTACATTCATCTACTATTACTAATCTAGGAATTCTAGCTTTCCAATTATGTTTTAATCCACTTTGAAATTCTAATTCTTTAATATTTAATTGTTCAATTTCTAGATTGGGTTTTAATAATAATAATTGATGTAGTGTTAATGTTTCAGTCTTAGTAAGTTTTTCTAAATTAATTCTAGCTTTATGAGTTGGAGCACACACTACATAATCATAGCTATGATTATCTAAATATGCTATTACTTGTGATATAACAGAAGTTTTGCCTGTTCCAGCTTTTCCAGATAATAATAATTTATTATTATCAGTATTGTCTTTGTTACTAATGTTTTTATTATTTATAAACTTAATAATTTTCTTAATTGCAGATAATTGTTCCCAAGATAATTCAAAATCCAGAGTATGGAATCCTTTTATTTCAGATTCCAACTCTTGATCTTCTTTTTCTTGTATTAAAGCACTTCCAAATTCAGAAAATATGTTATTTGCATTCTCCATTAGAACATAATCTCTTCATTTATATGTTTTACAGTATGTATTACTATGTTAGAAATATAATCAAAATCTTCTGACATTACTTCTATATAATTCATTAAATCTTGATCTACATTAAGATTACAGAAGAATATATTCTGTAATGTTTTAAAATTTAAATCTTGTTGGTAACTATATATACATCTAGAAGCTTTCCTAATAAGATCTATATTCTCTATTTCATCGAATAATATTTTACATCCTGATTTATTCGGAGTAGAAAATTCAGTTCCTAATATTTCTAATATAAGCATCATTGTTTTCCAGTTGATCCAAATCCACCAATTCCCCTATCTGTTTTATCTAAATCCTCTAAACTATTTACTTCTTCCCATTCGCATACTTCTACTTTCTGGAGAATTAATTGACAAATTCTATCTCCTTCTGCGATATCTACAGCAGAATTCCAACTAGGATTTACTAGGATAACACCATAATTTCCTCTATAGTCCAATAATTGTTATCGTTAGGCTTTTTATCCTAACTTCTATAGCTTCTTTTTTTTGCTATAGCTCCGCGTACCTTTTCACATAACGTGTTGGGCACTCTTGGAAGGATTATATTTATTCACCTTCTACGCTGTACGATGATTCAGAGCCTTTCGTAATCTCTGAATTTATCACGGGATTAGCATCACAGCTTTTCCCGTTATTGCCCAATTTAACGACGCCGACTATTCTACCTAAAAAGTGTTAAAATTTGTTAATTTTCAGCGTCGATGGTTCCTACACCATTACCTAATAATAATCCTTCCTTTAAAGCTAATCCACTTCTCATTCTAATTTGAACCTCATACCCCTCTGGAATAGAAGTATAAATATCTAAAGGTACTAATACTCTAGACCCAGGTTGCATAGATATAGATTTAATCTTCATAGTTGTAGTATCTAAGGTATATACTACAGATCCATATTTAATTAAATCCTTAGGATCTATATTACTAAAACTAGCTCTCGCATCCATTCCAGCAGCTCCTACTGTTTTATATTTAGGTAATTCGTTGTTAGATTTATTATATATTTTTACTTTCATTTTTTCTTGACTTTCTTTGATGATGTTATAGTTTTATTTCCTTTCCCTTTTCTTTTTCCATCTCCTTCTTTTAATATTTCAAGTATTTTAAAAGTTTTATTAAATACAGAAAAATCCACCCAATTATTAGTTTTAGGCAAATCAGTATATCTATATTTAATATTGGGAGATAATATATCCAAAATTTCTATATTATAATTACTACTTCCTCCTTCTACAAGTATAATATCTCCAATTTTGAGATCTTCTGCTAACATAGATAAAATATATTTATTCTTTATTATGTTCGTATTCTTTTACTTTAGATATAATAAATTCCTTAGTTAATTTATATAATCTACTTTCTGCATAAGAAAAATATAAATAATTCCCATTGTCATCTGTTAATTCAAATACCGGAAGTTCTCTAGCAGCATATTTATTTAATATAGCTCTTCCCTTTTTCTTGTCCTTAGTATATGATATATCATAATAATTTATATTTAAATTCTTTATATCATTATCAGGAGGGAGAATATCAAAAGGATTGATATCAGATTCCAGACTATTATATATAAAATTTAATATCATGATTTAAAGTATTTATATATAATCTTTAACTCACAACCTTTTAATCCATCTTGATCTATATATTTAATAGCAGTATCTTTATCATAAATAGAGTTAGTATTATACACTCCAAACTCTTTTGTTATAGGATTGTAATAATTAGACAATTTAGGATTATATATAGCATAAAAAGATTTAATCATTATCGTCAGGATTTGGAATTAGTAAAACAGGAAGTACTTCACATTCTTTCAATTCTTTTTTAATTATAACATCTTTAGCTTCATCTTCTGTATTATATAATGGAACTAATCCTCCAGTTCTAAATAACTCACAAGTATCGTCCCAGTACAATCCATTGTTTAAATTGTGAATAGTATATTTCATCAAACATCCTCCTCATCTACTACTTGAATATTTTCTATTTCTGGATCTAAACAAGAAGAGTCTATAAGTATTTCTTCATCATAATCCCAGTATCCGGAATTAAACTTATCTATTGCTTTTTTTTCATTATCTGCATCGATATCTACATAAAATGTAGAATCACAAGATACTGTATAAGTAATTCTGTATTTCATATACTTATTATATTTTAGTTATATCACATTGTCCTCCAGAACAGGCCTGAGCTCCTGTTGTATCTGCATCGATCAGTACTTTTTTCCATTTAACTGTAGTCCAGTCGATAGGAGTATAGTTTCTAGTTATATCACACCAATCGTGATATAATTGTACATATTTAAGAGCAGCTATCATTGTATCATAATCCTCTCCAAAATACACATCTCCAAACTTTTTCATTCTCCTCATTATATCCCTTTTAGCATTCAGATTTTTTACAGTATTAAATGCTGTTTTATCTAAATACTTTTGAATTTCTGCAATTGGAATTTCTATGTCAGAATCTAAAATTTCATCTATAAATTCCTCTGTATATCCTAATGTAGATAATACTTTAACCCAATTATTATATTGAATTGAATTAGCCTTCACCCATTCAGAATGAGGCTTATTTAAATAAGAGGGATCTTCTGTTACATTAAGTTCTTTAATGAATTCTTTAGCATCTTCAACAGTAGAATATAGCTTCTCTCCTTTATAGTTAAATGTATCACAAGCTTTCCATAAATTTCCGAATATCTTTTCGGCATCTACAATTAATCCGGAGGCAAATATAACTCCATCTCCATACATTTCTACCAGCTCATCCGGAGTAAATACTTCTGTGTATGGGGGCTGTGTATATTGTATGTCGCCACTATCTGGGATAAAAGATACTCCAGCTATAAAGTTTTTATTACTCCAAACCCACTCTCTGATAAGATGCCATTGTCCTTTTGGAACAGTAACAGTATTAGATACATTATTACATACAGGATTAGTAGGATCTACCATTCCCGGAATAATCCAATTATTATATAGTAATTTAACTACTTCTAGTTGTTTTATTCCTAATAATTCTTGTTTAGTTTTAACATTATCATCTGATTCAATTGCGAACATGATACAATTATCAGTATGATTATTAGACCAAACAGATTCCACTACTGCTTTAGGGTTATATTTAGCATATACCTTACCTGCTTCTTCTTCTTTATTAACCTGAACTCTCCGAATATATCTTTTCGCATGTTGACCATGACATCCCGGAGTATTTCCTGTTAAAGTACTTATATTACCATCCATTTATATTCTATATAAGACGCAACTCTTATACACGTTCTCTTATGAACTGCTATATGTCACCATATAGATTAGACTATATCATCATCCTATTTAAATAATAGGAGCACCGCGCTTCCAGTGTCATTAGCTTACACTGTACTCTATTTCTAGATAGTCGTTGAACCCGATTTAACTTGGCTGCTGATTAGGTTTATATATAAATAAATCATTCCAGCAATTCACGGTGTTTATATTTAAATATTACTATTTAAATGCCCAATATTTTAGGCTTAATACAAGTAGTTCTCGAAGCAGGATTAATTCCTAATAACTTAGCTATTTTACTATTTTGTTCCTTAATAATCCTAGCTCCTTCCTGTAATATATCAGGATTAAGTAGTATATCAGGATTCATCATAATTCCGCTAATAGATACTCCAATTAATGGATCATTTTTAGCTAATTGTTCTGTTACCTCCCCTAGGAATGGGAAAGAGTTATATGTAGCCTGAATTGTTCCAATAGTAGCTGCTGCTTTACATTGTTGGTAGAATTTTTCTTTTGTCGTTGATTCTTTACCTGAAATGGAGACTAAATTACAAAATTCGATACCAGTTTCTTTAGATACCCCATCTGGTTTGGTTGTTTCTAATACAGGTTTAAAACCTATCTCGAAACCATTATATTTAAATGAGTTCGTTACTTCTCATTTGATCAATTAAAGATCCTCTATATTACTATAGAGATTAGACTATATCACCATCTTATATATTTAATATAAGATGCTAGGCATTTCGAATCACTTGATTCTACTCCTTTTCAGGATAGTCGTTACACATTTAGATTGAATACTCAATCACTTAGCTCGGGATTGTCTTATTATAAATAAGAGATTCCCCGAATTAACCTAGTTTTCTATATATATCGCTATATATAGCCGCATTATTCTACGGATTACAACCTACACCAGAATCAGATCTAAAGAAAAATCCAGGTTCCCCATACTCCTTAGTAGACTCGAAGATTTTATTAAATACTTCTTTATTATTATCACTCCTCTCTAAAGCAACAGAAGCATTATATCTCCCACGTTGAGGATTATCATAGAACCAATTCCCTACCTTAGAATTGTACATTTCTTCATCATTAGGAGAGAATAATATAGCTAAAGCGCTTCGCCTGACGCCACCTGAAAGTATACTATCAGCACAGTGCGATAATATATCAGCACAGTTAAGTGGCGAGAGTCTTCTAGTAGTTTTATGAACACTATCTAGTAAAGAATCTATTTTATTCAAAGCACTTCTTAATCCCTCTGGACCTGGTGCTAGAAATCCACTTGATATTAGACTTCCATTAGGTCTAATTTTAGAATAATCAAATTTAGGATAAGATATATTAGAATTAAAATAGTGCTGAATGAGCTGGTCAATAGAGTTTGCCCCAATTAACCTACAACCTTTCAATTGTAGCTGGACTATATCTTAATCTACATCTTTATATTTCCATATATATCCTTTAGCAGTTTTTTGTTTTCCCTTACAACATTGAATAATAGACGACCCATTAGATAAACCTAATTCTTTAGCAGCCTCATTTATCGAATTGTATTCTTTAATTAATTGATTATCTTTGTTAAAACATAAAACTGGAATTGTCTTAGTTTTTTGCGTTGGAGTGCAGTCTATATTATAACTATAATAATACCCATTATGTAGCTTACAGTTATTGCATTTACTACAAAAAAATTTATAACTCGTATTGGCATTTTCACTAGCCTCTTTCGCGGAATCGAAAGTATCTATTAGTTGTTTGTCCTTATTAAATTTATAAACTTTCTTAATAGACGTTTTATTTTTTCTAATAGGATATTTATCGTATTTAATATACGACCAATAATAACCATAGGCAGAAAGTTGTCCTTCATATTCTTCATATCTACAACATCTGCCTATATTTCCATCATTATATCCCAATTCTGAGGCCACTGTATTTGCATTAAACCACTGTTTTATAAAATTACCTTCTAGATCATATTGATAAACATATTTACTTTTATAGTTACCAAAAACCAATCCAATTCCATGATCTTCATCATTTAATAGATTTGGATATAATTCTAGATACTCTAAAATTAAATTTTTTTCGGTAATCGCAGATTCATAAATAGTAACCATCTCATTTTTTATTTCAATAATAATCGGTTTAATGTTTTCAAGATACAATTTGTATATCCAATTTTCTTTTTTATTTCCATTTCCATTTTTCTCTATATTACGTAAAGATTCTGTAATATGGCCACGTAATCGTTGTTGTAAAGATTGTCTTGTTCTACCCACGTATCTGGGTAAATTATTTCTAGGATCTGCTAAATAATAATATCTATATAAAAAGATGTCGATTTCCCCCGTTTCGGGAACTTCTTCCCTACTCTCTTTCGAGATAGTCTCTGAACTTTCTCCATGCTCAATATTTGAGTTTAGGAGCTTAGCTGCTGATTGTCCATTTTTTGTATCCATATTTATTACATTTAATATTATGGATACAAATATATAAAAAATTTTTACTGATTCAAAATAATCTTTAGATTGTTTTGTAGTATTTTTATCTTTAGGAGTTCCCAGCAATTAAAGGGATTTTACAAGGACAGGCACATCAAACTCACAAATGTGTTTTTATCCTTCAATACTATCGTTGATTATATACTCTTCAATGGAGCTATTAAGTGTTTCAGGCATTTCTGGGAGTAGATTCACATGTTTATATTCAACAGAACAACCTACACCACACCCACATAACAGTAAATACTCAATCTGTTTAAATCTTTCTAGATCATCTATGTAAGTATATGAACAATTGAAGATTTTCTCATTTTTCCTTAAAATTGGATCTCCTCCAAACTGTAATGCTCTTTGAGAACCATAAACTGTGGCTTTCTTATACTCATCAAAAGCTTCTAGAAAATCATTATTAAATTCTGCATTATTTAATGCTTCCGGATATTTATCTCCAAGATGCTTTATATGCATCTGAAATATTCTATCAACAGATTCCTCAAAGGTTTCTTTCCTTTTTAAATCTGGATTATATCTAGCGTATTTAGATTGGAATATAAACTCTCCTAAAGCATTTGATTGATCATTGTACATATTTATTTTCTAGTATGTTAGTTATTTTATTGTTAGCAAAAGTATCACAAAGAAGTTTTCGCACTTCATTTTCGGTTAAATTGTATTTAATCTCTATTAAAATAATATTTTTATCTTTACAGTACTCTCTAAGAATCTCGTCTCTCCTAAGTTGTTTTTCGTAATCTATATATCCGTTAGCATGAAAGAATGGAATATACTCATAATGTTGTTTTCCATTATATTCTATAGCATAAATACAATTATTAATTTTGAATATAAAATCAATATAAATAACATTAGAGCTTCTTGCGATTTTATCTAATGTAATTTTATATTGAGTTTTATATTTCACATTTATACTATCTAATAATTTAGATATTAACTCCTCACCTTTACTAGGAATCATATTCTCTCTAGCACATATAGGACAATTGCATCCTTTCAAATGAGCAGTAACATATTGATCAAATTCTCCATGCTTTGGACAAATAATAGTAACTTTTGAATCACAGTTTTTATATTCAACTTTAGAATAATCATAATAATTACCATGAATCTGTCTTGCTCTACTAATAAATTCCTCAGTACCTAATCTAAGTTTTTCTCTTGCACATTCTGGACAATGAATTTTTCCATTTAAGAAGGACGACGCTATAGGATAAAACTCACCATGTTTTTTACATATAATAGTAATAGGTTCAGTAGATTTTATATATTTAACTTTCGAGTAATCATAATTTTTATTTTTATGAATCTTTTCACATTCTTTTATAAAATCCACATTCGTATATTTTACATTACCACATTTAGGACAACCACACATATTTAAAGTAAACTGCCTTGGAAGTGTCCAAAATGATCCATGTTTAGGACAAATAATTTCTATTTTTTCTCTAGAACCTTTCCATACCGATTTTGAAAAGTCAAATTTGTCATTAAATTTTTCTTTAGATATACGTTTTAGATCCTCTATTCCCGTAATAGCTTTAAAGTTTTTAGATTTACCTCTACATTCTAAGCATCCGCATTCTCCTTTTAAATGATTATTAGGTAATTGCCAAAACTCGCCATGTTCAGGACAGATAATACAGACTTTTTGGTTTATACCTTTCCATTCAAATTTAGAATAATCATATTTATTATTCCAAATCTTATTAGCCTTCTCTATATAATCTTGTAAACTAAATTTTTTACCTGAACACATGGCACATCCACGACCTTGTAAGTGTGAATTAGCTACTTGTTCAAATTCTCCATGTCTAGGACAGATGATTATAATTTTATCTGCTGTTTTTTCTATTTCGACTTTAGAATAATCGTACTTATCTCCATGTACCTTTCTAGCTTTTTCAATAAATTCATTTTTTGTCATAATATATAAGTTTATAGTTTCTATATAAATATATAAAGATTATGACAAGAAACAAATAGATCTATGCAATATTTAAAATATCTTTTAGAAGTAATGTTTTTTCTAAAACATTTAGAATATCTTTATCATGCGAAATTACTTCTGTAAAAGCATTATAAATATTAAACATATCTGTATCCTCACCAGGTTCTACATAGTATAAAGAGTTATTGTCTAAATATAACAATTTATATGCATCAATAATAGTAGATACAGAAAGTTTAACACTACCAAATTCATTAGACAATTTTGATTTAAGAACACGATCAATCCAATAACCAAGATCTTTTTGAATATTTTGTGTATTATATTTTACACTAGTATCTCTTAATTTAGTTAAATTATTAAAAATATCAGAGGTCTCTTCCATTAAATATTTAATACTATTGAACTCTGGAAATTGTCCACTCTCCAAAACTTGTGTATGTATAAATGAAGGTGAAAAGATGCATTGATTTAAACAAGCTCCATTAATAGCAGATCTAGCTATTTTTAATAATGGTTTTTTACAATCCAATGCATAAAGTAAATGAATAGCATCTTTATGATTGGGAAAATTTAATTCGTCTGGAAGTATAGACTGTATCCAAACTCTGTTATATGTTATGTCTTCATTTAGAATATCCCCATCACTAGAAATAGTAATCTGTTTAGGGAGTTTTACTTTATATATGAAAGTATCAGTAAATTTAGACATATAATCTATGAAGGGCTCTATATATTCTTTTGTTGAAAAATACGATTTTTTCCCTATTTGCGTTGCTTTTCCTTTTAGTAATTGTTCTAATGTTACTTCCATGTATTAATTTAGTTATTTTATTTTTGGATTAAATAAATAAATCATATCTTCATTTTCTACTACGTCTAAACTATTTAATATAGCGTCTATATCTATGTATTTTATAAGATTTTGATTATTTATAGATTCTCCAAAAACAAGTTTTATTAAAGTTTTAGTACTCTCTATATTATAGTTCATCTTTATAGCTCCTATAAATCGTTTAAGAGCTTTTGGATATTCTTCAAGTATATTTTCTATAAAATCCTCACTATAATATAAAATACTGATATATAAATCAAATTCATTAAGTTTTTTAGATAATATAATAAAATCTACTACATCCAAAGATTCATGCAGTAATCTTTTAAAAAGTTTCTAAATTCCTTAGAGGTTATATCAGATATACATACAGAATAATCAGAATCCTCAATAGCATAAGTAAGATCCCAATTTGCATCAGTATAACTATTTAAATCGATATCATTTTTCTTACAAAATTCACGAACTTCCTGAGGATTATCTAAATATAATATAGGAGTTTTAGAAGAATCCTCTGATAAAAAATATAAATGCATTCATTGTGTTTATTGTATTTATTTTTCGAATATATATTCCGTATTATTAAAGTTAATAGCTAAGTAATTATTTTCAATAAAATCTTTAAAATTTATATAGAATGGATATAGAGGAATACTTTCTATATAAGTTCCATATATATCTTTATAGATATCTATATAATCAGAATTAGAATTACACTCCTGTAAAAAATATTTTAATCCATCTTCAAGATCTACTATCCTTCTAGGATTATTAAAATAATATAAACAACAAATAAATAACTCATAATCGTCTAGAGTCGTTGCTAATTTAAGGATATCTAAAAATTCTTTAAGAGACATTTTAGTATCTAAAAATAACTTACGTAATTCTGGAGAGCATTCTATATAAAATCCATCTACACCACAATCTAAAACAATATCTTCATTAACTTTACATTTTCTAAATGATAATATTGAAGTAAGATTATAATTATTATAACAATAAGTATCTATTTTCTGAATATTATCTATATTAATATATTCTCTTGTACTGAATGTTGCAAGAAATCCTTTCATTACTCCTTAATTACTCCAGTTGTTACATGGTCATTAAATACTTCCATAAAACCTACTCCCCATTTAGTCTTCCCAAAATTAGCAGCTATATAATTAGAAGATCCATATAAACTTGGAACAGAAATATATTGAAACCTTCTGGATTCTGTTATAGCATATTGATGTAAATCTCCTTTTACTACATAGAGATTGTCTTTAAATTTTAATCCAGAATCATAAATATAATCATTTACCCAATTTATTGTTCTATCATTCAATGTAAGAGGCATTCCTTTAAATTGAGTATCGCTATCTTTCGATTTTGTTATCGTTAGGCTTTTTATCCTAACTTCTATAGCTTCTTTTTGCTATAGTCCAGCGTACCTTTTTACCCACTACTTATAAAAGTGTTGGGGTAGAAACCACTCTTGGAACTATTTTATTCTCTTTCGAGGTTCAAGTTCTACGCGTTACGATGGCACAGACTCTTTACTTTCTGTACTTATCACGGGATCGACATCACAGCCTTCCCCGTTATTGGTTTCTAATTCTCTATATGATTCCTCATATAGACGGCAATATTCTAAATATCTTTCATATTTTCTTTTTAAATATATTTTTGAGTGTGAATATAATTTATGTAAAATGTTAAGCCCTGGTCTACAAGCTATTTCTAGTACTCTAGTTTTAGAATTCTTATCATTATGATTATATTCCAAAGTGTACTTAGTAGAAAATACATCTTGTATAGAATTTAAAAAATCTTCTGTTCCTAATAAGGAAAGGAGCATTTTAGAATGATCTTTAGTTGCATATGAAATACACCCATCTCCATCTATATAACCTCTTATAAAGTCCCATACTAAACTCTCGTCCTTAAATATGTTTAGACTTGGGAACTTTAAGGTTAAAGATTTTCTAGGAGTACAACCATAACTATTAAGTGTTTCCCATAAATGTTGACTAGATAGACATACCCTACATCTAGTATTTCCTTTATTATCAGCTTTAGTAATCTTTAATTCTTTAGTGTATCCTATAAACTTGGCAAATTTTTCCATGTGTTCTTTATCAGTACCAGAAGCACATAATTCAAAGTTCCAATCTGTTCTAGATTTTTTCTCTTCGATTGGGGATGAATATATATATCCATCAACAAAGATAAATCCTAACCAATATGCTTTCTCCTCTGTGTCAATAGTATCAAAAATACGTTCATTATATTTTTTTATTGACTTACCTTTTCTGGATTCATCATAAAGGTCTAATTCTTTTAAATCTTTACTAAGAGATTGAGAATTAATTCCAAATCTTTTAGCAGAAGCTCCTACACTCTCTAAAGAATTTACATAATCATCTATTGCCAGTTTAAATAGGTTAACTTTTATGCCAGACCTTCCATTCTTCCAATAATACCCTTTGTCATTAATATAACCTTCAAATTCAACTCTAGATAGATTATATTGCTTACAAAAATCGAGTAAACTTAATTCACTCCTCAAAAATAAATTTAAAAATTTTTCCATGTTATAATTCTATTATTTATTAAATATATTATTATTTCCATGGAAACCAAATAATTATATTAAAAATATGAAAAATATATCACCATGCATGAATAATATAGAATTGTTTCCGATATCAAATTTATCAATCGGGAGATCCGAGATATAAGATTCTATATTTAATTCTTTAAGTTTAGAGGAAAGGACAATATTATTTAGCCATCCCCAGTCACCGTCCTTCATGTTCATATAAGTTCGCTACTCTTATACGGGTTAATAAAACCTCCTCATATTTCCTTATTAATATGAGAACTGACTATATCTTCACCTTCATCTATATCTGTGTTAGATATAATGCTAAGGGCTAGGCATTTCGAATCGCTTGATTCTACTTCCATTTCAGGAATAGTCGATGAGCCTTCTACAGAATTTAAATCTGTAGCTTGGTTGCTGATTACCATCTCAGGCGTCCCAGCAGTTAACCTAGTTTCAAATAATAATTTCTTATTATTAGCACAAATTGTATTTAAATACAATCAATGATTTGAATCTCCAATACAGATGTATTTAATATGAGAATTTTCTACATAATCAAGTAATTTATTAAAGAACTCTAACATAACATCTAAATACATCTTAGATTGTTCTTTTGGAGTAATAGTAGTAGGTAATTCATGACCTCTAACAGTTTCACCTTTATAAGAGTCTACACTATCTCCTAAATTACAGATAATTAAATTATCAAATAATTTATTAATAATAAAATTATATACTTTATCTAATCTCCTACTAATTTCTTCTTTATTATAATCTTCCAATTGTATAAATCCATATTTAGGATTATAAGCTCCGATATGCATATCAGACAAGAATATAACTAACGTATTAGTATATTCATTAGCATCGGAATATAAAGGCGTTATAGGAGTATTATATTTAACAGGAATTCTAAGTAAATCCTTAACAAATGTTTCTTTATCCCTATATTTGTTAAGTTCCTTAGTTAATTCTAAGATATATTTATTCTTATCTTGTACCTCATCTCTATCAGCATTCTTAGAAGCAGAATGTAATTTTAAATCCAATAACATCCTTTCTAATTCCTCTTTACTCTTACTTTCTGCAATATGCGGAGCAAATGGGTAACAATCTTTAGTAATCTGAAATGCTCTTAAAATCTTCTTTAATTGAATCAAATCATATTGTGGGAATTTCTCAGATAATTTCCTAGCTGATAAATTATATCCTCTATTAGAATATCCAACATAGATATCCTGCATTTCAGATAATGTGAGAGTACCTTCAAAAGATTCTTTATCTCTAATAAGGATTCTAAATTCATAATGTGTTACTTTACCTTCTTCATCTCTTACAGATGAACCAACAATTCTACTTTCGAAAGATTCATCAGTAGTAGCATCATATATAATTTTTCTATCCTTAACTTTATTTAATTGTTTCTGAGGGGTCTTTTTTACTCCAGAGTTTTGACAAAGTATTTTATATGTAAATCTAAACGTATCTAAATCAAATTGTGGTGGAGTTAAATCCTGATAGTTTTTATATAATCTATTATATAATTTTTCTTGAATATTATCCAATTTATATTCATTTTCTACATCATCAAATGTAAAAATATCATTATTTACTCTACTTGAGATAGATTCTAAGATCGATTTAGATAATTCTAGTTTCATATTTAATCACGGCTTTAAGTAGCGACACTATTAAAATTATTACTGTTATGTTTTTAAAAATAAAGGGTGTAATAAATTAATATTACACCCTTCTAATTAATTATATATTTGTATAAATATTTTATTATATTATATTTAAGATTATTCTTTAACTAATCCAAATACATAAAATTCTCCTTGTTTAGTAGTAATTGACGGAGTATAAACACCTGCACACAAGATTTCTCCGTTCTTAGAAGCTTCATCCTCAACAACTTCTTTAGTCTTTCTTACTACATAATTACGTTTATTTTGAGCAATCAATTCACGCATTTTACGTTCGGCATCAGCCTTATTAACAGCAGATTGATCTACAGGCGTACCAATTGATTCGATTGATTTAAATTTACCTTCTTTATCCAAGTTAAATTCTGCTTCACAAACATTATATACAGTTTCCCATTTAGTCTTACCTTCTTTCTTGAAGTTTACAATTTTATAAGGTTTTGTACGAGTATCAGCTACAGGAGAAGTTTTCTGAATATAAGCACCAGCTCCGGTAATCATATGTTTGTTGCTGATAAAATTCTCAGCGAATGCTCGGAAATCATCTGAACCAAAAGTAGGTTCCCCGGCAGCACGCCATTTTGCAGTTGCATTTTGATTAATTTCTAACGGAAGTTCACACATTGCTTCTTCTTTACTAAATCCTTTTACATTGGTCATAAACAATTTTGCCATAATTCTAAAAATTTTATAGGTTAATAAATATTTAAGTTGTTATATTTTCCCTTAATTTGATAGCACAAAGATAAGGGGATTTTTAATGTTATCAAAATATTAATCACTAAAAATTTATTAATAATTTCTAGTGAGGTATTGTTTTTATCTAAAGTAGTGATACTCCTATATTAAAATGGAAGTAGTTTATCTAATACACTATTTATCTTAGATTTACATTCCTCAAGATTCTTTGCCCCACACAGATTTACTTTTTTACAATCTGTAATGGCTTTACATAAAGGTAAAAAATTCTCCATCCATGAATCATCATAGGTAGATATAGTATCTTTTAAAAATGCTTTAGTAACCTTCTCTATAGAAACATCCGGATGCTTCTCAGCATATTTTCTATATATAGCAATAAGTATAGATATTAAAGCTGTAACAGTATCTAAAGAGTCTACAGCTAAAGAACCAATACATAAAACCTTTTTAAAAAATCTTTCTTTTTCTTCTTGAGTTAAGTTATTAAACTGATTAACTAAATCTTGTACTATTTGTTCTGATATTAAAACATCATCTCTATATGGAATCATGATAATATTTTTTCTTTATTATATTCGGCATAAGCTGCGTATGATAGTAAGGTCTTAAATTCTTTTAATCCTTTAACAAACCATTTATTTGGGATTTTAAATACTGTACTAGAATAATTTGGAATAGTTTGTACTGATATAATATTTAAATATGATTTAGATACCTTATAATCTTTTCTATTTAAATAAGATAATAGCATCCAATAATACATTGCTAATTGACGATAATAATGGTAATGTTGGAAGGAACCCTCAACAAATTCCCCTGTTTCCTGTATTGTAGAACCAGGGAATGCAAACCAGGCATGCCCCGTGGTTTTTAAATCATTAAGGTTTAATACTCCCTCATCTATATTTAAATTCCAATTATCTATCTTAGCTTTTAGATTTAATAAGATACTTACCTCCTCTGCATTCGGATCAAAAGTACTATTAGGAAATGTTACTACTATTTCCATAACTATAGTATCTTCATTCTTATTTAAATATTGATCTAATGAAAATTCATCTGGAAGAAGTAAATTCATTGCATCTACATTTCCTCTAATAGAATCCACACACTTTATACAGGTTTCTCTAGATTTCTCATCTAAGATTATTTGTTCTTTATTATATTTAATATCCTTATGTTTATATAAATAAAGATAATATTTAAGTCCAGATGAGATTATTTTAGATATTCTAGTATTAGTTAATTGAGATACGTAATAAGAAATTTCCTCCGAAGCTCGTTGAATTGAATTTAATATAGAATATCCTCTATTTCTGTATTTAAATATACTTTCTATAACCTTCCCAATTTTACCGGATGGTTTAGTGTAAGAATTTAATTCAAAGGATTCATTTTGTAGGATTAACTCATGAACTGCTGATCCTAAATCCAGAGATCCAGTAGATTTAGATTTTAATCCTTCTAAATATGTTTTAAATGATCCTCCTTCATTAGGATTTATCAGTTTTAATTTAGAATTAGATATATAATTAGAATATTTATCAGAAAAATATACTTCATCAGTTATATCTAAACTATTTATTGATAATATTTTTATCTTAAATTTAGATAATACTTCTCTAGATATTAAATCAGTCCCGAAGTTCTCCATTCACAGTTTTATATATAGTAATATCCGGAATAAGTTGTTTTAAATTATCGAAAAACTCCTTCCCTTCTATTAATCTTGTATCCGTATAAAATTCTATAAATAATTCAAACTTGGAATTAGTATATAGAATAAAATAGTCTACAAAATCGCAAATTTCATTAAATTTATTATCTAATAAATCTTTAATTATTTCAATAAATGTATTTTCATATATTTTTCCTAAGGCTTCTTCAATCACAGTTGGTTTGAAGTTATTTAATATATAATATTTAATATCAAATAAGTTGCTTCTGTATCGTTCCTTTAAATAATAAATAAGACATAAAAACCCTTTTACTTCATTAACAGTTTGGATACAAGTTAAACATCTTAGGATATTATCATCGAAATCATCTTTATATTCTTCTTTATATATAAGCATATTTTTATTACAATTATGTAATTTAATTAAAATATTTCTTTTATTCTTCAATTATTCTATTTATGGTATTATATATATTAATATCTGGGAAGAGTCGTTTTAGTTCAGAACAGAATTGTTTTGCTTCATGATAATCTATATAAGTACCATGTTCTACGAATAATTTTAATTCTGAGTTAATATATTGGGCATTAAAGGATATGTTGTTATATACATTACATGTATTGTAAATCTTTTTATCCATTATATCTTTAATCATTTCACTAAATATACATTTAAGTATATTATCCAATCCATTTGGAGAATAATTTATAAATGCTTCTCTAATATAGTATTTAATATCTTGTAGTTTAGACCTATAATTTTTTGCAATATAATGTATGAGACTTAAAAATCCTTTTTCTTCGCTATCTGTGATGTAACTATTTAAATACGATAAAATAGCATCATTTACAAAGGTTTTATATTCTGATTTATATTCAATTTTATTCATTATACTCTACAATTTCTATAAAACGTAATCAAAATAATCTGGAAGTACTTCTTTTAAAGCCTTTTTAATATTATTTTCACATTCTTCATTCTGAACAGTAATATGAATATATGCCTGACCTTCTGGAATTACTTCTATATTTTTAAATTTTCTAAAATTTTCTCCAAAATAATTATCTAAGTATTCGAATATAATATTCCTAAATAAATTTCTGTTAAATAAATTCATTATATCTACATACTCTGTAGGAGATTTATATCGCACTATTGTAGATTGATCTAATCCGTATGCAATATTTAAATAATTTTGATTATTAAATCTATATTTAGTTTTAGAGATATCATATAATAACCATCCAAGATTACAATTAAAGGTGGCTAATTGTTTAAATAATTCATTAACTTCTAATTGTTCCAATTCTAATTACGAGAGTTCCATAATCTAATAATTATATTTATTATATTTATTTATAATATCCAAATAATTTAATGAATCGATTCTAAGAGAGGTATCGTAATATTTATTCTCTGGAGTAGTCAGTAATAATGTAAACACTCCTGATTTATTACACTCTATAAAATTAGTTATAGAGTCTTCAATAAATACATCACACTTCCCCTTGATCAATCTAGATTTATTTCCAGAGTAACATACCATTTGATAAATAGGTTTATCAGGAAGATTATTTTTAATTATCCATTCCTTAGTATATGATTTAGAATTAATTCTTTTAGTACAATAAGCAACTATAGGAAAATTAATATCTCTTAATTTAGGAACTGTTGTCCAAAATTTCTTATTGTTCCTTAAATTATATACATTTTTTAATATTGCATACTCTTGTAATCTAGATGGATATGTATCTACATTAAACCATTTTTTATAATGTCCCATAAAATCTGCAACTATTCCATCTATATCGCAGATGATTTTTAGATCTTTCATAAATTATTTTAAATCTTTCTACTATTTATTAAATATTTGTTATTCTTCTACTAAATTTTTTAGGAGATGCTCTAAAGATTCTGCATATATTTTTATCAATTCAAGATAATGTATTATCTCCGAGGTATTAAAAATACTATTGTAATATTTATTTCTAAAATTAGAAATACTATGTAAAGCAGCATCTATATCAGCTATACACTCTTCTAATTCTATTTTTTGTACTTTATCCATTTAAATATAACCTTTTCGTATTTTCTATTAAGTCGAAAGTCTTTAAACTTCCATATTTAGAATAAAAATCTGATATATCTTTAGCCTTATATCTCCTCGGAATATATATAGGAAGTATATCAGAAAATTTCTTTCTAATTTTATTCATATTACTAATCCCAGCTAAATCAGAATCATAAAACAAGAATATTTTCTTAAATCTTTCTTTTAATTTAGAATATAAAATATCACTCACAAACTGATTCTCCGAATTAGGTGCAATTGCGGGTATTCCAAGTTCATATAAACACATAACATCTTTAAGAGATTTAGTTATTACTAAATATTCTCCATTCTTCGGCATGTTATGAATACCTTGAATTATACTTTTCTTATAATTAGTTATAAAACGATACTTTTTATTCATTGGGTAGTAAATTTTCCACAATTGCTTCTCTTTGTCCTTAGTAGGATAGTAATACCCAAACTGAAACTTTTTAGAGGTGCTAAATGAGAATATTTCATTATTTAAATATACTAGTTCTAGAGAGAACACAAAGAATTTCTTTAAAGTATTTAGACTTATTCCAAATTTTCCCCACCATTTTAATTCCTCTTCCGTAAAATCCTTAACTTTAACTTTAATAATAGATCCTTCTGTCTTTTCAAATTTCGAATTAGTATATTCTTTTATACAAGATTTATTAACTGGAAAGTTAATATTTTTTCTTATCCCAAAGTCATTAGCAATAATTGCTAACGCTTTAGAATAAGAAACATTATATTTATACTTAACTACCTCAATAAAATTTCCATAAAAATCGCCCCTAAAATCTTTAAATACGAGCCTTCCTGCACTATCTCTAAAAAATGCACATGTAGGAGTATTATCTTTTCTAAGTGGGGACTTAAATAACCCTTTTTTAACTGGAATTCCCAAATAATGTTCCATATAAGTTTCTTCTGAATTATATCTAAGTAATAATTCTTGAGTTAACTTCTCAGAGAACATGGAATCGTAATCAGCTATTAAAGGAGGACTAGAAACATCTACTTTACTGAGGTTAACTCCCATTACAGAGTCATATTTTCAAAATCTTCCATATTAATATCCGAAATTCCCTCCGGATTAGAAGAAATTAATTCTTCTGTGGAAGTAGTAGTTCCAGAAGAAGCTTCTTCTCTAGCTCTAATCTTCTTGATTTCAGAAGCAGTAAATGCAATATCCCTATCTTGTTGTTTCAAAATTTCTACATTGCCGATAAAGTTATTGTTTACATACGCATTTCCTTCTTTATCTACTGCTGCAAAGAAAGGAAGACTAGCAAATCCTGAGCTATTCTTAATTAATTTAAGTTTACACCATACAGGAGTTTTTTGTTTAATAACAGCTTGGAGAATTGCAACCATCGAATCCCGGAATTGTTTCCAGCTCTTCATTTCAAGTTTTACTTCTCCTTTAATTAGTTTTTCATTATATTTAGGTGCGAAGTGTTCAATATAACACCGGAACTTTAATACTGCGGAATCATACATAGACGCAGAAGTTCCCCAGTCGAATGTTTTTCTTTCAATAGAGTCTTGTGTTAATTCAAAGGTTCTATCTTCAAAAGTTGCTCCATTTTCATCCTCAAATACTACGTTGATAGTATCTACTTCCCTTCCATCTTTTAATTTTTGTCTATCAGCTTTCGCTTCTTTTAATTTAACAATATGAATTTTATCACCTTGTAAATAACTTCCTTTAGCTAATGTGTGTTCTCCTGCATTGTTAAAATCTGCTCCAAAATTTAGTGCCATAATGTTTAAATAAATTAATTAGTTAAATTAAAAAGTGTTTCATCATCTAGATTTATTTCTTCTAATCCCTCTAAATCTAAGTTTTTAAGATCTGTTGGAATTTCATAATCTCCCTCATCTTCCAAAGTAACTTCAAAAGGAGTTTTTAATTCCCTTGTATAAGTTTTCTTTGTATCATCTTCCGATTCATCAGAATCAAAAGTTACAATATCTTTATTAGATTTAATAACTTTATCATCTGCTTTAACTTCTTTATCTCCAATTAATTTACATATTTTAGAATTTTCGGAAATTTCCTCGAATCTAAATTTTGTACCATAGATTAATAACTGTTCTCTCTGTTTTCCTCTATAAGAAAGAGTAAGACTTTTAGTTAATTTATTTCCAGATTCTGGATCTGCGAAAACTTCTGATTTAGTAATTACTGGAAAGTAAATACCATTCTCTTCTTTAAAAGAAACTAGTAATCTATCTCCTGGTTCAGCATTAATTATATCTAATAACTTCTGAGTTAATACTAGTTTATTATCTTCCAGAACTATTGTATCCTGATCTTTTTTAGATTTAGATCTTTTAGGAGTTACTACAGCAATAGTTTTAGAAGCTGCTTCTTCAAAAGAGTCAGATGGTTTATTAATTCTAACTCCAGTAACTTTTAAATTATCTGATAGAGTAACTACAAGATTAAGTTCTATTTCCATTTTATAATTCCATATTTGAAAGTTCACCTACTTCAGATTTCTCTTCGGATGTATTAGAATTTTCAGATTGATCTTCTTTGTTAAATTCTATTTCATCTGAAATATCTGCAACATTAATTTGAGGAGTAGTAATTACATCTTCTCCACTATAGGGTTCGGAAGAATAAATACGATCCCAATGAGGTATTAATTTTCCATCTCGATTCTCGATTAATACAAACTTCTTACCATCTAATCTAGGGACTCTACATTTACATTCTGCTGCAAGCTGTTTTATATCAAAAGTAATAATAGTATTATCATCTTTATCCCTATATAAATATCCAGCTCCATCATATTTAGATGCAACAATATCAGATAACTTTCCAGCTAAATCAATATCTTTTATAGTTAATTCATTCTCATTTATTTTCGCATCTTTTGAATGACATACTAGAATAATCCTCTTACATACTTGTTGTAATAATCCGATTACTGCTAAATATGAATCTCTCATATACTTCTGCCCTAATCCAAAGGGTAAAGCATATACATCAGTTACTTTTAATTGTTCCGGATTCTTTTCTGGATTATATGCGTTAGATTTCTTCCATAGATTTAAAGCATACGGTTGTAGAAATTCCTCTAAAGAAGTTAAGGTATCTAGAGTTATATATTTATAAGGATATCCTGCTGCTTTAATTTGTTTACATACTTCTAATATATCTTTAACTGAGGAAACATCTACTTTTAATGCTTCAATATACGCTGTTCCTCCTTCTGTATCTAGTATTAAATTATTATCTAATAAGCTTAGAGCTGTAGATTTCCCAGATTTTGGCTTCGAGAATATAACTAATACCCTAGGTTCAGTTTCTGTTGGTTGTATTTTACTTGTTGGTAATACTATAGCCATTTATACATTAAAATTAAATTCAAGTACTTCATCTTCTTCATCTTCTTTAATAACTCTATCTAACTCTTCTTTTTTCTTTTGTTGATTATCAAATTCTTCGAATAAATAATCCATTCTCAGAACTCTATCGTAATCAAATCTCTTTCCATCTTCTGGAGGGTCTAATTCTTTAAAATATCCTATACTTCCTTGGAAAATACAACCCTCAACAACATCAGACTGTCCAAATCGTCCTTTCATTTGTTTTATCTATAGGCTCTTTATCCTATACTCTATACTTTCTTTTTGTTATATGTATAGATTAGACTATATCATCACTAATATTTTAAATATTAGGCAGGGCACTCGTGTCGATATTACCATCCTCAACCTTACTTGTTTGGATTTGATCGTTAGTCGTTGAACCTTCAAAGATATTACTATCTAAGCTCGGCTGCTGATTGTCCACTTCTGGAGTTTCCAGCAATTCACCCTGTTTTCTACTATTTTCAATAGTAGGCTCATAATATTCCCAGTAGAAATTTCTATAAAATTTTTTATCTTCAATAGCTTTTTTAATCATATCACTTCTAATTAATCCAACTGATGTGGCTGCATCTTTACTTGATTTATATATTTCTATAAGTGAATGATTTTCATCATATTTAGCAACTCTTTTAATTCTTTTATGTTTATTATTCTCAAGTAAGGTACGAAAAAATTCTGATTCTAATCTTCTTGGAACCTCTTCCAGACCAACTTCTATTGAAATCCAGAAATATCCCTTATATAAATACTTATTAAGGACATTAGTAATACAACTAGTATTTTTCTTACTATCTCCTAAATATTCTAAAGCATCAGCAATAGTTAAAAATACATGACATAAGTTTCCACACTCATCATATGCAGCAACTTTATATCCTCTTTTATTTTTATAACTAATACTTCCAGCTTCTGTAAGGGCACATCCAGTTTGTTCTTTTCTAACCTTTTTATTTTTTCTACCTATTTCTAAGTTTTGATTAAGTTTAGAAATATATCTAGAATATTCTTCTTCTGATAAATTATCAAACCAATTTTTGAAATATTCATTAGGTATTCCTAATCTACTTTTAGAATATTCCATCAAAGCATCCATTGCAGCTTTTGAAGTAGGTTTTCTTTTCTTTTTTTCAGAAAATCTTTTCTTGGATTCCTCAGACCATTTCATTCCTAAACTTGTATCACACTTTACTCTAACATTATATCCCTTCTCCCTATCTGTAGATTCATATAATTGAATATAAAATTCCTCTCTTTCCTCCAAAAGATGTTTAAATTCTGTTAAAGGAAGATCTTCTAAATTTTCAATAAATTCGATAACTTCAAATTTAAAATTTTGAACTCCATATTTATTATATGCAGATTGTAGATGAGTATTAAAGTGAACATTTCTTTTTAATTCTGTTCTATGTTCTCGAAATCGTGCTAAATAATCATTAGTACTTCCTATGTATACTTTGCCATTTACTAAATTAGTAATTTTATAAATTCCGCTTTTTACTTTTGACATAATTTAATTATTTTATATATTATAGATTACACTACAAATATAAAGTATATTATTCATATCAAAAGTTATCTACCGAAAATTTTCTTTTTATAAGCAATTGGATCAATCTAAAATTGTCTCTAAGTTTCTTAATATCAAACCCTTCACACTTAGCCTTCTTCTCTCTGAATGGATGATAGACACCAATAACAATTTCTGATGCTTGTGTCATGTCCGCAGTATCCTGAGCATCTTGTAATTCTAGATAATTATGTTCAGAATTTCTTCTATCCATAGATTTAAATTGTCTATTAGCTTGTTGAACAGCACATATTGTCATATCACACAAATTACGGTAATAAATAAAATGTTTAGCTGTTTCATCTATCTCATGCTTAATTCCGGAACCATTATTCTTTAATAACTTACAATGATCTAATACTGTTATTAAATACTGATTTCTATCATTCTTTATATACCTCTCACCATTATCATCTGTTTCAAACTTCCCAAAATATCCAGCCCATGCTCTGAGGATATTATGTACTCCAGTGGAATTTAAAGGAGTATCGTAGATGGTTAATTTATCATCTACTTTAGTTAACCAATCCCTAGCATCATAGATATATTTAAGTTTATCATCTGAAACAGGTTTATCTAATGAGAATATTTCAGAATAACTAATATCAATATGATATTTATCAAGGATATAAAGAGAGAGAAGTTTAGCGAGAAGTACTTCTTTTGACATTTCAAAGCTTAATGCGAGAATATTTACAGGTATCTCTGGATGTTCTAAGGAATAAACTAAAGGTTTATAGATATACATGAATATGGCCACAGAACTCTTACCTGCCAATTATATTACGTATATATCGTTTCCATATATACTCTTACACTTTCGTGTAAGATTAGACTATTTCATTATAATATTAAAATATTATACCATCCGCTTCGAGCTACTTAGCCCTACTCTCTTTCGAGATAGTCGTTGAACTTTCTCCATAGATTACATCCTTAGGAGCTTAGCTGCTAATTATCACATAATTTAGTATTTTTAACATTCACATTTAGAATTTCTTCTGATGTTTTAGTTACTAAATCTTCGCGAGTTCCTAGCAATTCAAATGGTTTTCTATTTATTTGTATTAAATAGGGGCACTTAATTTACCCGAGTCGGCAATAACTGTGCTCATAAACCTTCTTTGTATACCATATATATACTTATCCAATTTAGGAAATCCGGATGGTATACCCATATTATTCCCTTTCTTCCCTTCTTCTACTTTTTGATAAAAAGAATCAATTAAATTCATATAAGAGTATTTATATCCACCGATCCCATACCCTTATCCCTAGCCTCTTTTAAAGCAATCCATGATTGGTTAATAACGAATGTAGAAATCCCCATTTTTATCATATCATTTTCTTTTCCCCATTGTAGCAGGTCAATTATTTCTCTATGTAATGTTGGATTCCATTTGATAGTCTTTCCGTAAAAGAAAAAGAAATCTTCCATAGATCCGAAATGATTCCTAGTTGTTATACTACGAGCATTTACAGGAGAATTATTAATGTATATAAAACTTGGGTATTCTAGGAACAATTCCTTCCCTAATTCCCCAGAATGTTTTAAATAAGACTTAATAAAATTAGCAGTGAATGGAATATCTAATGGATATGTTTTCTTATCTTCACCTTTTACATAATTAAACTGTAAATCATCTATCTCAAAATGATCTCCTTTTTTAATATTCATCTTTTTTAATACTCCTTTAGATTGGAGAGATTCAATTATATCATATTTAAATCCACCAATAATTTTACTATATCGTTCTAAAGGATCTATCCTTCCCTCAGGATATTGAGCGAGAAATAATAATTGTATAATCCACCATTCCTCGGCTGATAGATTATATTGTGTCATTAGATCTAATTCACGATCTAATGAAATTGAGATTTTTTCCATTAATGTTTGTTTATATTGTTATACAATATAACACAAACAAGCACGGTTAATTCTAGTTTATTAGATGTTACGTGAATGGAATAGTGTTAGTTTAATTCTTTTATAAGATCTATATATTGTTCTCCAATTGCGTTTGGTTCTATATCAACTATATTAGCAAGCTCAACTAAATCATAAGCATCATAAAAGTTACCAATATCTTCAATTATATTTGTAGCATTTCTATTTATATAGCCCTTATTTATGAAACATTTAATTTCTTCTTCGGACTCTGCATACACAGTAGTTGAGACTTTTACATCACAAGGAATAGTTAATGATATATCATAATATGGCATAAATTAATTTGAAATTTCTGTTATAGATTCAAGATCCTCATATATAACTGGTTCATTATAGTATGTATCTACGGTAGTAGATACCTCTACAAGATCTTCTATACTATCATAATACGCAATATCTCCATACTCTCCTGGTTCAGGATCTCTATCTATATAACTATTACGTTCAAAGAATTCTATAATTTCTTCTTTAGATTTAGCATATACCTCAACCTCTTTAAGTTTTGTACAATTTATTAATATTCTGTAGTATGGCATAATTTTTAAATTTTACAATCCTTACATCGAGTACGTATCCATCCATTTTTAGAATATGTAACTACATCTATAGGAGAACCACATACTTCACATATTTTCTTAGACAATTCTTCTGCCTTTTCAACTTTTTTCTTAATATCTTCTGGAGCATTATCTAAGTAAATACGTAATCCTCCAAATTTCTCTTTTATCTGAAAAATTTCTATTTGTTGTGATTTATCTGGATGAGTCTCATTATATTCTTCTATATCAAATAAAATAGGATAAACTAATCCGTACCATCCAGGACCATGTTCACAACCAAAATCATCATACGGAGTGTTATATTCTTTCATGTTAAATATTTAATAATTATAAATCATTTCCGGACCTTCAATTCTTTCTTCTAAGATTTCTTTTCCTTCTAAGACTCTTTGTAGCATTTTCTCAGTGATTGTTATATAATCATTATCTAAAGTACTTAATTTGTACCAAGCTTCTTCCATAGTATTCTTTATAACAAATGTAAAAATCTTACCTTCTTCTTTTATTAATTTTAATCTATTCTCTTTTAATATATTAGATGAATTATTACATGTAATAATTTCCACATCAAATTGCGACTTTATTTCATGAGAAATATCATTTACAGCAGATACTAATATCGGACTTGGGAAATTTATATGCTTCAATGCTTCGAACTTCTGTTTATCTGATAGTTTACTATTGTATTGAATATCTCCATACTTATAAGACTCTTCTATAGTTGGAGAGAATATAATAACTCTTTTAAATTTATTATACTCTAAAATCTTTTCAGTTAATTCTCTCTTTTTTGGGTGGAAAAATACAAAATCTTTTCTCCATTTAAGCTCTCTATAAACTCCAAAAGTACAAGCATTGACTAATTCTATTTTACAGTTCTTAAGTTTACTAAATTCTTCTCTTACTTCTTTAGATGATAAGCAGTTCATTGCTAGAGTAAGATCATAATTAAATAGTTTCATATATTTATAAAACTTCTGATCATGCTCTTTATATAAATCTAAATCATCTACATCTATAATAACTTTATACTCTTTATAATTATTAATCCATTTATTAGATATTGCTTCCTCTTTAGTAATTTCTCCAACAATTGGAAGAGATTTTAAATAATTTAAATCGTAAAAAGAAGTTATAGATAATAAGAATTTATAAGGAATCTTTAGAACATTATATAAACTTTTCTCATTAGCTACATCATCAATTATTAAAAATGGGAATTTAGTAAAAGTAGATAAATTACTTAATATATAAGAAATACTATAAGCTTTACATTTATTATATAACTTCTGAGTATATAACCACATATTCCATTGATAAGAAGAAGAATAATTTTGAGTTATAATAAATACCTCAGAAGAAGGATTTTTATCTAAGAAAAGCTCTAATACTTTAGATAGTAATAATTGTTTCCCAAATTGATTAGGGAGAATTATTCTACCTCTCCCATTATTTTTTCTCCAGAGTTCTACTAACTCTTTTATTCTATCTTCTTTTTTCATTATATGTGATTAGTAGTAATTAATTCAAATCCAAAGATACATGTATTTTCTTTACAATATTCAGGATCTTTTAGAATATATATAATCTTTATAATACATTCTCGATCAGTATATTCTCCTTTGTAATATTCTCTTAAAAGAATTAGATCTCCGAGTTTAAATGTTCTATCTATAATATTTCTTACTTCAAATCTCTTATCCTTATATATAATATCATCATAAAATTTTGGAAGTATTTTTAACTCTATCATATTAACTTATTTTATATACTGTCCTCTTCTATTCCATTCTATTTCATCTCCGGTTATATTAGCTATTATATTCCTAATAAAATCTTCTGGACCTTTCTCATGTTCTATGAATTTATTTAGAATTTGGATTGTTACTAATCCTATTGTTTTTAATTCCTCCTGATTTCTAAGAACTTGATCAAGTTTAAGAGATAATTCTTCGTTGGTTACCATATAATTAACTTATATTATTCATGAATCCAAAAATCCCCTATATCACAAGTAACATCTAAGGGAGCATTTGGACAAAAATATACTCCAGCAGACTTCATTGCAGTTACTACTACAGAGGCTATCTCATCTGCTATGTTCTCTGGTGCTTCTAAGTTGACTTCCTTTATGTTAACAATATCACCGATTCCGCGATATTTCTGCAATCTCTTGCAGTATCGGACTATATCTTATAAGACAATTCTATTTAGCATATTAGATAGTGAACGAGATCCAAAATCTAATACTGTCTTACCTTGGCGTTTCAACTCCTCTTGGAGCTTACTCCATTTCTGGATAGTCTCTGAACTTCTTTCCTTATAATTGTATTACTTAGGAAAAAGCTGCTGATTGTCTTATCTCTATATTATATTTAATATAGATATACTATATTTATTAAAACATTCAAAATATCTTTCAATATTTTTGTAGTATATAGTATTTTAAAGATTCCCAGCAATTAACCAAGTTTATACACGACAAAGTTGAGAATTATCGTGTACTGGCACACATAATTTAACTATATTAAGATAATTATTCTTTTTAATATAATTAAATATCCTTACCATTGCCAATTTCCACATTGCAGCACCTGAGCCCTGTATCTTGTAGTTGATTGCCCGCTTTTCTGAAGCTGCTTTCCTTTGTTTATACTCTCTTGGGTTATTCTGCTTTAAATATTCCCAATCAGAGAAATCATATACATGAGCACGGAGACCTAGTTTATTTAATATAATATAACCATATCTATTAACAAAATCTCTCTGATTTTTCTGATATCTACATAAACCATCAAAACCAGACATGTAGTTATCATAAATAGATTTCGCATAATCTTCATCTATCCCATAATTTTTTACCAGAGTAGAGGCATTTCCCCCATAATTAAAGCAAAATTCGTAACCTTTAGCTTTTTGTCTAAGATCATGGTATTTTGTCTTAATTTCTTTGAGCGGTGTATCATCCGGTATCTCTTCAAATACCATTCGAGCTGTTAGCGAATGTAGGTCACCGGATCCATTAAGTAGCTCATCTAACATAGCAGAATCGTTGGATAATGAAGCCATAATGAAACTTTCTTGTCCCGAATAGTCACAACTAATCCATTTATTCCCTTTTTCTGCTACAAAGCATGATCTAGTAAGTGCATCCTTGGGCAATTGCTGTAGATTAGGACTTGTAGACGACAATCTCCCCGTATCTGTACCAAACTGATGAAAGGTAGAATGTATTCTTCCAGTAGCTGGATTAACAAAATCCAAAAATTTCTGTCCGAAAGAATCTACTAACTTTTCCGCTTCCTTGAAATTAAGATATAGTTCAATAATCGGAAAATTCTTCTCTTGTGGTGCTATAACCTTTTCGTTTATAGATTTTTTAGAAGCTTTTGTTTTCGGATCTATTGTAGAACACTTTATACCTAATTCTTCAAAGAGAAGTAATACTTGTGCAGAACTTTTCCAATTAATAGTACATTTAGGAGTTAAATCAAACCCAGAAAATAGATCTCCCTGAGTATTTATACTAGAATACTTCCTCTTAACTTCTTTCTCATATGCTTCTGCAATTAAGGTGCCATCTTTTTCTCTAATATCGAGCTCTTTTTTTCTCTTTGCAAATTTTAATTTTTTCCTATCCTCTTCTATAACATTATCCCCTCTAAATTTGGAAACATCTAAATATACTAACGCAGATTCTCTAGATATTTTATTATTTTCCCAATCAACAACCCATGAATCAAGGATATCTTTAGCTTTATTTAAGTTCTCCTGATCCCTCTTCATTTTCTCCTTCCACTTAGAAATATCTAGTTTAGCTCCACAAAATTCAAAATAAGCATTTACTTTAACGTATTCATTTTCTAATTTAAGTGCTGCATTTAAATTTTGATTATCTAATTCTGGTTGTTGAGCAATCATTATATCCTCCAAGTGCTCAACATCCTCTGCGGAATATACAATAGTTTCTTCATTTAAACCTTGAGTGATAATTTTTCCTCTAACAGATTTATCTAGACTCTTTTTTAGATACTTCCAAGCAGCTTCTTTCAAAGCCATACTATGCATACCAGAAGGATATCCTAGATATATAGCTTTTTCAGATAACATCAAGTCTCGGATATTATTTGGAAAGATTCCTATTTTATAGAAGAATTTAAGATCAAAATTAGCATTCCATAAAAGAAAAATTCTTTCAGATTCTAAATAATCTTTATATATAAGGGGATTTATAGTAGTACAATCTATAACTACTTGAAAATCCCTACATCCAAATTGAATAGATAAAAGTTTCTTACTATGACAATCTAACCCTTCGGTTTCAGTATCTGTTCCTACATATTTTAAGGAATGTAGTAATTTTAAAGACTCTTCAGGAGATATAATAGTATACCTATTAGATTTATATAGTTCAGAAGCTTTTGTTACGTAATAAATCATTATAGCAATTTTAATCCTTTAGATTCAGCAACTAATTCAATCTGATGCTTTAAAGTTTCCCATCTTGAGATATGACTTCTTACACTAGTTCTTAAATCTAACAATACCCTATATCTAAGAGTTGTTAGCTGTTCTGTAGTTAATTCACTATACTTTTTAGGATGGTTAGTAATTTCTAACATCCCTTTTATCTGGGATAGAGTTAATCCAGTTGGATTAGATCTTAATTTGTCATGTTCTTTAAGTCTTAAATATTTATATACTTTATCCATAGGATTTAAGCTGGATAATTTATTTAACTCAGCCCACTCTTTTAATTTCTTATGATCTCCAGCCATTTTACTCATCCATAGCCCCATTCTAAGAATAAAAGATTTAGTGATATGAGGATTCTCAAACAATCCCAACTTCCCAATACATCCTTCATATACAGAATGTAAAGTTAAATCTTCATATTTCCTAGCTACCTTAATAAAGTTCTTAATTGTAGCAACTTTGGGATCTACATCTTTATTCTTTTCCAAGAACTCATCGATAGATAATGCGAAAGAGAATCTATCGAAATTCTCATTTTTAGCTTCGAAATCTCGAAGCATTAACTCGACTCCAATCTTTGTAATTTGGTCCTGAATTATTTTTAACACATTAACTCTTCCGGGATTTTCCTTAGAGTCATTATATAACATTTTATTACAGTGGGAATAAAAACCCTTAAGTTGTTCCTCAGTACAAGATACTAATTTAACCTCATTCTGAACATTCCCATTATCTCTATCTTTCGGATATAACCATGTAAAGTTTTTAATATCATTCTCTTTTCTTTCTTGTGCTTCTAATAGTCTTTCTTTTAATAATGTCATAACTTTATGTATTTAAATAATTTTTATTTTAAGTTTATTATCTTTATCTTTTTTAATTATATTAGAATTATCTTTAATAAATTTAACAAGAGCTAAATGAGTATAATTATATGGAGTATATACTTCTTTTACATTTTCTTCAGAATTAACATACCATTTAGATACTCCTGCGATTATTATATAATAAGTAACATATCCAATATCTCCGATATTTATAGGACCTTGATTCCAATTTGGATATTTAGTTATCATATAATATTCATTTTCTAGATCTAAGTCTTTAAATATATATGTACTGTATAATCCTTCTTCTTTTTCAACTACTTCTACCCTTGCTGTTATAGGAGTAGGATGTGCATAGATATTTTTATTATACACTAGAGATTTTATCCTTTCATTTATAAATAGAGATTTAAGTAATTATTAAAATGATATAATAAAATTTTGCTATTAATTTGTTTAGATATAATTAGAGTATTTGTTACACAATTTTTATAGCAACATTTTCCCTTCCTTAAAATATAAGTTATTTTTCTTTATGTGTTTTGGTAAAGACTTGCCCAATATTTTCTTTCATATATATCTATTAATATAGATAATACCTCTATTCTTGAAGTTTTATCATTAACATCCCACCAGTAACCCTTATAATTAGTACAACGTGGAGCAAATCTATCCTTATTAAATTCTGGAAAATAGTATTGTAATACTGTAGATAGATTTGGCACTTCTTTTATACCATTATGATAGTAAAATTTTGGTTGACATTGAAAAGATTTCTTAAGGGCTAAACATAACCCTGATACAGTTTTTGATTTTATAATACGTTTAGCATCTTTTAGAATAGATATTTTTTCGTTTGAATAGTAGCTAGGAGGTTCATGATTATATCTGTTTATATAAGTAAGCAGTAAATTAAAATTATAGGAATTATCTTTCCAGGAATTTTTAAGCCCCTCTCCTCCTTGTAGTATACAATTAAGATCGTATATATCAGAATCTGTAACATCAGATCCTAATATATTCGAATACCAAATTCTATAACTGGATTCAAATTTTCCCCCATGATTCGTTTATATTACAGTGAGTAAAAGCTTCTATTATGTCAGAGCTACTAAAAGCTTTAGTAAGAAATTTTACACAATTTCTTGAAAAAACCTTTAAATCTATAGAGTTTTCTACACCTTCCATTAAAAGACTTCGAAAATTGTTTAATCTAATTCTTTCAATTAAACAAGTGGATCTAGTACATTCATCTATGTACATATCTACAGCTTTGTCAAAGTTTACTTCCTTTAGAAATTTCATACAAACATTATGAATATATCTAATTAGATATAATATAGGTAACATCTTTTTAAATATTAATTTAGTTATTTACTTAATCTAATATATTCTTCATATATAGATATTAATTTATTAAATATTTATATTTCAGATATAATATTAGTGATTCTTTCAATAGCTTCTTTAAAAGCATCATCAACTTCTTTTTGTAATTCTATATATGTTGTATAACACTTATAAGATAAACTGCTACAATTATCAAGTATATCAGGAGTAAATATACCATTTATTTCTAAATTTTCCGTAACTATAGAGTGTTTGTTTAAGAGAGCAATTTTTGTTCTTGCTGCTATTTTATAATCTCTAATTTGTTCTTCTGTCATCTATTAAAGTGTTTTATTTTTGATTTTAGTTACATTATAATCATGGCGAGCCAATTCGTAGTAGTCTAACATAATATTATGTGCTGATTCTTTATGTTGAAATTCGACAACCTCTTCATCCAAGCTAAAAGGACATTTCTTCTTAAGCCATCTCCACATAGGAATAAATTCGTAGAGATAATATTTTACATATTTAACAACATAACATCCGTTTTCATTCTCTAAAACTTTATACTTGTTATAGGAATTAATATCTCTATCACGAAGTTCTTGAGCAATAAAAACAAGAAATAAAACAATTATTATAAAAGCTATTATAAAATTAATTGGAAACATAGTTAATCCTCCTTTATTTTAAGTACATGTCCTGAGAATAGATTACAGAGTGTGACTTCATCTCCCTGTATAAGGATATAGTATTCTTCTTTATCGTTAAGAGCACAATCATTACATACTCTTGAGTCCTCGTTCTCTATATACGTTATCCCATCAATCTTTATTTCCTGTATTTCCATTTTACTCTAGTAGTAAGTAATCCCTATATAAATCAATAAAACGAGTTCCTATATAATAAGCATCTTCTTTAGAACCACAACATAATTTGGGATCACTAGAAAAAGATATTATATTACTACACATCTCATGGAATACTATTTTGCCTTTCTCCAATATAAAAGAAGGGTAAAATCCTAATTGAGCTTTCAGAGGAGCAAACTTCCAGTGATTTAGTACATTAGAGGCTTCATAAATCCGTATTAGTTTCAAACGTGCTAATTCAGATTTACTATCACAATCTATCTCAGGCATTACTCCGATAATTTTACATGCATCCTCATAGGTTTTTATCAACTCCCTGAAACTTAATACAAGGTTTTCTATTCCGAAAGTATCTTCAAGTTCCCTCTTAAATTCTTTAGACACCTTTGGATAAACTTCTCTAGCCTTCGCTAGTGTTAGTGTAAATGTCTTTATTTCCCCTTTTAATCCTTTTAAAAATATATAACCTATATCAGAAGGAGAATAGACTCTTATATAGTTTGGATAAGCTTCTAAATGTTGGACATTGACTAATGACATCCATTGATCACTAGGAACACTTCCTCTATTTAACTTTTCAAGAGCTTCATATATTTTAAGACAGTCTCTGGCATTTTCTGAATAGTCTGTCTCTAATTGCTTTAATAATCGATCTTTAAACTCACTCATAATCTTTATTTATTCATACCACTCTATCTGAATAGTATCAACAGCTTTGCTTATTATCGCATTTACTTTGGCACTTTGCTCTGTTGTATATATATTCGATACAGTATATTCGCCATTTACAAATATATTAACCCATCCTGTTTTCTTTTTTAAAGGCATTACAAGATCTAAGCTATGCGTAGGATTCTTATAGTAAATTCTGCCTTCATTGGTATAAGTATGTAAATATTCCTGTGTGGAACCTTTTTCTTTAACTAAAGCTACTATAGAATAATTCTCTAATTTAGCATCAAAGCAAATAATTCTTACTTCTTGTCCGTTCCTTGTGCATACGGGCTTACCTGCCTTGGCTGCTTCAAGGTCAAAGGGTTTATATTTCTCTTCCATAATTTTTTAAATAAAATCTTTTACTTCTTTAATTGTATCAATAAGTTTACTACTAAATGCTTTAATAGCATCTTCTGCTTCTTCTTTTGACTGGAAAATACCTCTTCCCATGTGTGGACGACCATTGCTTCCTATGACTATATTCACCTATCCCGATTTCTTTTCGGAGAGCATCATGAGGTCTAATTTGCTTTTGTTATATGCGTTTTGCCCATTTTTATCATAGTGATAAGCTGATTCAATACCATTCTCTTCAACAAGTGCTATTATAGGGCAAGGGTCTCCTTTTGCATCAAAACAAATAATCCTTGCTTTACGTCCGTCTCTTGTACAAACAGGTTTACCAGCTTTAGCTTGCTCGAGATCAAATGGTTTATATTTATTATTTTCTTTTGTCTCCATATCTTTTAGTGTTATTTCTTATTTGATGTAGGTTTAATAATCTTTTCTTCTGTCTTTCATCTAGGTATTTCCATCCAACAATCATTTTCTGAAACACAGATATATCCACATCCATACACATCCCAATACAACTCACCTTCATAGAGTTGTAGCATAGCAGTAAATACGTCTTCTCCATGTTTAACTAACACATAGTTTGGATATCCTATTCTAGGCTTTCTTTCTCTAAGTTTGATCCATAAAGGACCCTTCTTATACCCGGAAGGAATAGAGTTAAACTCTGTATCAATCTGCCTCTGATTAGATAGACATTCAGGTTGTAAATCAGTATCTTGGTTTTTCACATCAATAAATATTTAAGTCTGTAGCATCAATTGCTAAGCCTTTGTTTATTAATCCGCGATAGTCGAAATGATTGGCATTTAGCCAGTCAATTACTAAAATCATGTCTTTCAGTTCCACATACCGGACACGATTACGGTCATCTGGAATATAATCCTCTGCTGATGCGATTCCAGAGGAATCAATCTCAACATTTGGTGTCAGTTTATTAAACTCTGTCTTCTGTTCTTCTGTCATAGATGACAATGGAAATAGATATGGCTTAACAGTCTCTATATCAGCTATACTATACAGATTATAACCAAAATAACTAAGGTCAATAGTTATATGTCCATTTGAAAGTACGTTTATCAGAGTACCAACTCCTGCCTTATCATGTTTACATTTAACTCCATATGGAAGCCTCGCACTTAAATCTTTTAATAAAATATCTCTTTCTTCCTGTGTCATAACTTTTTACTTAAGTATTCAAACTAAAATTATACCAAAACATACTTCCACAATCACAACATCTACAGTTAGCTCCAGATGTAAAATACCCTACTTCATAATGGTAGGATCCACAATAAGGACATCTACATAGATTTATACTAGTCATTTTCTCATCTTTAAGTATTAATATTTATAGCATTTTATCAGACAAAATTTTCCATTTATTCTAATTCTTTAAATTTACCATCTTGTAAGGTATAATACACATCTTCTTTTATCTCAATTCCATCTACTTGTTTAGTTACAACTGAAAATGGAATATATTTTTGTTTTTCTTCTGAATACTTCCATTCTGCAAGAGTAATCCATGACCCTATTTTTGCTTTAGCTGATGAATTAATACCAGCGCACATTATGACACAATCATCACCGGAAGAACTGATATGAACGTAATCACCGGAGGAGCCTATCTTAGTACTATAACCGGAAGAACTGATCTGAGCGCGATTACCGGAAGAACCAATCTGAGCGTAATCACCGGAAGAACCAATCTTAGCATCATCACCGGAGGAGCCGATCTGAGCGTCATCACCGGAGGAGCCGATCTTAGCGCCATTGCTGGAGGAGCCGATCTTAGCGCGATTACCGGAAGAACCAATCTGAGCGTAATCACCGGAAGAACCAATCTTAGCATCATCACCGGAGGAGCCGAT